ATCTTTACGTTTGCCACCTTCTTGATCAACGGATGCGTATTGCTCCATCATGGTCTCATCAGCACCTCCACGTTTGACGGCTTTCTTGGCTTTGCGTTTGCCACCTTCTTGGTCATCATCCGATTTGTCTTTGTCACCACCACGTTTGGCGTCTTTTTTGGCTTTGCGTTTGCCACCTTCTTGGTCGTCATCCGATTTATCTTTGTCACCACCACGTTTGACAGCTTTCTTGGCTTTGCGTTTGCCACCTTCTTGGTCGTCGTCAGATTTGTCTTTGTCACCACCACGTTTGACGGCTTTCTTGGCTTTGCGTTTGCCACCTTCTAGGACACCACCAGCACCTTCAGCGGCAACTGGACCAGCTTCTTTAGGTACGATTAAATCACCACCGTCAGCTGGTAATAAAGGTAATTGACCGGGTAAGGGACGAACAACATCGGCTTCAATGGGCGCAGGTTGGCTAGAGAAGATGCTACCACCACGTTTGGTGTCTTTCTTGGCTTTGCGTTTTTTGCCACCTTCTTGATCATCGTCGGATTTGTCCTTGTCACCACCACGTTTGGTGTCTTTCTTGGCTTTGCGTTTCTTGCCACCTTCTAAAACGGGTACGGCACCAGCAGCGGGTAATTGCGTAGATAGTACTTCTTCAACACCACCTTCAAGGGGGGAAGGTTGGCTTACGAATACAGCATTTGTAGCACCTCCGCGGCGTTTACGGCGTTTACCACCTTCTTGAGGAGCTGTGTATTCATCCATACCAGTTTCTTGGGTTTCCATTAATAATTCGTCAGAGTTTCCTCCACGAACCTTGCGTCCTTTACTTTTGTTGGAATCTAACGCACGACGTAATCCATAAAGTACAGCAGGTGCTAAAATAGAACCTAATTCAATAGCACCACCATCAGCATCGCCTCCTTTGCGGTTTTTGAGTACACGTTTTTTTCCTCCTTCTGTGTTCATGATATTATTTGTTATTCTATTAAAACATTTTTTTTCACCGTTTTGTAAAATAAAGGACGATTGATAAAGCTATAATCATAAAGAACATATTAATACATATGACGAATAATATATAAGGTAATAAATACCATAAAATATTTTTTAACACGGGTTTTAAGATTTCCGTTTTAAATTCTTTTTGTTTAAGTTCCTTTAAAATAACATTTAAAAATAAATGAATAATTTTAGAATCCATCATTAATCCGCGTTATTATTTAGAGGAGAAATCCCTTCTAAGAATATATACGAAGATGGAACTACAAGCACCTATAAAACATTCAAATTATTTTCATATTAAAGTTACTGATAATAAAAAACCCCTTTCTTTATCTTTTTTTAAAGTAAATTTAGTACAAGTACATAAGTTATCGCATCAGCAAGGGTATGCTTTGATTTTAAAAATATCACCAAATGAATATAATTATAATGAATTACATCATATTGAGGCAGATATAATTAATAAACTGAGTGAAAACAATTCAAAATGGTTTAAAAATGATTTATCGCATGAAAAAATAGAACAATTATTTAAAAGTTCTATTTATCAAAATGAATTATGTGTTTATTATTCAAATTTAAGAACCCCTAATACCAAAATTGCGGATTTTTCAAAATGGTTTAATGATCGTAAATATTCAATGCCAGTTGCCGTGAAATGTAGTATAAAATGTGACGGGCTTTTTATTTATCAGAAAAAATTTAACTTAAGATGGACATTAACTGGATTTAATGAGTTTGAAGATAACGGACAAGAGATTGAAATAGATCTTGAAGAGCGTTTATCAATAGAAAAATATTGGGAAAAGCAATACGAAGAAAAAATTAATCAAATTGATTCAAAAATTCAGGAATATCAAAATATGATTAAGGAAAAGGAAAAGATAAAGGATCAATTAATAGATCATTTTAATAAAATTCAAACAATCGAAAATTTAAATGACTGGGATTCGGAAATAGATATTTTCCGTTCTATAATTGTCCAAATAGGTAGAGAATGAATTTAATTTTAAATTTTCTAAAATATTTTATCTTTTAGTAATAGTATAAGATTCAATGAAAAACAAAGTAATTGTCCCCCTATCCATTTTACTAGTTGTTGTACTCCTAGGATTTTTATTTATATCCTATAATCAATCCGCTAAAAAGGTAAATGCCGAACGTTTCCAAGGATATGATATCTCCGAAGGTGTTCCCGCATTCCCCAAAGCTCCTAGTGTCGCACAAAATAGCCCAGCATCCCCAGAATCTGCCGGTGGACCTTTCGGTGGAATGGGTGTAAGTGATCCCCAAGGAAATGAAGTCTTCAACCCAGTAACCGCCGCCAGTGCCAGTGGTGCCTCTGTACCTGCCCCTTCTTGCTTCCCCCGCGATCGTTTATCCGCCGAAGAATTACTTCCAAAAGATGCCGCCAACAGTCGCTGGGCTCAAATGAACCCTATGGGACAAGGTGATGTCAGCGACCAAAACTTCTTAACCGCTGGTTACCATGTAGGTGTTAACACTCAAGGTCAATCTCTACGCAACGCTAACTACCAACTTCGCAGTGAACCATCAAACCCTCAACAACCTGTTTCTCCTTGGAACATTGCTACCATTGAGCCTGATATTAACCGCAAACCCCTCGAGATTGGCGGTGCTCTATAAACTTTTCGCGTAGACATATGAATCTTTTAAAGAACTTATTTTTTTATTCATAATTTTATCTTCTAGAAAGTATTTACGACCTTTGTAAGTTAAACGAAAACGATCTGTTTCTCGAATCCACCATCCATTTTCGGAAATAATTTGTTTTACTGGAAGTTCTTGATTAATACATTTAAATATATCTCGTATTACCATTTCGGTATTATAATTTTCAGGAAGCACCGATGGTTTACAGTTTCTTAAAGAGTGACGAAAATAAGTAATAATTGCTAATCTATAAGACAAATTTGTTTCATTATTATTTTTATAATTAATTGGACTATTACAATGGTATTCATGAACATTCATAGCTAAAAAATCCCCTGTATTTATTTGAATGGCGACTTCATAACGTGGAAATAGAAGATATCCTCCTTCTATATTTTTAGAACATATCACTAAGTTTCCAAAACCATCTTTATAATCCCCTTTATCTACATGTAGTGCTGTTCTAAAATTATAATTTATCGTTATTGTACTATATGCTGTGTTTTCTATTTGATAGGCTGTAGTTGAAACAGCATCATATTGTTTTTGATACGCTTCTGGACACATTTCTTTAAAACATTTATCAATTGATTGAATAAATGGAAAACTATTCTGATAATCCCCTTGAGATAGTTTTGTTAAACGACATGGTTTTTTACCATTTGCACTATCAAAGTAACCTAAAACAGATGTATGAACCGGTGCTGTTTTATTATATTTTGTACTAATATATTCTTTTATATGACCAGCTGCCATGCCTCTTCTCGTTGAAGCCTGATTTTTAGCAATATCTAAAAAAGATGTAACCGCAAGTTCACATAAATCCAATGGAATACCACCTCTTTTTAGTAATGCTAAAGGATGTTTTGTTTCTTTATCATATATTTCAATAGTATTAATTGGAGCTGGATATTTATTTAAATCAACTAGCGTCCAGTTTGATGTAAAATCAAAAAAATGTCCTTCTTTTATTTTGATATCATTGATTGAACAAATAGATGATTTATAAATTTTAATGGTATTTTCCATAATCGCTAAAGAGTGTTTAATAGTATTGAATACTTATTTAACATTTTTATAAACGAAAACGAAAAATACTGAGGTTGCTTCATTTTTTCTTAGTATAAAGTATATGGACGCTTTTATAGGAAATTACATTTATGAATCATTTGTAAAACAAAAAGAATTATTTGAGGAAAAAACCGTAACAGTAACAGATACAAAGACTGAAACTGAAACAGGTTCTCAAAAATCAACTACATGGATTATGAGTCTTATTGTTAGTACATTAATTAGTTTAACAGCTGCTTATTTATCATGGTCTTGTAATTCTGCGGCGGGTATGGGAACTGGTCTTAAAATCGTATTTGCTATATTCGCATTTTTATTTGGTTTAATCTATTTAATATTTTATTTAATATTCCGTGCTGGACGTTGTTCTCCACAAGTAATGTACGTTCAAGCACCTCCTCCGGTTGTTGAACAATATACAGCACCTGTTCAAGTTGCTCCAATTGCGCCAGTTGCCCCAGTTGCCCCTATTCAAACTCCTCCCTCTCCACCTCAAGCTGGTGGCAAACGCAAAGTTTTAAAACTAAAGAATAAAAAATAAAATGAACGCGTCCAGATTTAAAGATTTCAAACGCATTTTCATATAATGATATCTAAAGGAAGTGAATTGTTATTAAATTCATTAACTGTTTATTATGATAAATACCCTGAATATCGTGTAGATTTAAACAATATTATTCAAGGAAAATATAAGGTATCTCTTCGCGTAATTGATTGGTTTATTACACATTATTCTAAATATAAAAATATTTTATATTGGATTGATGAAGAAAATAACAAGATTCATGAAAGTATATTAAAAGTTGGTCCGCATTTACGTAAGTTTCATTTATATTTAGAATATAGAGCTCAATTAAAATCATATACAAAACTCTATTTTGATCCTTTTCGCCGTCATGAAAGAATTTCATTTATTTTAGAACATAAACCAATTACTTTTATTGAAACCACAATTGGTCAACTTAATTTCTTCAAATGGATTTTTCAGAATCATATTTTAGAATATATTCAAACTCATCAAAAAGAAATTGAAAAGCACATGAATGAATATCAAAATAGTAAAAAAAAAGATGATAAAGAAAGTGATAAATTAATAAATAATCATGATAATAATAACCATGATAATAGTAACCATGATAATAATAAAAATATTATACCAAAGCAATCAAGAGGACAATGTAAATCCATTTCAAATATGTTTTTTCAATCCCAATGCTGTCTACGCTTCGATTAATTGTTGATTTTTAGGAAGTGGAAGATCATTTAGCAGTTGTTTTATTTTTTTATGAAGCTCATCAACGCCTTGATCATTTTGTAGGGTAATAGTCCCTTGAAGATTATCGATATGGTCTTCAAATGAATGTTTCACACTCGAGTTTTGTCGTTCAATTTTAATAACAATTCCACCGCGTTTTTGAATTTCAAGGATATCATGTGGGTAACGTATATCTGGGATGATAATATAATTAGAATATTCTTGATGGCGATCATATGCCCCGAATAGTGTACGACTAAAGAAATCCTTGCCCATATAGGACATCATATAATCAGTAAGTGATTGAATTGTTTCTCTAGGAGTTTTCCCCCATCGTGTATCAATGGCTTCTTTTGAAGAAGATTCCACTTGATCCATTGTATAATCATAAAGACAACATACAGCACGTTTTAGGGGATATGAAAGACGAACAATCTGATAATAGGGTATCTGTTGACAAATATATTCAGCGGCTGTATCTTTTCCAGAACGTGACCGACCTAATAGTCCTATAATTCGTGGTAAAGACATATAAATTATTTATTATATATTAAATTAAACCTATATTTTTAAATGACATCTATATAGGAAGATTATGTTGTTAGCTTCCCTTAAAAATGGTAGTTATTTAGCATATTCAAAACCCTCTCGTAAATTTGTGAGTCCTATAAACAAATCTAAATCTAAATCTAATGTCTTAGTAAGGATGGGAAAATCCAAAAATCGTAGTAATAAGTATTTAGAATATGATGATTTAGATTTCTCTCTGGACGCTGCCCGCTCCCCTTCGTCATATGGATCTTCGTTTGATGATTCCTATATGGAAAAAGTTTTCAAACCTGTTGTGGTTAAAGCAAAAAATCCTCGCCAACAAATATATTTGAACGAATTAGAAAATGAGAAAACGGATATTATTTTAGCCGTTGGTCCGGCTGGCACTGGAAAAACAATGTTACCTTGTCATATTGGTATTCGCAAATTACAATCAAATGAAATTAGTAAATTAGTAATTACACGACCAGCCGTTTCCGTGGAAGAACAACATGGTTTTTTACCAGGTAGTTTAGAAGAAAAAATGGAACCTTGGCTCAGACCAATGATGGATGTATTTCAACAATATTATTCTCCTATGAAAATTCAAAAAATGATTCAACAACAAATTATTGAAGTATCTCCTTTAGCTTACATGCGTGGTCGCACGTTTGAAAACGCATGGATTATTGCTGATGAATCTCAAAATATGACACCCAATCAAATGTTAATGTTATTAACACGTATTGGTAATAATAGTAAAATGATTATTACAGGAGATCAAAAACAACACGACCGTGGGTTTGAAAAAAATGGATTAACTGACTTTTTAAATCGCTTAAAAAGTAGTGACAAAGAAATACCTGAAATTCAAATTATTGAATTTTTAGATGAAGATGTAGAACGTCATAAAGTTATTCCAAAAATATTAAGATTATACCAATAATTTTATTTAAAGGGTTTAAAAATAAAAATAAATTAAAATTAGATTAAAATTAAATAGATTCTTCAAGTTCTTGTTCATCTTCTTCAACAACTTCAGGTTCATGAACCTTTTCTTTTTCTACTTTCTCAAATCGAAATGGTATTAATTTCATTAAACGATCTAATCCGTCTTCATCCCATACAATTTTAACTGGAACAATTTGTTCAATCATTTGTTTGGTATATTCTTTTTCACGTTCATAAATATCATTTACATCTTTATGTATACGCTCTAAACGAGAACAGCGAGATTGTTCAACAATTTTACGACGTGAATCCATTTTATTTATAAATTCATTTACTTTAGGACGGCATTTATCTGTAGGTTTAGATGCTGAATTTACAATAGATAAACGCATTCTTTTATTTATTAAGGATATTATTATTTAATTATTTAATTATTTAATTAATTTTTTTAATGATAATGTATATAAATAGATATATCTTATATCGAAATGCATCTCTTTAATAAGAATATTAATCAAAATACGAAAAAATCACATAAATCTACATTGAAAATTTGGAAATTTGGAACTGAATTTCAAATAAGGTATAATTTTCAAAAAGATCGTAATAATTTGGGTATATGGATGCGGGATGAACTGATCGAATTAGGACCCGCATTTATTAAAATTGGACAATTTATGTCTACCCGTGTAGATATATTTGGAAAAGAGATCACTAGCAGTTTATCAGAATTACAAGATCAGATAGAACCGATTGATTATATTTATATGAAAGATGTATTAGAACAAGAAATACCAAATTATAATATTTTATTTACAGATATTGAACCAATACCAATTGCGTCAGCTTCAATTGGACAAGTTTATAAAGGTACTTTAAAAAAAACAAATCAATTAATCGCACTTAAAATCCAAAAACCCAATATTGAAAATGAAATTAAAACAGATTTACAATCATTAATATCTATAAATAAATTTTTCGCATCTTTCGGATTTCAACAAGCAAAAGATTTTGATATTATTTTAGAACAGTATAAGCAGTTTTTAGAAGGAGAATTAAACTATCTAAATGAAGCTAAATATATGTTATTCTTTCGTAATCGATTAAAAGATAAAAATATTTATATTCCAAAACCCTTAGCACAATCAACCCCACGTGTATTGGTTATGGAATATGTTGAATCAATTAAAATTACTGAAATCGAAAAATTAAATAAACTTCAAATTAATACAACGGATATAGCAAAACAATTAATTGAAGTATTTTTATATCAAATTATTTATTTAGGTAAAGTTCATTGCGACCCTCATCCTGGTAATATAGGTATCCATAATGATGGTCGTATTGTATTATATGATTTTGGAAATGTAGTTGAATTAAATAGTTCATTTCGCGAAAAAATAAATAATTTAGTATTTGCGATTTATCAAAAAGATATTGATGAGTTTTTAGATATATTATTACAATTAAATATTATTCAGCTTGAAGATGAATTAGATGTGCTTGAATTAAAAGTATTTTTTAATTATTTCTTTTCATACTTAGAGAGTCTTAATTTTGATGAACTTAAAAACGCAATATTAAATAAAGATATTAGCTACAACACAAATATAAAAGTTAAAATAGATCCTAACTTTCTATGCCTCTTTCGTGTGTTTTCATTATTAGATGGAACATGTACACTATTAGATCCTAATTTTAATTATATAACATCTCTTGCCCCTTTTTCAAATAACATTCTTATGGATAGAGACTTTATTAATTATCGTATCAAAACAGACGTACAAAAATTAACATCCTATCCACGATTATTAAAAAGCACAGATCAAAATATTTTACGAGTGAATCGACGTTTTATTAAATTAAATGATGTTATTTTGAATACACGATATTTAGTTATTGCGATTGCTATCATGAATAATTTAGATGATCCATTAAAACTATTTATATTTTTATTTATTGGCGGATTATTTTTTTGGAAAAAAGATTAAAAAATTATTACAATAAAAAATGATATGTCCGTTTATAATTTAAACATTAATACTATTACTATTATTACTATTATTATTATGAAGTGGTTTAAAAGCATTAGATGTGGTTCATCTTCAATATTTCCATTTGAATTAAAAGCGAAATCATTGGTATTGGGGAAAAAAACAAATCAATTCAAAATTAAATCATGTATTAAATTCATTAAAAAGAAAGACGTTTATAACATCCCCAATACCACTACCACTACCACTGTCACAACCACATCGGCGCGCACAGATAAAGTAACTATCGACGATGATGAAAAAATGACTCCACTTGGAGAGGAAGATTTATGGATCATTCAACACATTCGTAAATCATCTATTCCTTGGGATTATAAAACACTTGGGAAAAATCCTAATATTACATGGGAAATTGTAAAAGCAACACCAGAGCTTCCATGGAATTGGTATTATTTGAGTGAAAATAAAAATATTACATGGGATATTATTAAAGCGAATCCCAACAAGCCATGGGATTGGTCACAGCTAAGTTGTAATCCAAACATTACATGTGAAATAATTAAAGAAAACCCTAAAATGCCTTGGGATTGGTCGAGTATGGGTTGTAATCCAAATATTACATGGAACTTTATTCAAGCGAACCTAGACAAACCATGGAACTGGTATGAGGTAAGTGAACATAAATGTATTACATGGGATATTGTTAAATCTAATCTAAATTCAGTATTAATTCTATGGGACTGGAATAGTTTGACTTTTAATCCAAATATTACACATGATATTGTAAAATCAAATCCTGATAAACAATGGGATTTGACTCGATTTGAATCTGATAAAAAAATAACATGGAAAAATGTTCAAGAGAATCCAAATAAAAAATGGGATTGGAATTATATTAGTTATATGAGTGATATTACATGGGAAATTATTGAGGAAAATTTGGATAAACCATGGAATTGGTGGATCCTAAGTCAAAATAAACATATTACACCTAATATCATAAGATCGAACCTTAATAAGAACTGGGATTATTTCATGTATAGTTCCAACCCAAACATGTCATGGGATATCGTTCAAGAGCTTCCAGATAAACCATGGAACTGGTCAGAGATTAGTTCTCTTCCAAATATTACATGGGAGATTGTTCAAGCCTATCCTGAAAAACCATGGAATTGGGATCTATTAAGTCAAAATCCTAGTATGATTAATTCACAATAATTCCACAAGCTGTTTAACATAATTTAAACATTCAAGGGTATCATATCTTTCAAAAATATTAGGATTTATCATATTTGTTATTAACATAATATAACTTTTAGCTAAAATACTTGAGGAGTCCATTTGTAAATAAGGACTAATATGTAATAATACCATACCTAAACTATATATATCTACTTTAGTAACTTGATCTGTAAATATTTTAGAAATCTGTAATTTTGTTTTATTTTTTAATACACTGAACATTTTTGAAAATTTTATTTTATATTCATCATAGGAGTAAAAGTTTTTATATAAATCAATATTTCTTAATTTATTCTCACCAATTATATAATGTAACATATACCATTCATTATCTACAAACATATCAATTTGTTCTATTTTTTTTGATATATAGTAATAATGTGAAAAATAGCGATATTCTGGAGGGTGAATCATATAATCCGCATTTAAGTAAGCAGCATTTTTTTCAACATTAAAAATATCTTTCTTTTTCATAGAAATTCCAAAATCTATATAAAAAAATTCTTGATCTTTTTCAAGAATATTATTAACTTTAATATCTTGATGTATTAATCCAAATTTATGTAATTTAGCAAGTCCTTCTAATAAATGATATAATTTAGGAATAAAATTCTTTAATAATACCTTTTTCTTTTTGATAAAATAATTCAATATATTATTATTTACATAGGGTATGGATAACATATTTATTTTTTGATTTTTTTGAATTAGTGGACACTTATGAGAATTGACGGTTGGTAATATTTCACATAATTCATATGGATAGATAAAGTATTTTTGTTTAGGATCTATTTTATATAATTCTTTTGCTCGATCCCATTCATTTAAACTATCAATGGGTCTTATAATTTTTCCAACCATTGGTTTATTTACATGTTTAATATGATCTATTTTAGTATCACATTTTGGTGGTGGATAGTAAACACAACTATAATTTCCTTCATATAAAAATTTTATTTGTTTTGTAGATGTTTTTGTACTAGACATCTTCTTTATTAGTTTGATTGAAAATAAAAAATTGAAATGTTTAAATTTAACTAAAAATATATAATGGAGTCTCTTTATCTAAATAAGTCTCATATTCTTCCTCGAAAGCGTAAGCTAGATGAATATATTCATGCTTTATTTGTAAATAACTCTCCTCCACGTAAAAAATATTGTATTATTAAATCTTTTTCAAAATAAATAAAATTAATGTAATTTTTTCCCCACATATTTCAACCAAACAATACTTGGATTCATACTTTTTGTAATTAGTTGATAATATAATATGCGATCAATTTCAGGTAATTTTATTTTTCCAGAAGCGGATTGACCTTCTTTTACAAATAAATTTATGTGTTCATAAAATATATTCATTCCATCAAAACGTTTGTGTATTCCAAGTGATATCAATTTTGAATATATTTCAGTAATATCAGAAATACGTTCTGGTAATTCTTTTAGTTTCATTATATTTTTTAAATTTATATTTTTAAATTAAAATATAGTTATTTTACGAAAATTTTTAATTTACTTAAAAAAATGATTCACTTAAATATATAATTAAGTACTATCTACTTTTTTTATATACGACCAATCTTGTATAATGATTCGTCTAAATAATCTTCATAATAAAACTCAAGAGATTCAAGAAAATGAATTACCTTATAATCCTTCTAATATACTAATTCAAGAATCAGATATTAGATCTTTATTTGATAATCATGGTCTGATCGCTATGCCTATTAAAAATATTAATCTTTATAGAAACGCATTTGTTCATCGTTCTTATTGTACAATGAAAAATGATGACTTTCATTCTGGTAATGAAAGATGTCCATCGAATTGCCTTCCTTTACAAGAAATGTCGTATGAAAGATTGGAATTTATTGGTGATGCCATTCTCGGAATGGTATGTGCTACTTATTTACATGAACGTTATCCAGATCAAGCAGAGGGATTCTTATCAAAGTTGCGCACTAAAATTGTAAACGGCAAAATGCTAGGATTTCTAGGTGATAAAATTGGATATCCTAAATTTGTTGTTATTTCAAAACAAGTTGAAGAACTTCATGGGCGTAATAATTATAAAATTATGGAAGACGTATTTGAAGCATTTATTGGAGCTATTTACACTGATTATAATAATGATGAAAATTGTTCCATTGAATTTCCAGGTGTTAAATCGACATTCTTCCCTCTTTCTGGTATGGGATATCATGTTGCTGAAACATGGATTATTACAATTCTCGAAAAATATCTTGATTTTGCCGAACTCATTCAAATTAAAACGAATTATAAAGATATGCTTGTTCAATATATGCAGCATACGTATCAGGATTCTCCTCGGTTCTTTGAAGTGTCTTTTGAAAATGTTAATAATCAAAAAGTATTTATTTATTGTGTAAAAGATAAATCTGGATTGTCACTTGGTACAGCTCGTGGTCACTCTAAGAAAGAAGCTGAAAATCTATCCGCAAAAGAAGCTTTACTTTACTATGGACAAGCGATTGTTTAATGAATTTATGGATGTGGGTGTGTGGGTGAGAGGTTATTTCATTTCTTTTTATTTTTTGTTGTTTTGATTTAAAAAACTTATCATTTGATTACTTTATATGAGTCTCTTAGGATTTTTAGGAAAAGGACAATCCTTTGGTCAGCGTTCATCTGAGATGTCAATTACTGGGGCAAATATGGTACCACCTACTGTATCCGAATTAGCAAGCGCTGGTAACAATGTAACTACTGAAAAAGATACAGAAATTACGAAACAAGCATCTCAATTAACGCTACAAATTAATCCAAATCTTGTACAAACACCTGTGCGCACAAAGATTCCAGTTGTAGTCGTTGAAGACTCTGACGATGAAAATAAAGATAAGGATAAAAAGAAGATTCGTGTTCTATTTTGTGGTACTTACCCTGTAGGTCAATCAAATGGTTATAGTCGTGTCGTTTATTATATTGCGAAATACCTTGGTCTCAAAGATAATATCGATCTAACAATTTATGGCTTCCAAAATTTCCGTCAAGCAACTACAAGCACTCGTAATGATATTCCACCCAATGTTAAACTACATGATGCTTTTGCTACGGAAAACCCTAAACGTAATGGATTTGGTGAAGTAGAAATTGCGGATTATTTAAAAGAGCATCCTCAAGATATTGTTATTATCTTTAACGATTCAGTGGTTACCAGTTCTCTCGTAAAAACAATTGTTGAAAAATTAACCGAAGAGGAACGTCGTCGTTTTAAATTGGTCAGTTATATGGATCAAGTGTATCCCTATCAACGTCAAGATTATTTACAAATTATTAATCAACATTTTGATGCGGTCATTGCCTTTACGCCTTACTGGAAAGACGTCGCACGAAGTGTAGGTGTAAAACCTGAAATTCCGATTTACTATTTCCCACATGGTTTTGATCCCAAATTGTATTTCCCAATCCCTCGCAAAATCGCCCGCATGTTTTATAATTTACCCGAAGATGCTTTTATGATTCTAAACTTGAATCGTAATCAACCTAGAAAACGTTGGGATCATACAATTATGGCATACGCAGATATCGTTCAACGCCATATGGAAATGGTACAAAAACAACCTGACAAAAAACATCGCCCTATTCAACTGATGGTTGGCACTGCCTTTAATGGATTCTGGGATCTATTAGAATTATTCGATTTAGAAGTTAAAAAACGTAACTTAAATGTTGAAAAAGCCCGTGAATACATTACAACCATTGCGAAACCCCAACAAATGTCCGATAGAGATATCAATATTATGTATAATTCATGTGATATTGGATTAAATACATGCGAAGGTGAAGGGTTCGGTCTCTGTCAATTTGAACATCTCGCAGTTGGTTGCCCTCAAGTGGTGGCGAATATTGGTGGATTTAAAGAGTTTTTACATTCTGAAAATTCGATTCTTGTTGAACCTAAATGGTTTTACTATGTTGATAAAGTTAGAGACGGTATTGGTGGCTATGCGGAGGTAAGTGATCCAAAAGATGTAGCGGATGCCATATGGAAATACTACATGAACCCTAAATTAGTTACCAAACATGGACAGCGCGGACGTCAAGAAGTATTACAACATTATTCTTGGGAAGTAATGGTCGGACTTTTACATCAAGTCATTGAAAAAACAGTTAAAAATTAAGCGCAGTGGTTACATGGCTTCTACAAGAACGCCAGCAGACTTATAAGCATTATAATCATATAATGTAGACAAATCGTCATTTAAAATAACGTATTTGATATTGTTAATCATTACAGATTTGCCTTTTATTTTTTTGGCTTTTTCTTTTATACCAAACATACGAGTGTTTGTCATATCTTCAGTAATACTGGGTATATATATTGTATCTTTTGGAGAACGATTGATTGGGTAAGAGAAACATGTGTATCCGTGTTCAATTGGTTTATTCATCGCGGAATTAAATACACAATCCATCGCATTTGATTTAAGTAGCGTTAAGAATTCTTGAACCACTTGATCTTTACGTAATGCCAATTCGCGAATATTTTCATCGGTTGTCTTTGAATCGTCTTTAAATACAATGGTCTTATTCGCCTTTGCTTGTTTTTTCGTAAATGTTGCTAAAAACATCGTTACTTGAACATTGCGTTCTTCAGATGGTAATTCCAAATGACTTCCCTTACGAATCGCACGTCCAATTACCTGTTCAATACGTACTTGATTCCAGAAGGGCTCTAATATATATACGTTTCTTACATTGCGTAAATTTAAACCTTCCGCACCAGACTGGGTAATCATTAATAAAGACGCCAATTTGCCACGTAAATTCTCTGTACGGCGGGCATCCGCTAATTGTTTTTGAATCGTGGGAGGTAAATAGTTAAGATCGGCATTGAATAAACTAATTAACATTTCAGTCTTTTGTTTATCACCGAATACAAGGTATCTCTTGCCATCATATTCGGGACGTAATACTTCTTCACCGTCTAGAATCTCCCAATCGCCTCCAGACTTAGATTTGAAATCTATTTCTTTCCATCCTGCCTGTTCCAAAACCATACGGAAAATACGAAGACCTTCAACTGTACGAAACTGGGAATATAAAAGAGATTTAGATGGTTTTTCTGTAAGTAATTCAACTAGTTTCGCCATTTTAGGACTTGATTCTTCGAGACCTTTACCTTGTAAGTAGCGATCTCCTTGATCTTCGATTGCCTTTAATGCTTCCGCAAGCTCACGTTCATACTCTTTCATAACTGTTGGCTTTTCAGCAACTTCTCCTGGAATGTTATCAATTTCGTCATCTTCATTTATATCTAATTCGCGTTTTAGAAGACGGGCATTTATCTCAGAGGGTAATGGACGACTAATTTTATCTGGGAATACATAATTACACGCCATACGAGTGAAGGCACGATAAGATGAATTTGTTTTAAAGGGGTCATTTTCTTGACGTCCTCGCTGTTTTTTCTTTTGGATCTCATCTTTCTTTATTTCCTCCATACGCTTCTCAATATAATAAATGAATTGTTGACTAGACATTTCAGATTTCTCATAATGCATTGGGAGTTGGGTAGGGAATAAACTTTCATCCGCAATCCGATAATAAGATACTATTCCAGAAATACGTCTCATAAATAATTGTAATTTATCCTTTTTAACCGTTGGAACCCGTGCTAATTCATTATCGTCATCTGTCGTGGTTGGGTATTCTAAAAATTGATTCATGAAATCTTCACGTTTATCTGGAAGAGCATTTAGATCTTCGGTCTTGAACTTGGCACTTATTTTAAGATGTTGCTTTACCTTATTGATCGCACGAGACATCCATTCACTGGAATCATATCGTTTCGGACCTTGAACAACTTCAATGCTGTTACGCGCCTTTTTGACAAATCCAGAGGGTACTAACGTTAACTTAATTTGATGATTTCCCTCATCTAAGCGAATTTCATCAATAAAAGGGAGTAATTTTTCCTTATCAAATGCGTTTTCAATTTCCTCTAATGTTGGATAAGGAGCATCTTTTAACATATTTAAAGTATATTCAATTAAAGGTCCACGTAATAAATTGAGTGTCGAACATAATTCAAATGGATGATTGATGGCAGGGGTTCCTGATAGTAGCACCAATTTAACATTTGGTTTAGAAATTAACATGTTATAAATACGGCGAGCTATTTTGCCGCCATTTACGACACGACTAATGAATAAATGAACCTCGTCTATAACAACAATCGCATCATCAAATAAATCTTTTCCAAAATCATTTTTCTGTTCTAGTTCATCTAACTTTTTATTAGTCAGTCCATTGTAATGTAAAAATGTATAACGTTTATCAATTAAATAATCATAAACTGCTTGTACATTCTTCTTGTCTTCTTCAGAAAGGGCGCGGATCAATGTGGGTTGAGATAAAATACGATCCACACCAAATTCTTTTGGAACAGCTGGTAACCATAGAACACGGTTTTGCTTTTCAACGAAATCCTTAGTAATTCCAAACATACGTTTTAATATATCAATTTCATCATTTGTTTGGATTCTTACTTTTGTCCATTTTTTTCGTAAAAGACTACCAGTTGATGAATATTTTTTTAATTCTTTACGATAATTATTTTCTAAAGAAGCTGGCGTCATAATTACTACATTGGATCGATGTCGTACAAAACTTTCAGTAGCAAGAATAGAACTATAACTTTTTCCACTACCAAGACCATGATATACTAAAAGACCGCGATATGGACTGTCGTAATTTAAAAAATCGCGAATAAGTTTTTGTGATGGATCTGGTGTAATTCCTCTTTCTTTCTTTTCCTCGATATATTTCGATGGATGAAATGTTTGATAAATCCATTTATTAAAATAAACACGATTGGGCAATACCCATTCTTTTGGCTGAATAACTTTATCCATTAGAAAACCTCTACCTTAAATTATAGATTTAAAAAAACCACGTGTTTAATTTATAAAGCGTTAGGGAATAAAATGTCATTACAACTTGCCGAAACATCACGTGGTTTGGCGAATCTAGGAAATACATGTAGTATTAATACATTAATTCAATGCCTTGGTCACTGCGTTGAATTTAGAAATATGTTATTAACTACCTCTATATTTCATAAAAAAACAAATCGAATATTTAGTATTGGTGAAGAATTAACACTCATATGGAAACAATTATGGATTGATCATAATCATTTAAGTCCATCACGCTTTTTAAAAGCACTACAAGAAGTTCTGGGTGATTACTATCAAGTTGGAAGGGAACAGCTTGATTTTACAGAGGTTTGGATGTTGCTTATTCAAAATTTATTAGAGGAATCTCATAGCGCATCCTTTATATCATCAATACAAAATCAACACCATTATGAAAATGAAATTTTAAATTATCTTTATAAAAAAACCACTATTGAATGGAAAAAACATACACATGAATCAAACTCTCCTTTACTTGATTTAATTCAAGGAATCCAAGTTCAACAGATCGAATGTAAAAACTGTCACGAATTTTATCATAATTTAGAACCATTCCAGTTTACTTATTTAGATTTTCCACGGGATAATAATGTATCACTCGAAGAATGTTTTCATAATCTATTTAAAATAGATTCCGTTGAGGGATGGAAATGTGATAAATGTAAACATTCTGAGAATGAAAAAGTATTACGTTTTTGGAAATTACCTAAATTATGGGTATTAATTTTAAAACGATTTGATGATACCCGTAAAATTCATACACCTATTAAATATCCACCAATATTTAATACACCAGATGGCTTTGAAATGGGTTATCCTCAGAAATCTCGATATGAATTAAAAAGTGTCGCCCAACATTTTGGGTCTTTAAATGGAGGTCATTACAATGCTATTTGTAAAAATAGTAAAAATGAATGGAGTGAATACGATGATATACGTATCCAACCTATTGAAAATGTTTTTCAAGAAAATCCTTATGCCTATGCTTTATTTTATGAAAGAATGGACTGATCGATTTTATTGTGGATTTAATAGATGTTTAATTGATTCTCGAAGTTCTTCATTTTCTTTTTTCAAGGCTTTTATTGCTTCAACAAATAAACCTGCCATATTTCCATAAGATAATGTATAATAACCACTTTCATGGGAATGTACTGCTTCTGGTAAAACCTTTTGAACATCTTGAGCTATTAAACCTGTTTCATATTGTTGAATATCTTTACGGTAATAAGTATATCCAGTTAATTGATCTATTTTATTTAAAGAATCGGGAATAACAATTAAATCTTCTTTTAGACGAGAATCAGATGTACTTGCTACATTTCCTAAAGTATCTAAACGTCCACCGATAATTACATTACTTGTACAGTTTACAATATGGCGAAATGTTGCTGGAACAATTACATCAAGACCATCTCTTACAGTATTTGTACCAATTCCTACATTACCAGTATTTGTAACATATAAACTGGTAATATTATTTGAATTTACAAACATCGTTCCATTTACATGTAAATTATAGTAAGGAACACTTGTATTAATTCCTACATATGGATTTGTTTTATCAATAACCATTGAAAATAATGGTGTTGGTGTATCAGTATATACGGCTACATTACCCTTTACATTAAGATTGGTTGTCGTATCTATTGTATTATTGATCGTTATTTTACCCGTTTGTTGTAAATGAACACCAGTTTGTCCACCAATTCTACATCCGGTTGATGTTATATTTAATTGTCTATTATCAGTAACTAAACTGGGGTTATTTGTAATAAATGCTTCAGAAAGAGCTCCTTCAATTGTACTTTTATTAATTACACCAAAAGTATAACTATTTTCATTCGCGATTAATTCAATTCGAGCTACGGAATTTATAGCAGTATTACAATTAGTCATTCGAATTGTAGAATAATTGTTATTTGCGATTGTATGAATAACATTTACATTACGTGTTGGACCACCATTTGCGTAAATACGTAAATTATCATCTGGAAGAGAGGGCTGTTCATATTGAAAGAAATAGCGATTTGGATTCATGACCATATTTGATCCATAAAATAAGAAACGTGGTGAATGAATACGAAATTCTTCATAATCATTTAAATCATCAATACATTCAAAAGCATTTGTACGTAAAGAATCAATACTCATTGAATAAGCATGTACATTTGATAATACACCATACGCTACATCTATATTACATGTATAGAGCTGTTGAATATTACTAAAGGTACTCTTAGTGCAGTCAATATTTTCTTCTGAATATATTTTATTTACATGTAAATAATCTAAAAATGTTTTATAAGAATTCTCTAATTTATAACTTACTGGATCGTATTGATGATGTTGACCAAATAATATATTTCCATTGGAAGAAAGAGTTAGAAGATAATTCATATTACAATCAAAGCATCTCATGAAAGCACCATTATTAGATGTGTTTTGGTATAAACCTATTAATGATGTATTTGGAACATAGTTTGCTTCAAATCCTGTAAATGGATTTGTGATATGTAAGGGATGATTAGCGACATTTGATCCAATACTTAAATATCCCTTTGAATTAATAATCGTTTGTTCAAATGGTTTATATGTTTCTAGATTCATAAATCCACTATGATAATCTTCACGCGCTTGCTGAATATAATAAGAAAATCCATAATCGGGAACCCCGAAAGAAGCGGTTGTCTTACCAGAACTGATACGTCCAAATGTATCCACTTGAAATGTACGTAATGTAGCATCTACATTGTAGAAATAAGAGTCGACTGTAATTGGATTACCATTTAGAGTATCCGCAAAGTAAGGAGGATCTATGCTATTTAATTGACTAATATAAATACCCGATTGATCTAAATATTTATTATAAACATATACGTTTGAGGCAAAAACACGATCAATATCTGCATTTATAATTGAAATATCTTCGAATAAAATCTCACCTGTTAAAACTGGATTATTAATCTGAACGGTATCTGCGTCTAATAAAATTAAATTACTATTTATTTCTATACGGGTTGTAGATCCATTTGAACCAAACTGAATTTGATTTAAACTTAATGTATCTGTTTTAATATTCGAATGAACATATAAACTATCTGAAACTTCAAACTGATAATTGGGTTCATATACGCCTACACCTATTTTACCAGCGTAATAAAGAGTATTATCGTCGCGAATGTTTAATAGTAATTGATTGTTCGATGAAATTGTTACAGGATCGCCTATTAATGTAGTTAATTCAAGATTACATGTATTTAAAACAGAAGATGAAATATTTTGTTGAATAATAAGTGATTTTTCAATAGTAACATTTGAAGTAAAAAGAGCATCAATTAAGAATGAGGCAAGTGTTGGTGTAAAACTGCTTAATTTTTCATTTTTATGATTTAAATCAAAAGATAAAGATACAGATCCATTGGATGATTTACGTTGTCCTAGTTCATAATTATCCATGACAATGATGACATTACTTGTGTCAGAATTTAAAAGTAGCGTATTGGAAAAACTTGTATGAATCAACAGTGGATTATCCACCTGATTAAAAACACGATTACGTCCAATAGATATAGACATTTAACCTTAAGATAATCTAAGAAAAATGAATCTGGATGGGTTTAAATACAAATAATTTAAGCTTGGGCTTCTTTCCATGAAATACGTGATGTAATTGAAAATGGACGATCCGCACCTACATAATTCGTATCTAATGGTGTAGCTACTACTGTCACTAAGTCAGGTCCATCAGGGAAAATACCATTACCCGCTATAATTGAATTACCTAAACTAGATATTTGATCTAATTGAATACTTGTATTTGCCGCAAGACGTCTAGGTTTTGTAGCACCTAATGTGGTATCAATTGATCCACCTGTTATACGGAAACTATAAATCGCTAATCCGCCTGAAATACTTGCGAATTTTTCATGATAAATCGCTTGAGCTAATGAGGGTGATGTAATACGATCATAATTTTTAGAAAATGGTACACCATTTAATATAATTTTAATTTCACAATCATGAGTGGATAAAACACCTACTGAAAACATATCCAATTGCATACGATTTATAATTTCACGTTGACCAAGTTGAGCACCTTTTCCATTATCCACCGATGGAGCTAAACGAATACTAATTAAAGGAATATTACGAGGGATAGGATCGGATAGTTTAGATCCTAGACGAAGGGTTCCTGAACTTCTAGTTCCTATAAAACTAGGGGCATTTGCTACATACATGTAATAAACTCCATCAATTAATTCAGCATAGGCTGTAATTCTATTTTGAGATCCAAAGAAAGTCAATGCGGTTTGATCCCAAATTTCTGTTCCAGGAACAAAGTAACGTAATTCATTGAATATGACTGTTGCTAAATTGGCTCCAGCCAAAGTTACAATATAACTTATTACATCTCTATTTAAAGTCCCATCAAAATGCGTAGTTGTTGCTCCAGCGTAAGTTACTGTAAATACACGTCCAGAAGCTGCTAAGTTGTAATCGGTTGTATCACGATTAAAATAGATAATTTGTTTTCCTGCTGCTGTAAATATATAGGCGGCATCATCATCAAAACCTCCATCCATAATCACTGAGGTACCCCAATGAAGTAATGCCGGGGCAAAGATAGGTTCTTCTAATGTTCCTACTTCGTAACGTGCTGGTAAATTACCTGAACGTAAATAAGCCAGTGTAAATTGATTGTTATGTATAAAATCATGAACATATCGCACTTCACCGGTGAGTGTCTTAAATCCATAACGAACTTTACCCGCTCCATACCAACTATAATCAATGTAAACCATCTGTATTTTATTTATATCTAAATTAAACCCTGTCGGTCCATTACCATCACAAGCATCAATACTCCATTCTTCTTGAGGAGTCTTTGTATCCTGAGTCAAAGACATGATTAAACTAGAACCTGTAATTCCACGATAAGGAGGTTGAATATAAAGAGTTTCATCATTTTGAACAAGAATGATTTTATAAGTTACTCCGCGAATGACGATGCGATCACGTCCCAATTCTGGTTTAGAACCTGCTTGGGCTATCTGGGTAGTAAAACGAGTATTTACACCCGTAATCAATTGACTATTAAATACGCAATTTACAGTACCTGGGATCTGTGTTACACTATTACGTCGGCAACAATATAATTTTTCCCCATCAAATTCAAAGAATATTCCATTTTGATCATCCATTAAACCGGCTCTTAAATAACTGCCCCATTTTGTTCGAGATACTATATAATTTGGAAATCCACCTGCTTCTGTCGTACGTGGTAATGTCGTTAATGCAAAATAGAATATAGTTGGACTTTCCGAATCAATTTCATAAACCACATATGTTTGATTCCATATATCATTGTCAGGATCATTATCTCCTATATCAACTCCACGAATTTCGATTTGAACACCTTTGGCTAAACGATGTGGTTTGCGGGTAGTTACTGTAACATAAGATCCATCTTCACCTCCTAATGTAGCTGGAGGATCTCCACGAACCATTGAAATAATTTCAACAGGTGCGCTAAAGTTTACAGCTTTAGATAATTGAATACCTTTACCCGACTGATAACGGAAATATCTACGTGTTTGACGAATAATTACACTATCTGGATTTAGTGAGGGTACAATTTCTACACCACCATTGTAAGCACGATGTTCAATATAAGAATCTGAACGAGGGTATAATCCGGTTGATAATAGTAACGCATTTCCAGAAGCAGTTGTACCAATACCTAGATAAGATGGTAATGAAATATTATTTTCTAAAGTTACATAATTTTTATTATTAATATCTTTAATTTGATATTGTTGTATGAGCCCTTCTTGATAACGAATGAAATTACCTACAGTACTTGTAGCAATTCCAGTCATTCCTAATTGAATACGACCATCTATACCACCTGTATAATAAGTACTATCAATACTTTGCTGTAATGCTGCGTTTGACGAATAATAAAGGGATATCGTATTTAGTGCATTACTATTCACATAATAAATATTATCATTTGATAATCCACGAATATAATTGGTTCCTTGTTTATATACTACACTGTTACCGCTTATTAAATTATGGTTAGCATTAAATATGATAACATTGGTACTTGGTAAATCTGCTCCCACTTGAACACCATCATTGGGTGATGTACGAATAGTATAAGATGTTTGACGTTCATTGTAATGAATATTTAAGAAATCACCCAAACGGGTAGTGGAAAAGAAATCAACCGAATCACAACGAACAATATTACAACTATGAGTTAATGTTAAAACATTATTTGTTTTTGTTTGACCGCCAATAGTTATTATTTGAAATGTATGATTACATGAATAAGTATTGAGGGGATATGTACTAAATTCTATATAATTATTGCTATTTATTTGATTGTAAAGAGCGATATATCCATCTGCTGTTACGATCGTGTCATCAATTGTAACTTTTGATAAACGGAAATAATCCGCATCGAGACGTATTATAAAATAACTTTGATTGTCAGTTAATCCATTTATTTCATCATAATCGGTGGGTTTTTTATAAATTAATCGAGCACCTGTCACTAAATCATGAGAAACTAACTTAAATGCTTGCTTTTCAAGATCCAATACTTTATTTGGTAAAAATGTAAAGGGAATTCTTGGAATACCCGTTAATCCTTGTAATACCATCCCATAATTTCCATCGATTGTATCAATGCGATAATTTCCATCAGTCGCACGGTCCTGACTAATAATACTATGTGCTTCTGGTAAAGAGGGATTATTTGTGATTGATTGAATAGCACCACCTTTTGATAAAGATAGTTTGAAACGTGTAGAAGTAGGCGTGCGAATATAATAAAATCCATTATCTGTTAATCCAGTTAATAATGTATTTGTAGTTTTATTTTTAGTATATTTTACATATGTTCCTTCAATTAAATCATGACCAGGTGCGTAAATAGAATAAGCGTTCGCATTTGATGTAATACGAGTTAATGTTAAAGAGCTATTTTTAAAATTTGTAATATCCACAGCTGGACTTCCAATAGTAGGTTTTAAACGGAAATAATCTGTTCCAAGAACTTCTGCATAATAATCAGTTAATAAAGATATTCCACCTGGCATACCTTCACCTGTCGCGCTTGTAATTCTTATTAAATTATTGGCTGCGATTCCATGATTTTTATAATAAAAACTATCTCGAAGAGATAATTCAGCAGTTGGTACAATCCAATTGACCAAACCTAAATTGAGATCATATAAATAGTTAGTTACAGGATTTCCTGATAAATTAATATTTAATGTGGTCGATGTTGAATTTGGTGGAATATAGGTAGCTGATAAACGATAGTTAATTGCGGCTTTATTATAAGTTGATAACATACATGTATCACCATAATTATTATATGTTAAATTTGGTCCATTTAATCCAATTCCTTCACCCCGAAGATAATCTCTTGAAAACAAAGTAACTGATAAATCTTTCTTCAATACAACAGCTGATGTACCTTGACTGTCTAATTGACGATACATAACATTAATACTATTTGTTGGGTATTTATTGATATAATTTATCGGGAATGATTTATGGAACGAATGAATACCATAATTACTTGTTGCACCTTCACCTAACGTTAGATTTGTAAATTGATACCAATAACCTCCACTTGATTCTTGAACTGTACCCGCTGTATTTAAACGGGGAGTATAAGTATAAACGGGATGAAGGGATGTTGAAAAATTTGTAAAGGTTGAGGGATAACCAGCTACAAGAGGATCTTTAATTTGTAAACGAAGATCAACACTTGCTGTTTTTATACTTGAAAAATGTAAACGAATTGGTAAATATTGACCTTGTTGTAATTGAATGCTTACTTCAGGAGAGGTTGTTGGATAACCTGTAGTTGGGTAATTTGTTCCAAAACCGACAGCACCACCCCGATAAGCTGTATTTACAGAATTATATTCAATTGTCGCATTAGATCCAAACCACATATATCCAAACGCATTTGTTGCTATTAATTTAAAAGAATACAATGAAGTTGTACGGGCATAATAGTAACCAAACATTTCTAAAGAGCGACCAGGTGAAGCATTATTAAAAAAAGTTCCGCCAAGAGAAGTACTACTTGTAATTGGCATTGACGTAATATATGTTGAACCTCCAAAACCTGTATAACGTAGTAAACTTGCTGTATTATTTGCATATGTATATGGATTACCGGATGGATTATAAATAAAGTTGGGAGACGAACCTGAGCGTACTATAGTTCCAATATTTAAACCAAATAATCTATACTGAAATCCTGAACGTTGATAAGGTTCTACGTTTTGTAATTGAAATGTATGTGTTGTAGGATTGGCAACTTTATAAAGGCAATAATTGGATAATCCTCCAATCGCTTTATCACTTAAAGGACTAACGTACATAACAAAATTATCATTTCTTAATCCATGATTCGATGCTGTTATTGAGTTATTTGAAATATTTACATCTTCTAAACCAACGTAGTAGGTTTGTTTGGATTCAAAATTATAAGGATTCATCACACGAGATAAATATCCAGAACCACTTGGATTATTGGATGCTGTATCAATCGTATAACTTGTAATAATTGTTGGATAAATATCTACCGTACTCGCATCAAAATCTACGGATTTTATTCCAAAACTATTTGAAAGAATTAAAAAACTATCTTTTAAAAATCCAGAAGGACTTTTTGTGATTACTTTAATGGTCGATTTTTCGGTATTTGTAAAATCCGAGTAACTAATATCAATGGTTGAATCATCATCACGTGCTAATCCGGATGTCTCAATCGCAATTAAATTATCATACGTATATTGTGTCGATTGAAAGAATTTAGCTGAATATAAATAGGATGTATAACTATCAAAAATTGTTTTTGTTTCCGTTTGAATACGTTTCGCACGGTAAGAAAATTGAGTTAGACTAATAATATTATTTACGACGAATGTTCCCTCCGCACTTGCTGATAATAAACCACTAATAATAAACGGCGTTCCTACTACAAAATTATGGTTAAATCGACTCGTTATTACTATATTATAACTTGCCTCTGTGATTTGAACATCTACCAACTCAATTTGTTCATCTCCATCTCTTGTAAAAAAAACGGGGATATTGTTTATCATTTCAATCGATTCCCATTTGGTTGGTTGTAAACTATATTCAAAATCTGTATCAATCAATGTCTGAGGTGTTGACACGCGAAATTTACTTACCGGATCTAGAAGGGCTTGTGTTTGAAGTTCGTCCCTGTTAATGAGTTTTTGTATCAATGACATTTGTGATAACTTCCTTCTATGATCTATAGATATTTTTATGAATGAAATTTTAACTTAACACGCACCAATAGTCGTCCAAGCAATTGCGCATTCTCCGTCAGTTGTTACAACTATATCTTGATTACTTGCCGTCACGTTTAAGTTAACGAGATTATTATTTTGATGGTAAAATACATTAAATAAATCAATCGGTTCATCATGAGACACTAAGAATGACGCCGATATATTTCCTAATTTATAAGGCGCTGAAATTGATTTAACTTGAATATGTAGTGTTCCACAACTATTCGTTGTCATACAATATTCAGGAAAGGATATCGTATGTGTAATATTTGATGTATCCCAGCTTCGTTGACGATGATAGGGTCCTCCACTATATGCTGTTGGTAAACCATTGGGTATTCCCTCTCCTGCTTGAAAACTTCCTTGAACATCTAATTTATATGCTGGTTGCTGTGTTCCAATACCTAAATTTCCATGACTGTCGAGACGCATCTTTTCTTCCGGTAAAACGGATGTATCTTCGTATTGATAAGCATTTGATCCTGTTTTAAAAATTAACGCTGTCGCAACATTCGAAGATGTTAAAAAGGGCTGTTCTGAAATAGCACCAATATAAGCTGAATAAGCGCGGTTTGCTGTAGAACTTGATGTATGATTACCACCAAAATGGATTAATCCAAGAGGAATATTTGCCTGTAAATATCCATTATTATTATAACGTTGAAGACCTAAATTCGCTGTATACGCTACATTACATGCCTGGTCATAACGGGTACCAATAATTCGAATAGAAGCTCCGGGATTTACATTTCCATTATTGTGTACCAAAATACCTGTATAATCCGTTGCCGAACTATTGCGAACTTCTATATCAGCCGCAGGTGCCGCTGCCGCTCCTTTAAAAACACCTAACTTGCCCTGTTGAACCGCTAGGACTGTATCTGTTGAATATACTTGAAACTGATAAGGAGTTAAAACTGTTCCTATACCTAAATTACCATAAGCATCAAACGTTGAAAACAAGGTTGTATTTCCAACACCCAGTGTCGTCGTTAAAATATTACCCGAAACCTCTAACTCTGATTTTGGATGAACGGTATTGATACCTACATTGCTAGAAATAGTTAATTTACCGGTGATATCTAAATAGTTACCACCCCAGTGTAATTCAGTGGGACTTATTACACCATTTGCTCCTTGACCCACGAGTAGCTTATTCGTTGTTAATAAATTAGACCCAGTACCACCATAAACAGTATTAAGAATACCTGTTTGAATATTTGATACATTGGTATAATAATTTCCATCTCTACCATTTAAGTAATGAACGTTTAGATTGCTTACGAATTGGCTGCTTTGGATTTTAAAAGGAGGCGTTGAAGAAGCGGTTGATTCATAGGTATCTGACTGGATCTTTTGTTGAACATGTAGAGGTGATAAAGGCTGGTTTGTTCCAATACCTAGGTTACCATTTTGCCAATGAAGTTCCCATGGGGTTGTGATCGGATCCCCTCCATTACCCACTAAAAGTTTATAAGAGGGCAATAAATTACATCCCGTACCACCACGAGGCACGATTAACGTTCCTGAAATTGCATTGTCCATATTCCTGTAAAAATCGCTATTGTACCCACCCAATAGTTCCACGTTTAGGTTTGTCACAAGGGTTGTACTTGAAATAGTAAAAGGAGCTGCGCCGGTTGCCAATGTAGAAATAATGGGCTGAGTGGCGCGCATGTTTCCGATAATGTCAAGGGAATAAAGAGGTACAACGGTTCCAATACCCACATTTCCAGAAGATACAATGGAACCTCTGACGTCTAAACGCTGTTGAGGTTGATCTGTCGCAATACCTAGGCGCTGATTTGTCGAATCCCAATGAAGTTCCCACGGTGTTGTGACCGGAGAGGTGGATGATCCAACCAATATTTTAGAGGCGGGCAATAAATTACATCCAGTACCACCATATAAGGGCATCAAAATACCCGCATTCACATTGCTAATATTACGATAAAACGCACTTGGCTGATCATTAAATAATTCAATATTTAAATTACTAACCAGAGAGGTACTTGTTATCACAAAGGGTGCCAATGGAAGTTGTACAGTTGATTGAAATTGACCACTTAGTTTTGCATTTCCGATAATATCTAATTTTTCTCTAGGTGCGGTTGTTCCAATACCCAGATTTCCAGCAGCATCTAGGCGCATATATTCAGTCAAAACAGATGCTGGTTTAGAATAAAAGATATATTCACCCTGTTGAACCTTTAGCTGTGTGGTTGTAAAGTCTATTCCAGTTGTAGCGTTATCCAAATAAATTCCAATCGAATCCGTATGTTTTATATGTAAGGACTGGGTTGGGAGGGTTGTTCCGATACCTATATTTCCAATGGCAACTATATTTCCAATAACATCTATATTTGCCCTCGCAACGGTCGTACCAATACCGACACCACCTATATAAATATTTGATAGAGAATCTCTTGCAACCAAATTATTATAGCTACTATTAGAACTGGCGTTGATTGACCATGTCTGAGGAGAAGAACCATTAAACGATTCCCCAACCAAGTAACCATTTGTGGTTAAAGAGTTTCCTACTTGGGTAACTGTACCTGCGAAATTAGAAGCATAGATAGTACCAAAACCTACATAAATGTTACAGTTATTGGTCGTAATATTTCCATAAACATCTAAGGCTTCTTTTGGAAGGACAGTTCCAATACCAAGGTTACATGTTAAGATAAGGCTTCCTATAATATCTACTGTTTGGCGTGCGATAGATGTTCCAATTCCCAAGTTTCCATCAGATTGAATACGGAAATATTCAATACCATCCCCATTTCGCCCATCTTTATAAAAAACGTGATTCGCAATAGAATGATAATTTAATTGATTTGAAGAAACACCAAAACCGTAATGGGAATTTGTAGGCGCATTTGAATTCCATAGGGTTATTTTAGGTTCATAAAGGGTTGGACGAATACTTAGGGATGTTTCAGATAAAGTCGTACCAATTCCCAAGTTGCCTTGTTGATCGATTGAGAAATGGGATGCGCCGTTCGAAGCATAAATACTAAATATATGTCCATTGGGATTTGTCGTACCAATACCTAAGTTACCTGACACAATTGTACTACCTATAATATCAAGGGTTGTTGCTTGTCGCACTGCTGTTGTACCAATACCGATTCCACCAAGGTAAATATTTGATTGGGCATCACGGGCTACGAGATTGTTATAGGTACTGGTGGTCGAGGCATTAATAGTCCATGTTTCACTGGCTGAACCATCATATGAATTTCCTAATAAATAATCAACGGGTTGAATTTTATAACCTACATTGGATGCTGTACCGTTTAGATAGCTTGCTGTAATAATATTTGACGAAGATAATGTAAGGTTACCCTCTAAATAAGTATTTCCAATCACATGTAATTTTTCCACGGCAGAAGATGTTCCAATGCCCACATTTCCATTCAGGTAATAGACATTGCTATTAGATGGATTAAATTGCCAACCATCTATTAAATTTGTAAAAACTACTTCAGTATTATTTTGGTAAAATGATCCACTTACGCGAAAATTTCCAAATACATCCAGGGCATCTCGAGGGATTGTGGTTCCAATACCGACATTTGAAGAAAAAATGGACTGTCCAATGACGTCAAGAATTTCACGAGGATGAGTTGTTCCAATACCGACATTACTTGAAAACATAGCGGTTCCATTAACATCAAGTGTTTGACGCGGATAATCTGTGCGAATACCAACTGTACCACCGTCTGCTACAATCAAGGTTAATGTTTGATCGTCATAAAATTCGGCAACCGGTTGAGGACCTTCTTGAGTCACTTTAAGAGCAGGACCCGATCCTAAATTGGTAATATATAGCTGTTCAGTATTACATGTTATCGTATCTAGAATAACGGAATCTCCCAATATAACTAAATTTGAGGCGGTTAATGTACCACTGGTGAGAATATTTCCCTGGACATGAAGGGCTTCGGTTGGAATATGTGTTCCAATACCTAAACGATGTCCACTATTATATAGAATAGATACGGCAGGAACGTTTGTTGCCGGTACATAGAAATTAATGGTTTCATTACAATAACCGATGCCAGCATAATTGGTTTCGGTCAGTCCAGATTGAAAAAGGTATTCATTCGCAATGGAACGATCCACTACATGGCTTGCACGGTTATAGCGTTCTTCGTAATAAGCAAGAACATTGGAATTTTTATAAAATTTTAAATATTCATTCGATGAAGAAATGGCAAGTTGGGGATAAATACTGTCATTTGAAGCAGCAAGATTATTTAATAATACCAATTTAGTTTCTGGTAATGTACTTTGTACCACTAAGGCATCCACATTACATGCCAAAATAAACAATCTTGGATATAATGTGTCTTTCGCAATATAACTGCTCATACGACAACTCTAATATTAGAAGGGTAAAAAAAGAAATTTTACATGATTTGATCATAACTGCCATAGAGTGTGATCATAGTTAACATAGTAAAACCAAAGATTATAGTAATGATTGGACAATAGGACATTTGAGGAGATTGATAGGGATAATATTTGTCAGGAACGATATCTGTGTACATATCGTCTTCGGACATGCCATATTTTTTCGCGGTTTCTCGGGTACCGTGATGAAATGTTTCTTGAATCAAAAGATTATTAACTGCGTGTTTAATTGCTCGAGGAGTGCGTAGAAGTATGCGCGCAATTTCCTCATCTGAAAAACCATTTTGATATAAAATATTTAAAGATTCTAAGTCTGAATCTGTCCATAGCATATATTGATTTTTAGGAGCCATCATTACTATTTAAACGGCATTATGCTTTAAATAGTTTCATTTCTTGGATTTAGTTTTGGCAGAGTCTTTGCGTTTTTTGTCTTGGGTCTTCGCAGATCCAGCGCGTTGCTTATCCTGGGTCTTGGACTTGGCAGAACCAGCGCGTTGCTTATCCTGGGTCTTGGCAGATCCAGTGGTGCGTTTCTTGCCACCTGCCATTCCTAAGGTTGGGTTAAGATCGCGCATGAATTGTTCGGGAATTCCGGCACTGTAAGTGATACCTTGTCCGGAGGAAGAGAAGGGCATCGGGGTATTGTCTTGACTGACTTGAGCAGCCATGGCAACAGGGTCTTTAGAATCTACGATCAATCCAGATACATTGTATAGCTTGGACATATCAATGGCACCACCGCGTTTTACTTTGCGGGTAGCCTTCTTTTTACGACCACCTACTGTAATAGCATTTTGTCGCGCTGCCTCAGCTTTTTGTTCTTCTGTTAAAGGCGGTGCGGCTAAAGGTGATGGAGCTTCTTCTTCTGTTGGTGGTGTTACCTGTATTTGTTGTGGTAATTTGGTTGCCTCTTCTTCCTCTTCTTCTTCCTCTGCTTGTTGGTCTGCTGCTGTTGCTACTGGTGGCGCTGGTGCTGGTGCTGGTGCTGCTGCTGGCGCTTGTTGTTGTTGTTGTTGTTGTTGTTGTTGTTGTTGTGGTACTACTGGTGCTAGTGCTGGTGGCGCTGGTGCTGCTGCTCTGGCTGCTTCTGCTACTCTTGCTGCTTCTTCTTCCTCTGCTTGTTGGTCTGCTGCTGTTGCTAGTGGTGTTGCTGGTGCTGGTGCTGGTGGCGCTGCTGCTGTTGTTTGTTTTCTCGAAAATATACCAAAAATACCTGGTTTTAATGGCGCTAATATTTTTAAAATTCCAACAATTTGATTAGCAATATTAAGTAATGCTGTAACGTTTTTTTGAGAATCATCTTTAACATTATTATATTCAATGATTAAACCATTTAATTTTACAGCTTGTTGTTGTATATTTTGTGGTAAAGAATCTACATCTATTCCTTGAATATCATTCGCACCACCTTTCTTCATTTTACGAGAAGCTTTAATGGATTTTTTAAGACCTCCAGACTTATACATATTTCTACTATTAAACACTATAATTAAATTATATTTAAGGTAATATATGTTGTTTTTCTTTTTGACGAGAAACATCCATTGCCATTGGCTGAGTAGTAGGGAAATAATATTCTTTTAAATCTGTTCGACAAAAATTCTCCAGTACTTCAATCATAGTACGCGATAATTTTAAAAATGTATGAATATTTTTTTCAATTACTGTATACGGATCAAAACCATAAATATGTTTAAATTGCCCTGGAACCACAACATACAATTGATATAAAATCTCTAAAATATTTTCACGGGTATCTAAAAAAGTCGGCACGTAACTTTTGCAAGGATAACGTTCTGCCAAAATATACATATACACCTTTTGATAGTGGTTTAAATAAGTTATTAGATCTTGATATTTCTGACGATCAAATGTTTTTACAAAAATTAAATCCTGAGCAAGATCTGTAAGAACCTTATTTTCTTTTAAATAAATTAAACCCTTTTTAGGCGCGCCTTTAATCGCATAATTTTGACTGAATATTTCTGGATGTTTTTGCTGATCTTTATTTTCAGCATCTAAAAGACTCTCTTTTGATATTTGTTCTTTACTAACCTGTTGTTGTTTATATTGTAAATAATACCACGCAGCCGCACCCCAAATTGTTAATAAAAGCATACTCATAAGAGTTTTTACATCACTTTGTTGAATTTGATAAAATATAATAGCGAATAAAAAGATAAAGAAAAATAGTTCTACTTTAATATCTTGTATCTGTATCATTTGAATGGAGATACAACCTTGTAATAAGAAAAGATTATATGTTTATTATAATACAATAATGCGTTGAAAAAATTAAAATTAAAATTAAAAAGAAAACAGAAAAAGAAAAAATAATAATTATATTATTTTAAGCAGCCGAATCAATAAAATATAACACAAATGAAAAAAATATTAACCATAAACCAACATATAAACGACGGTCTTTCTTTGTAAAAACTAAAAATAAATCTCTACGATATGTTGCCCCACTAATATATTTACGTTTTGAAATAACTTCCGAAATATCTTGAATGATATCAATCATGGTCTGTAAAAAGCGACGGTAGAGTTCTTTGAGAGATAATTGATAAAAATACGCATTTGGATCCTTATCTTTTGGAATGCTCTTTGGGTACAAATTTAAAAAATCATTAATTTTTTTTACAAGTGCGTCTTTTTCTTTCCCCTCGTTTGAAATATCGATCCGTCCCCGTTCATTGAGGATGTCTTGATAAACTTGATCATAGTCTTTAAAATCCATTACTTATATCAAAGAATTTTTGATATTTATTTCAACCATTTTGCGAAATTTTTACGATTTTCAGAGGTATTGGGCGCATACCATTTCTTCTCTTCCTTATTCCATCTCGCCCCGAGTTGTTTTACTTGTTCTTTCTCATTAAAAGGGCAGTTCATAAACAATACATCCTCGGTAGATGATTCTTCTGATCGTGGAATGGTATCATTTGTAAGAAATGTAGATTTATATAGATTCAACGCATTAGTACAAAGGCGATCGGCACATTCATTCCATTTTACATTAGAATGTCCTTTTATCCAATTAAATTCTAGGTGATCAAAAACATTCGATTCAATAATCTCTAGAATTGGAACTAGAATTGCTAGCAAATGCTCTTTTTTTGTTGTTTTCTTTTTTGAGCATAGATGAACACATAGCTCTGAATCCGAATATACATCCAGATGCTTAATATCAAGAGTAACTGCCCGTTGAAGTCCGTGAAGAATCGCTGTCAGTTCACCTAGATTATTTGTTCCCATTCCAATATATTCTGAAAGCATATACATAACAGTCTCGCTTTCATCTACAATGATCGCACCCGCAGCACAATGACCCGGATTCGGATCGCAGCCTCCATCGGTATACAGTTGGTATTGAGTCGACATATTTTTTTAATATTAGTATTTGTAGATTATAGTTTAAATAGATAAACATTTTCAATTTTTTAGAAAAAAGTATAAAAATTATAAATTTAATGCTATTGTGATATGAATTAAATAATTAATTAACTATACGCACATTAAATTATTAAACATATTATTAAACTCGCGATGTAAACGATTTTTACAAATTTTATATTCTGGATTATAATAAACTTCTTTGAAAACTTTTTGAATTTTATTTATTGCTATAAACTTTCGAATTATCATTTCAATATTGTTATAGGGTAACTTTAACAAATAATCTAGATTCAATATTTTACTATTCCACTCCTTATCTGGATTTGCTTGAACAATTTCCCATGTTATATTTGGATTTTCACTTAAAGTACTCCAATTCCATGTCTTATCTGGATTCGAAGTGATAATGTCCCATGTTATATTAGGATTTTTACTTATAGCACTCCAATTCCATGGCTTATCTGGATTTGATTGAATGATTTCCCATGTAATAATTGGACATTTACTTATATAATACCAATCCCATGGCTTATCTGGATTTGTATTGATAATATCCCATGTTATATTTGGATTTCTACTTATATATAACCAGTCCCATGACTTATTTGGATTTTCTTGAATAATATCCCATGTTATACACTTTTTATCACTCAGTACCATCCAACACCAAGGAATATTAATTGTATTTTTTATAATATCCCATGTAATATTTTTATTATCAGAGATAGTAAACCAATCCCAAGGTTTATTTTTATTATTTTTAATAATATCAAATGTTATATTTTCATTTCTACTTAAAGCAGCAAATTCCATGGCATGTCTGGATTTGATTGAACAATATCCCATGTTATATTTGAATTTAAACTAATATACCACCAATTCCATGGCTTATCTGGATTATTTTTAATAATATCCCATGTTATATTTGAATTAAAACTTATTCCAAGCCATTCCCATGGCAATTGTGGATTTGATTGAATTATTTCCCATGTTATATTTTTATTACAACTTAATTGTATCCAAGACCATGGTTTATTTAGATGTTGTTTCAAAATATCCCATGTAATCATACTACTTTTACTTAAAGTTCGCCAATTCCAAGGTATTAAAGTATTTTCTAATTTACTTAAAATCCATTCCTTTTTAGCATTATCAATCTCATTCTGGAGCGGCTGCGACCGTGACATTGACATTATTGTTTATAATTTTTGAAAAATAAATTATTCAATTTTTTATATTTAACGATAATTTAAACATTATTTATCCATATTGGATCACTTGATGGACGTGTTTTCCTTGATATTACAATAAAACCTACCGCCGGAACAAAACTTCAAATTTCAATGTGTGGTAAGCTAATTGGAAAAAAGATAGTAATTGACGATGCTTTCAATAAGCAAGGATCTTACTCTAAGCTTCCCTATCGTTCACTTGTACAAGAGGATGAGGCTACTGACGTTCCAAATGTATTAGTATCCACAACAGGAAACATAAATCTAGAAAGAGCATCTGAATTATTATCAATCGCAAGTAAATGGATTAAAAAATACCTCATTTCCACGATTGAGGTGAAAGCAAAAGCAAGAGCAAATGGTACGGGTGAAAAGTTGCTTAATACCTTTGTAACACAAATGAATAATTAACGTTAAATTAAAGCTTATCATCAATCATATCTTTAAATTCACGTTGTAATCGATTACGACATATTTTATAATTTGGATTATAATAAGCCTCTTTAAAGGCTCTTTGAATTCTACATGCGGCAAAATATTGTTGAGCTATTTGTATAATGTTCGGCATAGGTAAAGTAAGACGAATATTATAATATGCGGGTGTATTGTAAATATCCCATGGATTATCAGGGTTTTCTTCAATAATATTTGAAGTTATGTTCGGATTATAACAAAAATATCGAAAGTTCCACGGTAAATTTGGATTTGACTTAATAATATCCCATGTAATATTATTATTGCTACTTACACTGTCCCAATTCCAAGGTAAATTAGGGTTTGATTGTATAATGTCCCATGTAATATTAGGATTCTTACTCAAATGATACCAATTCCATGGCTTTTCTAAAAATGTAATAACATCATTAAATGTAACTCCCATATTATAGCTTAGACGTGTCCAGCACCATGGCTTATCTGGGTTTTCTTTTAAAATATCACCAAGAGATACCTTTTTTATTTGTGGATTTTTCGCACTAAGCATATTCCAATCCCATGGAATATTTGGGTTATCCTGAATAATCTCCCATGGTATGTCATGGTTATTTATTACTATTTGCCAATACCATAACCTATCAGGGTGTAATAATATATCATCAATAGATATACCTTTATTAAAGCTAAGATATTGCATTACCCATTGTATTTCAGGATGTGTCTCGACAATTTCCATAGTAATATTTGGATTTATGCTCAACTCTCTTTCTGTCCATGGCAAGTCTCTATTTGTTTGAATGATTTCCCAAGTCATGTTTTTATGTTTTGTTAATTCTTCCCAGTTCCATGGCTTATCTATATACCTTTTAACGATGTCAATAGTAAGATCTGGATTCGAACTTAAATGTCTCCAATCCCATGGCTTATTAGAATATCTTTCAATAATGTCCCATCGAATATCATCATCTTTATAACTTAAGCATGACCAATCCCATGGCTTATCTGGGTTTTCTAAAATAGTCTCCCATGATATACTTTCATTTGCTCCTAATGTACGCCAATCCCATTGTATATCAGGATTAGATTGAACGATATCCCAATTTATAATTTTTTTATTAAAACATAAACTACTCCAATCCCATGGTTTATTTAGATTTTCACGAATAATATCCCAAGTAATATTCGGGTTATGATTCGTAAGAACCATCCAATTCCATGGTCTATTTGGACACGCTTGAATAATATCCCAGGTTATATTCGAGTTTGAATTCGCATAATAGCTCCATAACCATTGATTCGGTGGGTGATTTATTACATTTATAATCCATTCTCGTTTGGCATCCTGTATTATTTTTGATAGCATTATATTAATTCATAAAAATGATGTATTAGTTAAATATCATTTTTTAAAAATATAAAATGTAAATGATTTCTTGATTTTTAAAAATGTAATGAGTCACTCAAGTAAAGTTTACTTCCAGCCATTCTTAGACAATTCATTGTGTTCTTCATTATCTAAGCACCAATTCATCATACGATTTGGATGCCATGCTGCCGCCATCAAATCTTGTTTAATAATATCATTACGTTTAATCACACGAAGTCGTTGCTTTGTACTAATACGCTTTCGCCAACGCATTGCGTATGTACATGCCATTGCGAGTGGTCTATTTTTTGGATATAATACCATATTAAATATCCATTCGTAGTGTTTCCAAGCTGCGGATAATTCTTCAATAGAGGTTACGATAAGCTCTTCACTTAATGTATTAATATAATCACTATCATAAGAAGATAGTAAATAAATATCATTGTGATCTCTTGTCAAATGAGGACCAAAATCTTGATAATACTCACGATTTGGATCATATTCTTCAATTAAATCATTAATAAAGTCTTCAGATTCACTATCACCGTGTCCTCCCTCTCCCATTTTTAAACAATCAATTAGATTTTGTCCGATTACTGTTGTTTGATGTGCGCCGCGTGCCATCATAACACTGTATAGTTGACGAACAACCATTGGTACATTTGGCTCAATAAATACTAATTGAGATGGTATAGGAGGATGAAATACATCATTTAGAACAACCCAAAATCTTTCTTTTGTTTCCAATTTTTCATATATAGTAATCGTTACTACATCTGCCAAACATGTACGAGCGGATGCTCTAGAAACTTGAAACATAATTGATTATTATTTAGGATAGGACAGGGGGTCTTTTAAAAATATTTTATTCCTTTTATAAATAATTTCTTTTAAAAATCTTTCATTTTTTATTTTCGTTTAATTATTTTATATAGTGATTTTTCAAAATATAAAAATATATAATTAACTTTAAATTTACATTATTAGGTTCGTGTAGATCTTCTTTGTTTTCTTATACCGATTAATAATCTGTTAAAGTGATCCGATACTTCTTCTATAGAATTAATTTCAGATTCTATTTCTGCTTCAATTGGTCGTGGTTTTAAATTGCGAAACTCATCTTTCGCATCATCTGGTGATAATAAACATGCTACTAAATTTAATTTTTTATCTGTTGTACCTGTTTTAAATACATCTTCTGGAAAACCATTTGTTTCTATACATGTTACATATTGTGATATTGATGATGATACTATTGCGACAGGATTTTCTTCTAAAGGGATATCATGTAACATGTGTTGATTTACAAAAGATGAACATGAACTTGATTTTGAAATATGACTTTGAGGACTATATGGTACTGAAATTGTTGGACTAGGTGATGCAAATGAAGATGTAAGTAAGCATGGCGAACTATGTACCTTACGCATACCCTTTATTATATACTTATTACTTAATACTTAATAAAATGGAATTTAAAATATTCAATTTTTTAAAAATCTTTTTTTATTTTTTCAAATTCACTGCGTAATCGTTTACGACATATTTTTAAATTTGGATTATAATAAGCCTCTTTGAATGCAGATTGAATTTTCTTAGCAGCAAAATATTTTTTAGTAATAGTTACTATTTCATTAATTGGCAAATTTAATTTATTATTAAAATTAACAAATGAAAGTTGTAATGGTTTAACTCCATTTAATGGACAAATAGTATCAATCATATCAATTGTTATATTTGGATTTATTTTCATATTTTGCCAATCCCATGGTTCATTAATATTATCTTTTACTATATCCCATGTAATATTTGAATTAAAACTTAAGCTTTCCCATACCCAGGGCATATCTCTATTTGCTTGAACGATTCCCCATGTTATATTTTTATTACAACTTATATTATACCAATACCATGGCTTATCAAGATGTTGCTTAACAATTTCAAATGTAACACTTTTACTACGACTTAAAAATGCCCAATCATAATGTTTATCTAGGTTTTTTGTAAAAACCAAATTAAATATATCACTTTTAGGTATATTTAAATTTCTAGATAAAGACCACCAATTCCACTGTACATTTGGATTATTATATACAATATCCCATGTTATATTTGGATTTTTACTAAATAAGCTTAAATCCCATGGCTTATCTGAGTTAGCTTGTATAATATCCCATGTAATATTTGGATTTATAATTAAAGTATTCCAACCCCAATCAAAATTTAGATTTTCCTTTACTATATCCCATGTGACATTTTTATTTAAATGTAATTTATTATGAATTAAGGGTAAATTTAAATTATTTTGAACAAAATCCCAAGTTATTCTATCATCGTTACTAATACTATCCCAACACCAAGGCAAATCTAAATTTTCACAAATATTATTTAATGTAATTTGTTTATTACAACTTAAATGCATCCAACACCATGGCTTTTCTAGATGTTCTTTAACAATCTCCCATGTAAGTTTTTTATCATAACTTAATGAATACCAATCCCATGCTTTATCATGATTCTCTTGAATAATTTTACATGTTATATTAGTATTATTGGTTAAACTCTCCCAATTCCATGGCATATTCGGATATTCTCGTACTATATCCCATGTTATAATTGAATTTTTACTTATTATTTTCCAATCCCATGGCATATTTAAGTTCGTTTTTATAATTTCCCATGTTATGTTTTTATTTTTACTTAATAGTTCCCAATTCCATGCTTTGTTTGGATATGTTTTTATAATTTCCCATGTAATCTTTGAATTTAAACATATATAATTTATTTCTTTTTTTGTTGATGTTTTTTCAATAATTTTTAATATCCAATTATGCCTAGCATCCTCTATAACTTTCGATAAAGACATTTAATTAAAATGTATTATATTAATGTTAATTTATAAATAACATTATTCATTTTTTTAATCGTTATTCAAATAATAGTTAAATATTATGAATATTATATCATTATCATTATTGTTTATAGTTTTATAATTTATTTTTGTATATTCTAGGGTAGCTATATAATTGTAGCTACAAATAAAAAACCAATTTTGCCAAAATCTCCCTGAACAGTTGAATTCAAAGTCCCTATGGAAAAAAGGGGGTCATTGTTCCTTTGCTTGTAGCGTAATTTATAATTTTTCATGGGTTCTATATTATGTTTATGTATATTTATATTATCATATTAGTGTATTGTTTTATAATTTATTTTATTATATTTCAAGGTATCTATATATTTGTAGCTACTTTCAAATCCCCGATTTTGGCAAAATCTCCCTGAACAGTTGATTTCAAACTCCCTATTGGAAAAAGGGGGTCATTGTTCCTTTGCTTGTAGCGTAATTTATAGTTATATAGGATTTATTAGGTTATTTAAATTTATATATTATTATGATAACAATTATTATAATTAAATTAATATACTGTATGTAAACCTATAAACAGACAAATAAAGGGGTTTTTTCAAAAGTTCGGAGGGTTTTTAAATTCTATAGGGACTTTGACTTTTGCTTCGCCCCCCCCCGCTCATATAAGTGCTCACACTCATTGGTTTTTATGGTAATATATATATGTATTAATTATTATTTTCTATACTATTATCTATATGTTGCTCATAGACTATATAAATGATACTATAGACTCACCATATAGTTATTACGTAATTTAAATAGTTTAATATTAATATTTATTAGAATGATAACACATTTATAAACATAAATAATTCACAATTTCTTACATAAATTCACAATTTCTTACATAAATTTGCCAAAAGTTGATACATATTCACAAAAAATTAATATATTTCGCCAAAAGTTGATAACATATTCGCCAAAAGTTGATATGATACGGTTTATTTATCATTCTGATATTATTTATTATAATTAAATTAATATAAATATGAAAACCTATAAACAGACAAATAAAGGGGTTTTTTCAAAAGTTCGGAGGGTTTTTAAATTCTATAGAGACTTTGACTCTTGTCCCGCCCCCCCCCCCGCTCATATGAGAACTCATACTCATGGTTTTTATGGTATTATATATTTATATTAAGGATTATTTTCTATACTATTTTATATATGTTGCTCACGTGTTCAAAAAGCCCCTATAATTGCTCTAAATGTTCTTATGTAACTAATCGAAAATTTAATTATGAAAGACATATCAATATGGTACATGATATTCCATTGAGAGTTTCTGAGGAAGATTTAACAAAAGTTGATACAGATTTGTCAAAAGTTGATACAGATTTGTCAAAAGTTGATACATATTTGCCAAAAGTTGATACAACTGTATTAAAACTAGATAATCCAATTATTCAACCTCATAAGTGTAACACATGTTATAAATATTTTTCTACAAAATATTCATTAAAAAAACATATATCTAGATGTAATCATAAAGAACATCTAAATCAATGTATTGAATGTAAAAATATATTATCAAGCCTAAGTGCTCTTAATCATCATAAAAAATATTGTAAAGGTTTACCATTAATAGTTTCAAATAATAAACCAAATATAAATGTACCTGAATCAACCACATATACTAACAATATGATAGTACAACAAACAATAAATATTATAAATAATAATACAGTAAATATAAATATATTACCATGTCCTTTAACACGAGAAGAGTCTTTTGATTTTAATTGTGAGAATATAACCCATACGGTTTTAAAGCATATTTTACAGAATACAAATGATTCTTCTATACGTTTTAATCGATTTATTGGAAAAGTATTAGAGAACCCCCAGAATCAAGTCATTCGTAAAACAAATCCAAAGGATAATCATAGCTTAATTCATTTAGGAAATGGAAAATGGGAATTAGCCTATGATAAAGATACATTACCAATACTAACTCATCATATGACCACGGCTGCTCTAGGAAAAATCATAGAGATTGAGAAACAAGCATCCTTTTTAATTGAATCAATTAAAGGGTTTCGAAATCAAGTAACAATAATAAATCAAATGGACTATAATGAAGATGAATATAAAAATACTATTCAACGTATAAAATTAAAAATAGTTAATATAACCCAAGAATTATTAAGAGAAGAAAAATTATTAAAAAATGAAATATAGAATATGTTTAATGTAATTAGACCTAAATCTTAGATAACTTTCATCATATCTACATGACCAATCATATGACGACGGCAGCAATAACGAGTTAGTCCTAGTTTGTTTAGAATTTCCCCAGTTTTAACTTCGTCAAAGTATTGTAGAGATTCTTGTAGGGCTTCTTCTTTCTTTGTAATTTTTTTAGGTTTATCCGATTTTTCCTGCATTTGTTTAGTAAGTTTTTGAATTTCCTCTTCATACCAATCGTATTTATCCGCAAGAGTTTTATTACATGTCATACATTTAATAGGAATAATCATTTTTGTTTAGAATGCTGTTTTATAGTTATAGATAAAATATTTAAATAAAGATCAATTTTTACTAATTTATTTTTTTATTAAGATACTTTTAAAAGACAACATTTTTATACTTAGATGGTAGTTTGGTATATTTATCTAAATCTTCTTGAACAATACCATGTATATTAATGGCATTATTTAGAAGTTCTGATCGTGCGCTAACGATACCGTTTTTAAGTTGCATTTCATTTGCTGCGCTGATAAACATATCCTTTGCTTGTTCCATTTTTCCTTCCCGATGTAAAATTACACCATACAAATGCATAGCGTCCGGTGATTTTAAGTGTTCAACAACACGGTAATACTGTTTAATTTTTTGAAAATCATAGGGTATCTGATTGATCATCATTTTAAACATTTCCATAAATTCTTGATTGTAAATTAACATATTGTTTTCCATAGTAGTACTGGGCATAAATCCAACCTTACTTCCTTCTAAAGTAATACGATGTTGAGGGGATTTAATCCGGATTTGCGCATTAATATGAAGCCAGTAAGAGAATTGATAACGAAATGCCATACGGATGGTTTCTAAATAGCGTTGTAGTTCCTCCGCGGCTTTGGGTTGAATTAAATAGGCTTCTTTGCCAGGAAGAATTTTCGTATGTTTACGAATATCAATCAATCCATTGGTTCCAGTTTCAGGTTGGTTGGGCAATGATACGGATAGCATTAGCACGTCCCATGAAGATGTATCTAAATTGACTAAGAAGGCATCTAAATTCTTTTGAAATTCAGGTAAAATCATCGCATCGTCTTCCATAATCATAAAGAGATCATTACTTGTCATGGTTGGTAACTTAGATAGATTGACAATTTGTTTAAGGGCTTCTTTTTGTTTTAAAAGGTTTGACATTTGTTCTAGGTTTAGTGTTTGAATAAAGCGATCAAATTCTTCGTCACCTGTTTTTTCGTAATTAATTATTTTTTCAAGTTCCTGTGTTTTATTTTTTAATTCAGAAGGTTCATGTGACGTGATTTTAAAGATGCGAAATCGATAATCATGTTTTTGACAAGATGTTTCAATTATTTTACATGTAGTATTCATTGTATTTTCACGGAATTTAGCATTAGGTGAATGAATTAAAAAAACATTAAGGGAGCGCATCATAAAAAATTGAACGCTTTATTTCTTTATATATGCATATGATTCATTTAAAAACTTTGGTACTTAATATTAGATATGGAGTTCTGTAAGATTTGCCAAAACATGCTGTACCTTAAAACAGAAGGTGATCAAAATTTGGTAAGTTATTGTAAGTATTGTCAATATCATCAAGTAGATACACCGGAGATTGGAAAAGCAATTCGTATTTCAAAGACAATGTATTCCGAAGACGATCTATTGTATCAACAACATAAAAACGCTTATCTACGATTTGATCCAACCCTTCCTCGTGTTCAAGATCCCAAGATTGTTTGCGAAAATAGTGATTGTTCAGGACCAAAAGATAAACCCCAAGTGGTTTATGTTAAATACCATCCAGTTCACATGAAATATTTCTATACATGTGATTACTGTGGATATACATGGCGTAAAAAACAAAATCAAGCACAAAAAACAATTGAAATGACCAGTGAATAAAAAATGAAGGATCTTAAAGAAAAGTCGTAATAGTAGGTAGAAGTCACAATGGCACATCAAATAATGGATGATATTCAAAAGATTAAAACTGATAAATCAGATCATCTATCATCGCCTATTATGACAAAATATGAATTTAATGCGCTAATTTCACTACGAACAACCCATTTATCACGTGGTGCTATTCCATTTATTAAACTTCCAGAAGATATCAATATTCAAAGCAATATGCAACTAAGACGTATTGCTTTACAAGAACTTCGTGAAGGAAAACTACCCTATTTGGTAAGACGCCCTCTCCCAAATAACCGTATTGAATATTGGAAAATTAAAGATTTAGATCTAGTTGCCGTACGCAATCTTCTAAGAGATTAATAAATTATTTAATTAAATAAAATTTATAAAAATAAAAACGAAACAAAAAGCAAAACGAATATAAATATAAACATAAAATTTTTTTCTTTTTAAAAAGTATCTAAATGGATCCTCGTATCTTCTACAGCATTCAAGCCGCTTTAGTTTTCATTGTTGTCTCTTCCCCAATTTTATACAACCTAGTCCAAAGCGTTGTTGGTCGCCTTTTCACAGTCGCTGTTAAAGGTTGCCCAACCGTTGCTGGCTTAGTTTTACACGCCGTTGTCTTCGCCCTTGTCACTTACCTATTAATGGTATTCCAAGAAACAAAGGCGGTTGAAGTTCCCATGCCAGTTGTTGTTGTGCCCCCAGTAGTCGCTGATAAACAATAAAATACCAAAATGACCAAACCCCTATTATAAATAAACCAACTAACCCACGACGTATAATAATATTTACATTTTCCAACGATGACCACAATGAAGACATGAGAAGAACTGTGTCATAGGTTCATCCGCAGAGCGTGTTTGTAGTTCATAGTATGAACAACGATTCTTTTTACATTTTCCACATGTGTAACGATCAGTCATAGCAACTGCTTGAGGTTCGTATGCGGATTTATTACGAATTTGTTCGCGATCGATAATATCTTTCCAAATTTCGGGATACATATTTTCTGGACGAAAGGTAGCAATTTCATGGGGCATAAACTCTTGATCTTTGAGACGTTTTAGGAGGCGTTTATTACTAATGCTATATTTGGGATTTAAATTGCTATAAATGCTTTTAGTTTTTGTTACATATAGTTCTCGAAACATATCACATGTCCAACTAAGATGAATTTGGTGTTCCGTTGCATAATCAATACAAAAATTATAAATACCAATTTCGAGATCTTTTACTTCCAAATCAGAAAGTTTGAGATTTTTAAACAACTCTCGTGTATTACTACGTAGATCAGTCATTTTTATTACAATAACAATTATAATATTAAACAATTCATTTTTTTAAACCAAATAGTTAAATTTCTAATATGCTTAAAAAAATGACAATACTATAAATTACGCTACAATAAACCATTAAAATATGCCTCTTCAATCTTTTTTAACCAACGACCAAGTAAATGTCGTAGAACTCTATTTTTGTCCTGAACCAATTGATTCAAATGCTCTTAAATTTAATTATGGATGGAAAAATCTTCCATCAATTCCAATTCATCTTTTTAAAAACAGACTGGATCAAGAAGTAACTGAATACTGTCAACGTGATCTAATTTATAGTTATGATCGTTCAAATGACGCTCAGCGCACGTATCAAAAATTATGGGTATCTGATTGTGTGGATCATAATTTGTATACTGTAGCATTTCAAGAAGAATCGCATCCGACACATCGTTTTCCGTGTACAAATGAGATAAATGAAAAAAGAAATATTCATAAGATTCATTATAAAATAAACAATCGTATGTTTTTTATGATTGAAAAAGAAGATGATATTTGGACACTGTATATAAAATACAATCATGCTTCGAACGTAGAGTTAGATAAAATGAATGAAGATTGGAATCAAACGATTCAAAAAATTTCAAAGAGTATTTATCGCAAGCATTGAACAGGTGTCCATTTATTCGTATTTAGATCATAATTACATTTAAATGGTATCGAAGTAGCAACATTTAGATTCTTGAAAATATTGCGTAGCATTTTACTGAGCATTAAAGATGATACAGAAGCAATTCCCATCTTTTGAAGTGAATTTTCATTTTCATATAAATCGTAAACATCTGGTTGTTCAGTTTTACGAAGCCATACCATTTTATCATTTTCAGTATATGTAGTTGGTACAATTGGTTTATTAATATTAACATTAGTGTTCATTTCAGTAGTGGCTGCTACAATAGGTACATGGGTATGGGTGGCAGTCGCACTATTTTCTGTTTTATTGATGGTATTAGTTGGTACCATTCTCTCTTGGAAATCAGGCATATCTTTAACTTTACGAATAACATTCTTAATTAGTTCGTCATTAAAATTCATGAGTTTTGGTTTATATTTCATAGGTTGTGGCATGAAATAAACACCCCGATTTGTATAAGGAATATCTTTTGCGAATTCTAACATTTTGCTAATATTAAATTGATCGCATTCAAAGTATTTTTTTACTTGATATTGACAAACATCCATAAGATCATCTGGTGTATAATGTTTGTCTAGCATTTCATAGGCGTATCCAATGCGTTGTGACAAGGGTTGATTGTTGAGATATTTCCCTTTATAAATAATAACATCATTAATCAAGAATATCCATTGACCTTGTTTATCCTTTACCATTTCGCCTTCAATCAGGGTATTCTCGAAAATATCTTCTGTAAATTGTCCTTTGGTTAGGATAATGCGTGGTTTTTGATAACCGGGTTGTACTTTTTTATCAATATACATCATTTGGGGAACATCTTCGTATTTTGTAAAATAAAGAAAATAAGGGTTTCCATTTGATCGAAGACAAACCCAATGTGGTATGGTTTGTATATATTTAAATTGGATATCATCGAGTTTAAACCAATGTTTTTGTAAAATTCGGAGTTGATATTTTTTTTCCAATACATTTAGAATCCAGTCTTTGGCATCGGAGCATTTGATATTAAAAGCGATGCGATCACAAAAAGAAATAATACCAGTATGCATAGTGAGAATGATAGTGTTAAAATAATATAGAAATCAAGTTTTTAAGTTGGTTTATTTTTAATTGAGCTATATTTAAACCTATCAATTTATACACTATATCTTGGTCTATAGTATTGATATAATTTACATAGGGTAATATTAGTTCCATTATATTTCAATTAATAAAAATTAATAGTTCCTGAACCTGCTGTTATATTATACACTTTTGAATTACCTAATTGCACTTCAGTGTAAGTCAATCCCGCTGAAAATGTTGCGAGGTATATTGAAGAAACTCTAAGAATAATTACACCTGAACCTCCCGCACTTCCAGCATTTGGAGATCTACCAGCTCCACCACCACCACCTGTATTTACTGTACCCACTTGTCCTTCTCCTCCACCGCCACCATTTCCTCCTGATCCACCAGTTCCTGAATGTACACCACCACCACCGCCTCCTCCGCGATATATTGAACTTCCAGTTATCGTAGATACAACACCAATACCACCGTTTCCTGCAAGGGTAGTTGTTTGAGAATCTTGACCTATAGCTCCGGCACCACCTCCTCCAGCACCCGTTCTTCCACCGCCTCCTGGAATGGTGCCGTTACCACCTCGGAAACCTTGACCAGTTGTTCCCGCCCCGCCAGCTTTTGTTCCTGATTCATAATTTCCAGCTCCGCCACCTGAGCCACCGGCGGCACCCACACCACCACTATTCGTTCCAGCACCACCACCGATTGAGGTAATTGTGGAAAAAACTGAATTATTTCCATTTGTTCCTGTTGTATCAACAGAACTTGTTGTACCACCTTGACCACCTGTTCCAACTGCAAGCGTATATGCAGTACCTATTATACCATAAAATGGAGATTCTGTTGCGCCCCCTCCACCCGATGAATCACCAATGCGATTAGTTCGATAGCCTCCGGCTCCACCACCTGCGCCAGCATTCATGCCCCCACCACCACCACCAGCAATAACAAGATATTCTATAAGAAATGATGGAGCTTTTACTAATGGGATCCATGCCGTTGCTATTGGAGAATAAAATTCGGGTGTGCCATTATCAATGTTGAAACGTAGCATGCCAGCAATTGAAACAGTTGGTTGTTGCGCAGTTGTTCCTGATGGAATAATCATAGCTCCAGTGTCATTGACATGTAATTTTGCTAAGGGAGCATTGGTTCCAATACCAATATTACCTCCATTTCCTACGAATAAAGCCACACCACTTTCTTTGTCATAGAATTCTGCCACACTATTTGCTCCAGATTGGGTCACTTTAAGTGCCGGTCCCGTCCCAGCATTTTCAACCACCATCTGTTCTGTATTGCTGGTGATTGTATCCAGACGCACAAAATCTCCAATGACACTTATATTGGAACACACAATATTTCCAGACGCATAAATATTTCCCCGCACATCTAATTTTTGAGTGGGCAATGCGGTACCCATGCCGACATTTCCATTGTCTCCAATGATCAAAGCGTTTCCTGCGATGGTAATATTGCTAGCATATAAAGTACCTAAAGCTGTAATATGCTGGGCAGTAAAATCTAAGGGAGCATCATTTACTTTCGATGAAATTTTCATCCCACCTGTAGCATTGTTACGAGAAATACGGGTTCCGCCCAAATCAATCGTGTTACCAGATAAATACAAATCGCGCCAACGGTAATTGCTTGATCCTATATCATATACGTTACACGAGGTTGGATAAATTGACCCAGTTATAAACACATTACTGTCTTGGATTCGCACGGTCTCATATTTTGGTTGTATCGAAAAATTAGTTAGATTATCATTACTAGTTCCTGATCCGATCGTATAAAAACGATGGGCGCCAGCTATATAATCGTTTGTTACGTTTACCAATGATGTCATCTTAACATTTTGATATAAATAAAAATAATAAATAAGGACTTAAATCTGAATGCCCGCACTGTGGATCGAACACAGGACCTCTTGCTTACAAGGCAAGCGCTCTACCACTGAGCTATACGGGCAAAAATATTAAATGTTTTAATGTTAATATTATTAAAATAATAAGGGTTTATTGGTTTAAATAAGTTTTGGAATTTTTAGCATAACAGATTGGAATATTCGCCACAGGTAAATCCTTGGACATTTCCTTAGAGGGAGGGCAGCATCCAATGGTTTGAAGAGGATAATCTAATTGAACACCATTTTTAACTTCCGGAAAATAAGTTTGGAACATTTTTTCTTTCTCTGTTGTGGGTTCTAATTTGGTTTCGGCAGTTCCATTAGTTTCCTTGGTTTCTGCTGTTTTAACAATGGTTGGATAATAAATAGTTTTAGCTTCTGATTTAATCATCAGCATATATAAAATTAAAATTGCTACAAGGATAACTGTAATTGAAATAAATAACATCTTTACTTTACTATTATGAAATATTTTTAGAGAACTGCCGCTTTAATAGCTGCGAGGTTGGCTCCTACGATTTTTTCAAAAATTTTACCATGTTTGAAAATAATAATTGTAGGAAATGCGCTTATTTCGTAACTAGTCATCAATTGATTTACAACTTGTTGAACAGCAACATCTGGATGATCTCCATTTACTTTTAAAACAACTACATTTTCGAGTTTTTCTAAATGCGGAGTAAGCATTTTACAGGGACCACACCAGCTCGCATAAAAATCTACCAAAATGGTTTGTTTAGTATGAATATATGTTTGTAGTGTTGTTTGGATATTAATATCTGTAATATCAGTTATCATTTAATATTAACTAGAAAAAATTATAAAAAATCTGTTTAAACCATTTTTCATTAGAATATAATAATAAGATGATTATATTGGAAAGTATTTTATACGGACTATGTATTTTTTATTGTTGTGATTCGATTGAAAAATGTTATCGATCAAGATATCAAAATCGTGAAGAATTAATCCCTATTATATTACATACGACGACAACGATATCCTCTAATTCTCAATTTCTAGATATCGAACGTATTGCCCCATTAATAGATGAAACAGCTATTCCTGAAGAGGATTCTTGTCCAATCTGTTTGGAACCTCTAAATACTTTACGCTACAAAAGAAGAACCCAATGTGGACATACATTTTGTTCGGAATGCCTTCATGAATGGTTAAGAAAGAAACCCAATTGTCCACTATGTAACCATTCATTTATTCATTCCTAAATCGAAATCAAAGGCGTAATGTTTCAATGGCATAGGCATAAGTTTGTTTAAACCAATGAACCGTTTCTTGAATACCATCACGTAGGCATACGAAATCCATATGGCTTAAGCTGGGATGGGGTTCGACCGTTTTCTTATATTGTCCATCCGCAAATGTTGAATCAAATACAAGCGCATGTTCGTAATCAAAACATTGGGCAACACGTCTAGCAATATATTCAATGGTTACTTGTGATTCTTCCGCTGGAGGTGAACAGATAAAACGCCCAGACTCTGTACATTTATGAACACTCCATAGAATTATTTTTGCGAGATCTCTGCTATGAATAAATTGACGAATTGGTTTTCCAGTACCTTTAACGACGAAAGGTGTATCGGATTTCTTAGCTAAATAGCAGCGATGAATTAAAGCTGGCATAACATGGGCATCATTTAAATTAAAATTATCATTGGGTCCATAAATATTCGTAGGAATTAAACAAATACTTTGAATACCTTCTTGTTCAAGAATACGACTATGAACGTCCATCATGCGTTTCGCATAAGCGTAACCTTCATTTGAAGGATGAGGAGGACCCGCATGTAATACATCTTCGGTTAAAGGCTCATAACCATCTGGAAAAATACATGTGGACAGCATGCTAATCATTTTTTTTACCTTATGAATGCGGGCATATTTTAATACAAAGGTATTCATAAGAAGATTGTCTTCGTACATTTTAGCCCGTTGTTCCATATTTTTAAATAGTCCACCCACGTTTGCTGCTAAATGAATCACAATATCGGGTTGAATTCGTTCAAATAGTCCACGAACATTTTCTTCACTTGTTAAATCACCATCTTTAGATGAAAGAAATGTCCAATCACTTATGAATTCTGTAAATGAAGATCTAATTTCTGTTTGTAAAGCACTACCGACGAGACCACTCGCACCTGTTACGAGTACTTTCATTTAAGCAATTAAAAATATTTATGTTTAAATGGAAAAAGTTGCTTTTATAACAGGGTTAAATGGACAAGATGGTTCATACCTTGCTGAATTATTACTTGAAAAAGACTATTTCGTATATGGAATTATTCGTAGAATGTCGCTTATAAATACAGAGCGTATTGATCATTTATTTAACCATCCAAACTTTAAACATTTTTATGGGGATGTCACGGATACGTCGTGTATGTTTCAATTATTAACTAAAATTTATAAATTACATCCAAATGCGTCTCTTGAAATATATCATTTAGCTGCCCAAAGTCATGTGAAAATATCGTTTGAACTTCCAGAGTATACGGCAGAGGTGGACGCGATTGGAACATTGCGGTTATTGGATGTATGTAAATCATTAAAGGAAACTTATGAATTATCCAAAGAACGTCTTAAAATTTACATTGCGTGTACCTCTGAAATGTATGGCAAAGTCGTTGAGATTCCTCAAAATGAAAACACACCTTTTAATCCTAGATCACCTTATGCGATTTCAAAGCAATTTGCGTTTTACTTTGGTAAAAATTATCGAGAGGCGTATGATATGTTTATCAGCAATGGAATATTATTCAATCATGAAAGCCCTCGACGTGGATTTAATTTTGTTACACGAAAAGTCACGATTGGTCTTGGTAAAATCCTAAGAGGTGAAATCAATCATCTAGAAATGGGAAATATAGATTCTATACGTGATTGGGGACATGCGAAAGACTTTGTAAATGCGATGTATTTAATTCTTCAACACGATGAACCCGATGATTTCGTTATTGCGACTGGAGAAACACATACAGTAAGAGAATTTATAGAAAAAGCATTTTTAATTAAAGGGCTTCAAATTACTTGGAAAGGAGAAACAGGATCTCTTTCAGAGGTGGGTGTGGATCAAAACGGAATTATGCGAATCTGTATGAATGAGAAGTATTTTCGTCCCACAGAAGTAGCGTATCTTCAAGGAGATGCGGCAAAGGCAAAACGATTGCTTGGATGGGTACCAGAATGTACGTTTGATCAGCTTATTACTGAAATGGTAAATAAAGATTCATAATCAAAATATAAACGTAAATAAAAACAAAAAAATTACAAAATATCTGTATAAAAATAGAAAAATTGAAATTAATATTTTATTTAAATTAATATGCCAGCTGAACGAACCGTAAGAAAAAACATCAGGTACAACCCAATCATGTCGCTTACTCCGAATGAGATTTTCCTGACGGCTGAGAACCAGCGGATGGGTATGTTCCATGATTATAAGCTTAACGCTTCTGTTGAGCGAATTTTCAATGGAAAGCTACAAAATGCTAAAAACTTTGATCTAGATGATTGGATTGATTATGAGAGCAACATGTATGGCTGGGTTGAAGCGCGGATTATCCGTATTATGAGCTGTCCGAATGTGAAAGACGAGTACGAGCTGGAATTTACGCTGGAAGATGGTGTGGTTGTTAAAGAGTTTGAGGAGGGTCGTTATCTTTGAAACAACAACACTTGATAAAAATAAACCAAAAAGAAAATAAAAACTTTTATATTTTAGTTTTCGCTTTCGCTTTATTTAGCTTTGGTTTTGGTTTTGATTATCTTTTTAGATTTTATTTTTTTATTTTTTCCACCCATTAATGATAAATCACTTTGAATATCAATTAAGGCTGCTAGTTCTGGATTCATTGGAAGTCTTTTTGATTTAATTGTAGCGTAACTATCTGTTTCTTCATTTTTAGGTGTTTTTCCTTCTTGTGCTGGTGATACAAATGGACCTTTTGTATTTCCAAATAATTTTTTTGGAGGCATTGTAACTTTTTACGCTACTTGTAGATTAGTTATTTTTTTGATTGAATAAAGGCTTCTTTAAAAATAGTTAATGCGCGACTGCTTGCTTCTTTATGATCAATGATGGGCGCTGGATATTTAACATCCGTATATTTTTCTCGGACTTTTGGATCAAACCACTTATGAATATCTTTCGAAGAAACGCCCTCTAATTCTGGTACCCATTTCTTGATATAAACCGCATCTTTATCGAATTTATAGGATTGAATAAAAGGGTTAAAGGGTGGTCTAAAATAGGGTACCGCATCTGGACCCGTAGAAGACGCAAATCCCCATCCAGCCGTATTGCTATATATATCAGCATCCACCAAATGGGTATAATAGTATTTTAATCCCCATCGCCAATCAATTAATAAATATTTTGTTAAAACCGATGCGCATAGCATACGAATTCTGTTATGCTGATGACCTGTTTCATTTAATTCACGCATACCTGCGTCAACCAAAGGATATCCAGTTAAACCCTCACTCCATTTTGTAAACACATCTTTATCGTAAGACCATTTAATCGATTTATCTAATTTATCATGAAGGGCTTTTCCACGCTGTAATTCAGGGTGAAAGGTATAAATTTTTAAATAAAAATCGCGAAATACTAGCTCTCGGATCAATCCATGTTCTTTTCCGAATAATTTTACTATTTCCCAATACATTTCCCTTATTGAAACAGTGCCGAACTTTAAATGGGGAGACATTTTCGAAGTTTTTGCCAATGCTGGAAAATCCCGTTTTTCTTCATAGTCTTTAAGATCCTTTAAGTGTTTTAAACCTACGAGTGCGTTGGTTCTTCCACCTCGAATAGCAAGGTTATGATTCTCTTGATAAAAGGTCTCTATTTTTGAAAAGGGGAGCGAGTCTTTGAATGTTTGGGAAAGATAGTGTGTTTTTGTATGTTTGAATGTAGCTACATGTTTTATAGGAATTTCTTTTAATATTTTCTTATAAAATTGAGATAATACCATATATGGTCGCTCATTATCAACCAATCCTTCTTTTAATGGTAATAATCCATAATCTTCATTTTGGATAAAGTCTATTTGTTTAGTACCGCACCATTTTTCAATAGCACTATCACGTTCTTTCGCATAAACACTATAATCTTGGTTGGAATAAAAGGCTTTAAATGGATGGGCTTTATAAATCTTTTTAAGAACATTCACATGTGTTCCATAGAACATATTTAAATGCGTATCAACTTTGGCTAATTGTTTATTTAAATCAACCAATGATTCGCACATAAACTGTACGGATGGATTTGAAAAATATTCATTTTTAGATGAATCGATTTGTTCGGGTGTAAATATAAATACAGGTATAATTTTATAACCGTCTTGGATAGCTTTTATTAAAGTTGTATTATCTTCTAATCGTAAATCTCTTTGAAATAAAAACACAGCAGCCATCTTTAATTATTAAATATAAACTTTAAAAAATGATATAATTATATTTAACAATAAATATAATGAATATAAAAAGTATTAAATATTATTAAATATTATTATATATAAGATGGAAAGTCAAATTTTACCACCGAGTGTTCAATCACGTTCTAAAAAATTAGCGATCTTTGATTTTGATGGGACATTAGTTCAACCCAAAGAAGGTCGTCGCTTTCCAAAAGATAAAAATGACTGGGAATGGCTAAGACCTAGTGTTCCTAAAAAACTTAAACAATATGCTAAAGAAAAATACCGTTTGGTTATTGTTACGGATCAATCAAAGCCTTGGAAGGTAGAAATGATTCAAGACGTAATTCAAACACTAAAACTGTCAATAACTGTTATTATCGGCGTTAAAGAAGATCAGAAACCAAACACACGTCTATTTTTATCTTATTTTACACCTGAGAAAAATATTGATATAGAGAATAGTTTCTATGTAGGAGATGCGGCTGGACGCTCAGGAGATTGGGCAGATCGTGATATACAATTTGCGAAAAACATGAATCTTAAATTTTATGTACCTGAAGAAATATTCGATGCCACACCAATTCGTGCCTTTCCAAAAATAAAAATGCCAAACCAGAAAGAAATAATTATTATGATTGGATATCCTGGATCTGGAAAATCAACTTTAGTTAAAGAACAACTTGTTTCAAGTGGATATTATAGAGTTGATGGAGATGTATTTAAAACAGCAAAAGCAATGATTAAAGAAGCTAAAAATTATCCAGATAAATCAATTGTATTCGATGCGACAAATGGTACACATGAAAGACGTCAAGAATATATTAATTATGCGAAAGAGATTGGAGTACCTATAAGATGTGTATGGGTAAATACACCTATTGAAAAAGCACTAGAACGTGTAAAAAAACGTGAACAAGAGATTGGTGTACATGTACCAGCTATAGCCTTGTATCTTTATCGTAAAAAGTTTGAAGAACCTACATCAGATGAATGTGAAGTAGTTAAAATAGATCAGCTTTAATTTACTATTAAAGAAAATATGATATATATATATCATAAATGAGACTGTGCTGTTGTAAGATGGTGGATCCAATGGAAATAGATGAAAATCCAGAACAAATAGTTTTAAACAAAACTAAACGTAAGAATGCTGTTTTAGATAATAATATAAATAAGCCACTACCTAAAAAACGTAAAAAGAATATACCAAAAACAGTAAAAGAAGCTGTTTGGAATACTTATATAGGTGATTCTTTTGGAAAAATTAAATGCCCTTTATGTCAAATGAATGATATAACACAATTAAATTTTCATTGCGCCCATGTTATTGCCGAGGCAAAGGGTGGTAAGACAACCATTGAAAATTTACGTCCGATTTGTGCTTCCTGTAATTTATCAATGGGTCAAATGAATTTATTTGATTTCCATAATAAATATTTTAAGTTATGAATAGTATTAGTTTGGTAAGAGTTAAGTAATTATTTTTATAAATAAATATACATCAAATAGTTATTTTTTAATTTTGTAAAAAGTTTTCCTAGTGAATTATAGAAATGCCTCCATTAAGAAAAAGTAGTTTAGCTTCTGTAGCATCTTCCGCATCTTCGATGGGTTCTTTAGCATCGTCGGCATCATCGGCATCGACAAATTCTTCCAGATCTTCATCTGATTCATCAAGTAATGATGGTGAAAAAACACCAGCTCAAATAGCTGCTTGCGTTCGTAATGTAGCTAATTTTAGTCATGTAAAACCATTTCATTTATTAGATAAGAAAAACTTCAATCCCGAATTATTATCATATTATTTAGAACAAGCCGCACCAAAACTAGTAAGTTTATTTGAAAAAATAGAAGCATTAGATGCGGCTGACATGAAAAAAGAAGGCAAAGTTTTTAAACATATGATTTTCACTGATAATAAAAGCAGTTCTTATGGAGCCAAGATCATCGCATCTGCTTTTATTTCCAAAGGATTCCAGCCTTCTTTCCATGTTCAAGGTACTGGATTTACCCTTCATCCTGAAACTAAATTAATGGAAACCAAGGGTAATAATTTTTCATTATTAATGAGCAAAACGGTGTATGATCGCCCAATGAATGTTAAATTCAAGAAAACAGTTTTAGAAATGTACAATCGCCGTCCAGAAAACACCCAAGGAGAATTAACTCGTTTCATCATTTTAGATCAAGGATTTAAAGAAGGTATTGATTTATTCGATGTAAAATATGTACATTTATTTGAACCCCTTGTCGTAAAAGCGGATGAAAAACAAGCAATTGGTCGCGGTACTCGTTTCTGTGGTCAACGTGGATTAGAGTTTCACCCTCGTTTTGGCTGGCCTCTTTATGTGTTCCGTTACGAAGTAAGTATTTCACCAAAAAGCAGACTTGAATTACGTGGAGCAAAACAAATGTTTGAACTTTATTTAAAATATGCTGATATTGATTTACGAAAAGTTGTATTTGCGGCTGAATTAGAAAACGCGGCTGTAGAGGCGTCAGTAGATAAAGAATTAACACAAGCCGTTCATAATTTTTCGATTGAAAAACCTGCTCCAATCTTACAACAGGGTGGTATAGTATTAAGATCAAACGTACCCAAACCACCTTCTAAAATATACAATAGCTTATCAAATATGCGCGCCCATATAAATAAGGGTTACAAGTTGTTTTCATATCCCAAGGTGAAATTAGAAAATCAATGTAAAGACATGACTGGAGGTGTCAAACCACAATTAGTTCAATTTACACCGACCCAAGACTTTATTCGTCATTATTTCCAACCTGAATCAGCATACAAAGGTATGTTACTATTTCACTCAGTTGGAACTGGTAAAACATGTAGCGCAATTGCGACAGCCAGTACAAGTTTTGAAAAAGAAGGTTATACAATTTTATGGGTAACTCGTCATACACTCAAGAGTGATATTTGGAAAAATATGTTTCAATGGGTTTGCAGTATGACAGTTCAAGAAAAATTAAAAGATGGATCCCTTAAATTACCCGCAAACCTTGGCAACCCTAAAAGATTTGCCCCACCTGAATGGATGGAACCCATTTCCTATAAACAGTTTAGCAATATGTTACTCAAGAAAAATAATATTTATAATGAAATTGTTAAACGTAATGGCGCAAAAGATCCTCTTCATAAAACATTAATTATTATTGATGAAGCTCATAAACTATATTCATCAACTGTAGTTGGTAGTGAAAAACCACGCACTGATATTTTAGAAGAAATGATTCAAAATTCATACAAAGTCAGTGGTAAAGATAGCGCCCGTGTTCTATTAATGACTGCCACTCCATATACAGAAGATGGTATGGAAATGATTAAATTATTAAATTTATTACGCGAAAAGGATCCTTTACCTGCCGATTTTGATGATTTTAGCAAAAAATACTTAGATGATCAAGGATTTTTCAAACAAAAAACATTAAAAGAGTTTCAAGATGATATTAGCGGCTATATAAGTTACCTAAATCGTTCTCAAGATGCTCGTAACTTCGCTCATCCTGTATTAGAAGATGTATTTGTAGAATTAACAGAAGAAGCAGAAGAGCCTGAACCTGTATTAAATTCAAAAGGAAAACCGATTAAAGAAAAAATAGTTGGTAAATATGAAAAATGGATGAAAGAAATTCGTGAAAATATGAAAAATAAAAAGGTATTTATAAAAGACGCAAAAAGTGATTATAAAGAATGTATAAAAGAGCAAAAAGGTGCTGTTAAATTACAAAAATTAAAAATTGCTGCTAAGATAAAAGAGGAAATTGAACAAATAAAAGATGACAGAAAAGATGAATTGGAAGAATGTAAGGAAAAACCAGTTAAAGAACGTAAAGTGTGCCGTGAAGAAATAAAAGAAAAATATAATACTATAATTGCTGAGAAAAAGAGCGAAAAGAAAGATACTATTCAACAGAACAAAAATGAAGGATGTATTGAACCAATGAATGATTTAAATGAATTATTAAGCGAATTACAAGAAATTAAAGATGAACAATTACAAGTAAAAGGTTATCAGGAAGCCATTAGAACCCAGTTAAAAGAATTATCAAAAGAATCTGAACACTTACGTGAAATATATGAAGAAGACAAACCCAAATATAAAAAATTACAAAGATCGAATAAGGCTGAATCAAAGAAAATACGTGCTATAAAAGATAAGGTTAAACGTATTGAAGCAATGAGAAAATACCGCACAACAAACTTAAAAGATTTGAAAGAGTTTAAGAACAAAATAACTGCTATGAAAGCACGTTTATCAGCCATTAGAGAAGCTCGTAAATTAATTAAATTACAATTAGGTAAAATAAAATTAACAAAAATATCTCAAAAATTAGCACTCGAAAAACGTTGTAAAATATAAAAATAAGTAAGTATAAATAATATTTTTATTTATTCTAGAAAATATTTATAATCGGTATTATAATTATTTTTATATTCTTTAAAAACTTTTATTGTTTTTGTATTATTATCTATAAAATATTCTCCTTTACATAGCATTTCACGTGCTATTTTTACAGATATATAATCGATTGAACCATCAATTACATTAATTGTACTTGTTTTTTTACAATAGCCACTAACAGAAATAGATGTACTTTCATTTAGATTAGCATTTAGGTTAGGATTAGGATTAGGGTTGATAAAATATTTACAATTTTTACATAGAGGAAACTTATTTTCATTGATTAGAGGTACTTTTACAAAATTTTGTAAATTGGTAGTAGGTTGTGTAGATATTTTAGAGTGAAACATATTAAAGTTTATATATTATAAATAATAAATATAGCTTTATATCAAATGCTTCTTTCTAAACACACTATTGGTAATGTTCGATTATATGATTTAAAAAGCAAAATAAATACAAATTTAATTCGTAGTGATTTTAATAAAATTAAGTACCCTTACAAGAATGTGTCTCGTTTTAAATATATCGATACACATAAAATTATTAAATTAGAAAATAATCAGAATTACCCAGATTTTAAAATGATTCATAGTTCTGGTAGTGAAGAAATGGTTTATTTATCAATGTTATTTTTCATTGAACAAAATAAATTAGAAGTAAATACGGAAATATTATTAGAAGCATTTCATATGAATCCGTATAGTTATAATGACACGGAATGGTTTAATGATAAATCAAATAAAAAAGCTATTTTATGTGTACAAAAAGAAGGTGTTCGAAAATCCATATTTGAATTAACAGATGATATTTTACTTACGAAAGAAGGATTTAAATGGGATATTTTTCCCGGGGAAATGATAATCTTTGATTCAGATAAAGTGAATCAACGTTATTCAAAAAATGAATTCGAAAATGAAGATGGGTTTCAAGATTTACTAATTATAAAATCAACATAGATTTATTTAGTAAATGCGTGTGGAGCATAGATACCTTGCGAAAAGACAGCTGCTGTTCCGAGACCCATAAATATAATTGTATTAACCCAAGAAAGAACCGTTTTTCCAAAAAATTTCCAATTAACTCCCTCCATTCCTTCGATTAATCCAACACCCATAATACCACCTGTAATACATTGAGAGGATGATGTAGGAAGACCGTATTGTGACGCGATCATTATAACAAATGATGTAGCTAATTCAGCTGAAAATCCTCGTGTTGCTGTAATTTTTGATAATTTAATACCTACAGCTTGTGTTACTTTATAACCGTACGTTGCCAAACCAATAACCAGACCAGTCGCACCTATAATAATAATCCAAATAGGTGATGATACAGATGTTTGTATTTTATTGGTATTTACAATATCCCATATAGCAGATAATGGTCCAGCCATATATCCTACTTCAGCAGCACCGTGTGCGAAAATTACACATATAGCTGAGAATACTTGTAGATATTTAAATACGTTTTCAGTTTTCGGATCAAATACCTCTGCGTTTTGATGTATTTCTGCGATTGTTACATCTTCGTCAATTATTTTATGAATATCTTGGTTAACTCCTTTCAGTAATACCATACTATTCTGTTTTGAAGATTCGGTTTCGATGATTACTTCTTCGACGACAGGGATTAACTCTTGTTTTTCGATATGACGTTTTAATAAGGGAACGCCTACAATTCCTGTTAGTAAACTAGATCCACATGCTATAATACTTGTAACCCATAATGTTTTTTGATCAGACCAATTATCATTTCCTTGGAGAGATTTTTTAGCACCTTTTGTAAATACAAAATAGATATTAACCCATGTTGTTAATAAAACCAGTGGAGGCATAACATAATAGGATAGTTGATACGAATTAGGGCGTCTTAAAATAAGTGAACGCGTTGACCAAAAAATAAATGCGGATGTAGCGCCCGTTAAAATTGGAGATACAAACCATGACAGTGCGATAGGTAAAAAACCTTTATATGGGGGAAATGATTTAGGGTCAGATTTAATCCAAAGAACACCATTCTTTCCACCATATACGAGAGAGAATCCAATAATACCACCTATAATTGAATGGGTGGATGATACATTTAATCCATAATAAGATGTGCTTGCTAACCAAACGGTACCAATAACTAAATTACACATCATACCATAAGCATATACCATTGGATTACTTTTAAACACAGCGATATCAGCAATTCCTCCAGCAATTGTATCAATCGATACACGTCCTAACACGAGCGCGCCTGTAAATTCAAAAATTGCTGCTAAAATAACAGCTTGTTTCATTGTAAGTGTTTTAGCACCAACAGAAGTACCAAAAGCATTACCTACATCATTTGCTCCGGTACCCCAACCAAAACCAAATGCGCCGATTGTACCTACAATGAAAATCCATAGATATTCTGATAACATTCTTTCTTAACTGTGTATATATATTAATTGAGATATCCTTATATACAATGTAAATAAAAACTTGAAATTTAATTATTAACTAATTTAATTACAATAATAAAGATGAGAGGTATTTACGTATTGGATTTAGATAATGGTAATATTTTAATAAATATATCTGATTCAATTCAAGATGCTGAATTACAAGCAGCTGTGCTTTTACGAAAATATGAATCTTCGGCTAATTTCGATGGATCCTATCATTATTATCCAATTCTTAAAAATGAACAGGAATCCGCAGCCGAAAAACGTATTTATATTATGATTGCTAAAAAATATGGATTAAATTGTATTATGGCACGTTCAGAATTACTAGAATCAATTGGCAAGGGTACATGGGGTCCTGATATGGAAATACGACGTATATTAAATGTAGCATCGAGTGGTTCATTTCAGCCATCCTCGATTGAAAATGAAAAAGAGCAATTTCCCATATCAATTTAGTAAGTTAAAGCATATATAATCCTTTTTGTTAAGTTTTGATTTTAAAACTATTTAAAAATAAAAATAAACCTTTTAAGTTTTTTATAAGATTTTTTAATTTGAGTAAGCTAATCCACCCATACCAGACATGACGCGGAGAACGTTGTAAGATAAGGCGTATACGCGGATCTTGGCTGTGCCGGATAGACCACTGTGTCCAATGTTTAGGACGGCAGAGTCAATGCGGGACATGTTTAAGGTGCCAGAGGGTTGATGCTCTTCGGGTTTTAAGGCGAAGGAGTATACGTTGATACCCTCGTTGGTGGGGATGTTCTCGTGATGTTGGTAAGGTTGAACTAAGTTGAAGTAGTCACCGGCACGTTCGGCGAATCTATCATGACCGTTGAGTTGGAGTTTGGCGGTTGTGCATAGATTGACACCAGTGGTTTCAGCGGCGTTATCAGTGAAGTTGAACCAGTCGTTGGAAGATGTACCAACAACGGCGTCACGTTGGATAACCCAGACAAGTTCCTTAACGGGGTGGTTGAAGTTTAACTTGACTTTGGAAGCAACGGCGCTGGATTGAACAGATTCATCACCTGTGAATTGAAGTTGTTCAATGAGGTATTCGTGGCTTAGTTGGGCGAATCTGCGGCGTTCATCAGTGTCTAAGAAGATGTAATCAACCCATAGAGAGGCGGAAGCGAGGGAATCGCCAGAGCCTTGGGCGGATACACCGTTGCCAATGGGGGCGTTCATCTCGGCTTGGCTGCGGAATTCAAGGTTTACCTTAACTTCGTGGTATTGGAGAGCAATTAAAGGTAAGGCAAGTCCTGGGTTGCGGCAGAACCAGAATTCAAGGGGAACGTATAAAGTGGCGGCGGTGGCAATTGGGATATCGGCACCAACCATCTTTTTGTAACCGTCACGTTTACCTGTGGGTAAAGAGAGTTCGTTCCAGATGTACATCCAGTCACCGTATTGTTTGTCAATGCGTTGACCACCGATTTCAAGTTCAACGTTCTTGACAAGGACTAAACCAGCGTAGTCAGTGTATTTCTCACCAGCACCTAGAGCGGGAAGAGCCACTTGTAGGTACATGCGATGGATGAGATCACCATTGCGGCTGATTTGGCATGTGACACGGCGACCGAAGTCAGCGGCACCGTTGAATGTTTGTTCAATGGCTTCCATGCTGAAGTTGGTGTGGCGTCTGTAAATCACTTTGAAGAAAGTAATTTGGGGGTTGCCGGTTAAGTAAACGTCTTGTGCGCCGTAAGCTACGAGTTGTAAAAGTCCTCCGCCCATTTCTTTGGATACTATTAACAAAGAAAAAAATTAAAATAAAATTTTTGTGTAAAAATAAGTACATATTGTTTTACCATTAGGCTTCTAGTTAGAGTAAGCTAATCCGCCCATGCCAGACATTACACGTAAGACGTTGTAAGATAAGGCGTATACGCGGCATCTGGTGGCAGAGGCAACGGTTGTTAAGTTTAGAACAGCGGAGTCAATGCGGGACATGTTTAATGTACCAGATGGTTGATGTTCCTCGGGTTTTAAGGCGAAGGAGTACACGTTGATGCCAGGGTTGGTGGGGATGTTTTCGTGATGTTGGTAGGGTTGAACTTTGTTGAAGTATTTGCCCTCGCGTTCAGCGAATCTATCGTGACCATTGAGTTGGAGTTTGGCAGCAGAGCATAAGTTAGCGCCGTTTCTGGTGTAGTCAGTGCCGTTGGTGTCGTAGTTGCCGAAGTAAGAACCGGCGGCTTCTTGCATGACCCATACAAGTTCCTTGACGGGGTGGTTGAAGTTTAGCTTGATCTTGTTGGCTCCAGTGCTGACGGTTTCCTCACCAGTGTATTGGACTTGTTCAATTAAGTATTCGTGGCTTAATTGAGCGAAGCGGCGACGCTCATCGGTATCTAAGAAGACGTAGTCAACCCATAGAGAGGTGGTGCCCATGGTACCGGCAGTGATACCGGCATTGGCAGCGCTCTCGAATTCAAGGTTAACCTTAACTTCGTGGTATTGAAGGGCGATGAGGGGTAAGGCAAGTCCTGGGTTGCGGCAGAACCAGAATTCAAGGGGAACGTATAGGGTGGTGGTGGTGGTTGTAACGGCATCGGCACCAACCATGTTCTTGTAACCGGCAAGTTTGCCAGCGGGGAGAGAGAGTTCGTTCCAGATGTACATCCAGTCACCGTATTGTTTGTCAATGCGTTGACCACCGATTTCAAGCTCTACGTTTTTAACGAGGGCTAGACCGGCGTAGGCACCAGCAGCCCATGTAGCACCAGTGACGGAAGCTTGTAGGTACATGCGGTGAATGAGATCACCGTTGCGGCTGATTTGGCATGTAACGCGGCGACTGAAGTCGGCAACACCGTTGAATGTTTGTTCAATGGATTCCATGCTGAAGTTGGTGTGGCGTCTGTAAATCACTTTGAAGAAAGTAATTTGGGGGTTGCCGGTTAAGTAAACGTCTTGTGCGCCGTAAGCTACGAGTTGTAAAAGTCCTCCGCCCATTTCTTTGGATACTATTAACAGAGAAAAAAAATATATTGGAAAAAAACGTATTTATTGATTTAAACATTCCTAAATTCACAAAACATAGAGATAATGTTTAAAGAAAAGACTTCCAAGAAACGTTCTATTTTAAATGAAGTACATAAAAAAGATTCGTCTACTCTTGATGAAAAACATAAGCAAATGATACAAACAATTCAAGATAATATTATACATAAAGATACGTTAAGTAAAAGGCATAATGAGTATCAATCTAAATTATTAAAATGGAAACAACAAATTCAAGATTTGTATAATGAACAAAAGCAAGATACACCGGAATATATGATTGCCTGGGATAGTAACCTATATTATTCTGATAAATTACGTACCATTAAACGTGAATTAATAATTTTAAATGATGAAACAAAAGAAATAGAATATTATGAAAAGACCGGTACAATATTATTCAATTATTATGAATTAATTACAAAACAAGAATCAATAATAAATCAAGGAGCCCAACAAGCAACCTCAGGAACAGTCGCATTACCTTCCGTTAAACATCGTAAAAAACAATTACCGACAAATCAAAAAAATATTTTAGATGCCTTTCATATTTATAATAATCAACCAAATATTGAAACCGAATTATCTTGTCAAACTGTATTAGAAACACCAGAATGCCCTCATAAAGACAAGATGAGTTTAGTAAATGATTATCTTTTAGCGATTGATTGTGATCATGTAAAACATATTAACGATACTATAATAAATGATTGTGCCAGTTGTAAAATACCATTAAATTGTATGATTCAGGAAGGCATTATGATATGTCCAATGTGTGGATATCAAGAATTATTATTGGTTGAACAAAATCGCCCCATTTATCGTCAATCAAATAAAGAGGCGTCTCATTGTACGTATAAAAGAATCAATCATTTCAATGAATGGATCAGTCAAATTCAAGGAAAAGAAAGTACGGATATTCCTGAAGAAATTTTCGAAAAGATAGTGAATGAAATTAAGAAAGAAAAGATTAAAGACCTTTCGAAGCTGTCGTATAATAAAATGCGAGAAATTCTAAAAAAATTACACAGTAATAAATATTACGAACATATATATTATATTATTTATCGATTAAACGGCATTCCAGCGCCAAATTTTTCACCGGATTTGGAGGAAAAACTTCGTAATATGTTTAAAGAAATCCAGGTACCCTTTTTAAAATATTGTCCACCAAATCGTAAGAACTTTTTATCGTATAGTTATGTTTTATATAAGTTTTGTCAATTACTTGAAAAAGATGAATATTTAAAATATTTTTCGCTTCTAAAGAGTCGTGAAAAGCTTCATGTTCAGGATCAGATATGGAAAAATATATGTGATGATGTATTCTGGGAATTCATCCAATCGATTTGATTTGATTTGAATATAGATTCAAAATAGAAAAAATAAATGGTAACTATCTTATCCGTTCCGTTATGTTATGTTATATTAACAGATGATTAAGGGAATCCGACAAGTTTGAAGCCAAGACCTAAACCAGCGCCTTGACGAGTGGAGGCACTGATGGAGGGGGCAACAAGATCTAGGATAGAGAACATAGCCGCAGCGGTTAAACCGAGGAGGATGATTTTATCCATGGATAGGGGTTTGTCGGGTAGGATGGCGGCAACAATACCTACAACTAAACCTTCAATGAGGTATTTGACGATGCGAGTGAACATTTCTTGATAATCGAAAGTATATTCCATGAGATTCTTTTATATTTTAAGAAAAGAAAAAATTTATTTAAACAGAGTTTTTATAATAAACATTATATGACTCAACAAACTGTATCAACCAAAGAAGTTGATTACCTCGACGAAGACAAAGCCATTCGCGGACAAAACTATGTATGTTTATCTTTCCTTTCCCCTGAAGAAATTCTAAAGGAAAAAGAGGTTTACTATTTTGAAAAATACCTAGCTAATTTTTCGAGAGATCTAGATCAATTACTTCAAGGTATTGCTGAAAAATACAAGGATGAAAGTGACGCCGTTAAAATCATCCGTGAAAACAACAACCATCTGTTCAAAGGTGATGAACTTCAAGAACATTACCGTTTCTTCAAACGCACAAATGAAGAATCCATTGAACGTGAATTCCTTGAAAAGAATGATTTTAGAACTTCAGTAAGAGGTATCAAAGTGCGTGGTGTTTTTGAAACACTAAAAGAGGCACAAGTTCGCGCAGAGCTTCTTCGTCGTATGGGAGACACTAAGTTTGATATTTTCGTAGGACAAGTCGGTGTATGGTGCCCTTGGTCTCCCAATCCCGAAGACATTCAAGAACAAGAGTATGCTGAAACTCAACTAAACACCCTCATGAAACAATACAAGAACAACATGACACAAAAAGATGAATTCTATGAATTGCGCAAACAAGAAAAGATGGCAGATGCTCAAAAAAAATTACAAGAAAGTCTCGCTAAAAAAGATCCCCTAACTGAACGTAAAGAAGCGGAAGCCGCGGCCGCAGCAGCAACTGAGATCGACCCTCCTGTAAACCCAACCATTGAAGAAATGGACACTGACCCAGTTAAACCTGAATAAAAAACGTATAGTCTCATAGTAGATAATACATAATGAAAGCAGTGGCGGTATTTTTATTATTTATAGGAATGTTTTTGGTTGTTCAAGGATATTACCAACAGTCATCTAAATGTCCTACACCAACCGTTGAAGTAAAATATATACCTCGCAGCTTATATGATGAACAATTAAGCGATGAAAAGAAATTACAGGTACACTTTAAGAGTTTATTCGAAGAGGTTACCCCTTGGATTTTAACACGTCAATAATAATTATAAAAAGAGTCGTTTATTTTTTTAAGATAAAATAAGATTTTGTATTGTATAAGAAGAATGCTAAACGGATTTTATTTAGATTTTATATCACATGTTCAAACAAACAAGGTACCATTAGATGTTGTTTCTAAAAAATATGAAATATGGAAAGAAGATCAAATGCAAAAAACAAGAGAAATAAATGATCGCATAACAAATTATAATTCAACAATTTTACAAGCACAAACCGATTATGATACATATTATAAGCAAGAATATTTAGATAAAATTAAAGAATTTAAATCACATTTTAAGAAAAGTTCCATATCTAAAAGACAGGCAGCTTTGGATGAATGGATTAATTACCATAATGAAAAAATAGTAGAATTTGATCAAATGGAAAAACCAACAATTTATACATCTAAGTACAAAGAATATTCTATCCAATAAAGTTAGAATCAATCATGGCTAAATTTGTATTTCATTGGGGTGCTTTTATTGTAGCGTTAGCTATTGGTATGTTATTCGTATATGTTCGCATTCCTACACCAAAAATTGTAATTAAATACCCTAACCCAGAAAATGCCGGTAAAGTCGTTTATAAAGATGAGGCAGATAACTGTTATACTTATAACGCATCTAAAACAGAATGTCCCGCAAAAGAATCAGACAAAGAAGCTCAACCTGTATCTATTTAAAATATCATAAAGATATAGAGAATTCGATTCACAATGGGCTTATTACCAAATGTTACAACACTTACAGATCGTTTATTTTATCAACCAGCGGGTCAAATGTTTGTATCTGCATTATTTGGTGTAGCATTAGCTTTAACATTTCAAAAAGTATGTAAAGATCGTAAATGTATTATGATTCAAGCTCCAGATATTAATCAAATGACATCTAAAGTGTATGATTTCCAAGGCGAATGTTATCGTTATAAAACAAAATCGGTGAAATGCCCAACAGATAATACACCTATTATTTCTTAAATTAAGCGTTTAAAATCATTTTATTTTTATATCGTACGTAAATAACGACAAATGTCTAGCACACCTATTTCAAAACTACCTATCAATAACCCGAATTTACAAATTACTGGAGATTCTCAAGAAGATGATCCAGAAGTTCAAGCAGTGCTTCAGGAAGTAAACGAACAACAACAACATCATCAAGCACAGCCTGTATATCGTCCAGCTCCCCCTGCTTATCGTCAACCTCAAGCTCCAGTAAATTATAAAGCACCAGCTCATATTGAATCAATGGAACAATCTCAATGGTTAAATTCTGAATTAGCGAAGAAAGCTATCATTGCTGCTATAATTGCTGGAATTATGTTTTATCCAAAAACATTGACATTACTTTATGAAAAGGTGCCTATGATATCAAAATTTGAATCGTATGATTTATTTATTCGTATTGCCTTATTAGCTGTTGTTTTGTATGTTTTAATGTGGAAGTTGAACTTATAATTTCTTTCTAGATATATAAGAGAATGTTCCGTGAATCATTTGTAGATGAAACAACTTCTAAAAGTGTTGTTAGTAAAACATTTATTACAGTATCCATTGTAATTTTAGCTATGATATTTACTTTATTATTTATCTGGAGTTATCAAAAAAGTTATAAATTATTTATAATGATTTTCTCAATTATTATATTTATTTTCGCATTATTAACTGTAATCTTTGTTACGCTAACACGTTCTAAATTAAGTGAATTACAATTTCGCATATATTTAAGTGTAACTGTATTTATGACATTAATGTCCCTTATTATGATAATATTTTTCACTATATTAGCAGTGGGACATTTAAAAAAAATAAATGAATTGACACCCCAAGCAACAGCATCATATTCTGCTCCCCAATATCAACAACAATATGCCCCGGCTCCTCAAATGGATATGTACAATCAACAAACTCCTTACGGATCTCCTGTTAGACAATCACTTCTTTAATATATAATAAATAATAATTAATAATTAATATATTAAAGATTTTCAGTGATTTCATTTGAATATCCAGGTAATATTTCTAAACCTTGAGCGCCATATACATCTTCACCATAAACGCCTTGAATACCTTTCCACTCTTTTTTATAATTTTCTTCATCAATGATAATATTATTTTGCGCACTACGTAAATGTTCAGGTGTGATATAATCTAACATTTTTTCATCATTTTTATTATTATTATATCCCCATGGAACTTGTAAATTATACATTTTAAGAATAATAGTTATCAGACCAAGTGTTAGAATAAATCCGGTAATGGCATCAATAAATAACATTATAATTATGATTAATGTAGAAAGAATGTAAAGCCATTCTTTTTTAACTAAGAAAGAGACAAATTTAAAATCAACGAGTGATAATACGATTAAAATTATAAGCGCTATTATTCTTAAAAATTGAAACATTGATATATTCTATACAATACATATAAAAAATAGTCCTTATTATAAGTAAAATTAAATATAAATAAGTAATTTAAAAATATTTAAACCTTTTATTTAAAATGGATAACATTATAGTAATAAAATACATTAATGACATGAACTATTATGAATCAAATGAAACGAATGATATTAGTGAAAATCCTGAATATGATGAAAATACTAAAAAATAAATTAATAAAATACTAATAATGAATTTAAAGTTTACAAACGTAATAAGTATAAGAATTTACAAGTTTTTTACTTTTAAAAACTGAAATATTGTTCTAATCTATTTAATACATATAAAAATGGTACTATCCGGAAAAACATATTTATCAAATCGAGGTTATGCGATTGAAAAGAAAGATAATGAAGTATTAATTAATGAACTACAAAAATCATTAACAGTAACACCTAGAGGAATGCAATTATCAAATGACGAAGCAGCCTCTTTTCCTGTGTATAAAGAGAATGATAAAAAAATGTATTTACCAAAATATTATGGTTTAACGAAATTTGGAGTGCCAAATGTAGACCAGCTGAGTGATGGAGAAGATCGTCCAAATTTAATTTTTGAAGGGTCATTACGAGATATTCAAAAGCCTGCTGTTAATGCTTTTTTAGATGCTGTTAATGATCCAACTAAACAAGGTGGTCTCCTATCACTTCCATGCGGTTTTGGAAAAACAATTTGCGCTTTATATATTAGTACTGTTTTTAAAAAGAAGACCCTTATTATTTGCCATACTAATTTTCTAATTGATCAATGGATTGAACGCATTCAGCAGTACATTCCAACCGCGAATATTGGTAAAATTAAACAAAAACTATGTGAAATTGAGGGAAAAGATATTGTAATTGCGAGTCTTCAAAGTCTAGCTATGCGTGATTATGATAATAAATTATTTAAAACATTTGGTTTAGTGACATTGGACGAATGTTTTCCATATAGCCAGCCAATTTTAACAAATAAAGGATTTATTCCAATTGGACAGCTGTATGATACATGGATATCAGATGATAATATGCCTTTAATATTATCATATAATGAAAATACACATAACTTTGAATGGAAAGAGTTAATGTATGCTTGGAAAAATATATATAAAGAATCTCTTATTAAAATCACTTTTAAAGATTTAAATGATAATACGTTACATTCAATTGAATGTACCCCAGATCATCTTTTACTTGTAGCTACAAATGAATGGAAAGAAGCAAAGAAACTTAATATTGGAGATAGAATGACATCATGTATAAAAGATATGATTGTTGAAACAATTGAATATGTAAATTCAAATGATTTAATAGATTCTAATCATGTTTATGATATTGAAGTAAAAGATAATCATAATTTTATATGTAATTATATTATCGCACATAATTGTCATCATTTAGGTGCTGAAGTATTTAGTCGTTGTTTACCTATTGTAACATGTAAAAGAATGCTAGGACTTTCAGCGACGTTAAAACGTAAAGATGGTCTCAGTAAGGTATTTGAATGGTATCTTGGAAAGCCGGTTTATACAGTTAAACGAAAGGATAGTGATGTAATTATTCATGTTGAACGTTATTATGATCCAAAACCAGATTACTGTACAGAACAAACACTATGGCGAGGACCAAAGTTAGGAAAACAATTAAATATAGCTAAAATGATAAACCAAGTATGTGACTATCTACCACGTAATAAAAGAATGGTAACAGTTTTAAAAGAAATTTTAATAAAAGAACCGAATCGTAAGGTACTTGTTCTAAGTGAACGTAGAAATCATTTACAAGAATTAGAAAATCTATTAAGATTGGAAGGATATAAATCAATTGGTTATTACGTAGGAGGTATGAATAAAGAACAATTGGATAAAGGAACGCTTGAAGATATTATTTTAGCAACCTTTCAACTTGCGAGTGAGGCAATGGATATTCCTAAATTGAATACGCTACTTCTAGGTTCACCAGTGTCATCCGTTGAACAACCGGTTGGACGTATTCAACGTAAGAAAAAAGAAGAACGTGATTACATTCCATTGGTTATTGATTTCATAGATGAATTCTCATTGTTTGAACGTCAAGGGGCTAAACGTCTAGCCTTTTATAAAAAGAATGGATATGATATTCAAGATGTTACTCAAGAAATCAAACAAAATATTACAAAAGAATGTAAATATAAATTTATCATTGATGAAGATGATAACTAGAATTAAAATTTGCGGGGATTAATATTAATTTTATTATACAATAAACGTAATTGTACAGGTTCTAAATGTTCAAGCCATTGATAAACTTCATCCCATGTCATTGTATCTGGCATATCTAAAGTAGGTAAAAATGGAATGGGTGTATTAAAACATAGAGTCCATTTTTCACTTAATTCTCCTTGGGTTAATGTACCTTGGTCATGTAGATTTATTATATTTTGTTGAAGACATGTTTTGGGTGTTCTAAAATTCCAATAATAATAATAATAAATATGTTCACGGTATTCTTGAAGTTCTTTATCAATACGCTTTTTAAATGCTTCTGGTATCATATTTAAATTTAAATATAATTATTGCTTTAACTTATTTTAATAAGATTTGGATACTTTTAAATTTATACTTCCCTTTTTATTTTTACGAATAAGATTTGGATCGTAATCTTGATCATCGTATTCTTCTTCATGACGATTACCACCCATCGATTGTTTTTCTTGTTCAAGAGCTTGCATATCCCATAACTCGGGTGAACATACTTGAAAACTTGTATGGTCTACAGCTTTATACCAATACACTTGATCATCAATTTTATTACTTTGTACCTTATTATCAATTACTAGACACTCGTAGTTTTGTGTGGTGGCATCCATGATTTGATTAAATACTTCAAAACTATGAAACATACCTGCGTATTGTTTATAAATACGTTCTCGTTGTGTAATTTGATTTTCACGAAGAATAAAAACATAATCAACGTTCGCACGTAAATGTGGAGGAATACCTAATGGATACTGCATAGTAATCATAAATAATGTTTTAACATGCCGTCCATTCATAAATAAAAAGCGAATATTTACATCATTGGGCCAAGTTTTATCGTATAAACAATCATCTAAAATTAAAAAAGCACGAGGATCTAAGTCACTGCGACTATACTTCTTTTTTTCCATTGAATATTGATCTGTAATTTTGCTTTGACGTTCAACAAATTTTTTAATAACAGCTGGATCATATTCATCGTATATTAACATACCTGGTACAAATTCTTCGAAGAAATGATTCGCACGTTCTGTAGGTGATATAACTACGCCAACAGGAAGATTTCGAAAATTATGCATTAAATCTTTTACTAAAAAACTTTTTCCAGTATTACGTTTTCCAATAAATAAAATAACACTATCGTCTTTAATATTACGAATATCGAACTGTCTTAGCTTTAGTTTCATCTTTATAACCTAATACAATTTTTTTTAAGATTTATAAACGAAGACTTACTAAAAATCAGGTAATCCAACGTAAATATCTTCATTCATTTTACTTAAGTATGTTTTTTCCATTGTATATTCAGAAGCTCCCCCTTTTATTTTTAAATCCCCTGTTTCTTTCCAAAAAAAATGAAATAGAATAGTCACAATTATTAAAATGAAAAAGAATAGCGCTATTTTGCTACCAGTGCTAGTTGGCATTTTACGAGATTGTTTAACACGTTGATCTTCAATATATTGAAGAAGTAAAAAGAGTATAACCGCTACAACGATAATTAAGTAATACATGTCTGTTTATTTATATTAGGAAAATGCTTATTACTTAAAAAACGCAGTGTTTATTTAGTTTAAAAGAATGAATGTTTTGGACGTAATGATTTCTTTTTATTTTTAATTAATTCATGAATATAAATAAGTTTTTTCTTAGGAGTTTTTTCTGTTGATTCTTCATAGATAGTTACGGGTTCAATGTTTAATGCTGTTTTGTTAAAAGGCTTTTCTAACACAAGGATATTATTTTTACCAATATCATCTTTTCTAACATCATTTATTGTATCATCATTTGTAATATCATATTTTTCAAATAGATCGATTTCTTTTGAATTTGTATTGCGATCTAAAATAATATCAGATGAGATATCTTTTTCTTCTTGGTTAGAAAATGATCTAATTGATGAATCTATAATGGTATCAATTTCAGAGTCGGAATCAGAATCAGAGTGTGATCCTAATCTAGAATCTATTAAATTTTGATTATTATCTTTAAAATTAGAAGTAGCAGTTTCAGAAAGAGCCTCTTTAATTACATGTTGAATTTCAATAATATCTTCATCTAAATGTTTAGTTTCATCATCCTTAATATTTTTTATATTTTCATTATCATTAATGCTTTCTGAATCGTTATTATTTTTAATGCTTTCTTTATCTTCAACACTTTCTTCTGAATCCTCAATGCTTTCTGAATCTTTATCATCCTTAACGCTTTCTGTATCTTCAATACTTTCTGAATCTTTATCATCCTTAATGCTTTCTGTATCTTCAATACTTTCTTTATTATTTAAATTCTTAATAGTGTCTATTTTAGCATAACTATCTTCAGATTCGGCATCAGATTCGGCATCAGATTCATGTTCAGATTCATCATCAGATTCATGTTCAGATTCAGCATCAGATTCGGGTTCAGATCCAGACGCAGGTTCAGATCCAGACGCAGGTTCAGATTCGGATTCGGATTCGGATTCAGATTGTTCTAAAAGATCAGAACTCGACATTTGTTGAACCATTAATTCAATTGGTAAAGTATCACGGATAACGCTACGAATTTTACGACGAATAATAAGTTCAAACTGATATAAATGATTTTGTTGTTCAACCGATTTTACTTGATGATAAAATAAAAAGGGACGCTTCCAAATATCACGAGCAATATGAATTAGTAATCTATGATAAAATGTCTCCGCATCAGGTACTTTAATTTTAATTTTATTACGATTTTCTTCAGGTAAGCCAAGCAATACTAATTTAACAGACAATATATAAACAGTTTTTAAAAGTTCAGGAAAATAGTTACATTTAGAAGCTTTAATAAAATCTTTATAGCTACTTTCAACCTTCAGTTGATTCCATTCAGGAATTTTAGCAAGGTCTTTTTGAAAAGTTTTTAGAATACCATGCTGAGAAGCTTCTTTTGAAGATAAATTTCCTTGATAAATTGATTTATATAATTTATAAATGGGTTCATAAATAAGATCAAAAATATGATCCATATATTCCTCTTTTTGTTCACGAATGAGTTTTATAGATTTAGACATTCCTTGATTTTCAAGAAGGTAATAAAAGAAGCTGAATAAACGTATGGTTATTATTTTTTTCAATTACTAATGTAATGAACCCAATATCACTATTAAGATTAACATTTTATGTTACTTATGTATTTTTAATAACAACAGGATCGGTTACTTTCATTGAAGCATTAACTTCAAAAGTACCTGAGGTTCGTCACATTTTAAATATTGAAACAGTTATATCGATTGTTGCCGGATTTTTCTATTCTCAATTTGTGACTGGACTTTCGAGTACACCTAATTTTGCTGTAATGACACAAACACGCTACTTAGATTGGTCAATTACAACACCCTTTATGTTATTGTCCTTATGTTTAGCTTTAGGGTTTAACATTAAAAAGAAACTACATTTATCTGTATTTTTATCGATAATCGCAATGAATTATGGAATGTTAATTCTCGGATATTTGGGCGAAACCAATCGTCTTGATAAACGCATTGCCGTAATAATAAGTTTCGCATTTTTCATTGCGATGTATGCCATTGTATACGCGACATTTGTTCTTGGATATAATAATACAGCGAATCAAGTTATTTTCACTATATTCGTTATCGTATGGTCGATGTATGGTTTTGTCTATTTTAATAAAGATGAAACAAAGAATATCGCTTATAATATTCTAGATTTGATCGCAAAATGTTTTACAGGTATATTCTTTTGGCTATACTTCTCTAAAATAATTACAGTATGATTATTTTAGGTTAAATACAATATGATATTAATATATAAATATGTTGAATCGCCAATATAATCAATCTTTAAGAAATGCCAAGGAATATTTAAATCCTGTAAAACTTGGCAAAATCCCTACGAATCTAAAGGGGATTTATATTCAAAATGGTCCAGGTGAATTTAATCGTTGGGGTACACAAACACATCCATTTGATGGAGATGGATATATACGAAAAATAGAATTTAAAGAAGGTAATGCTTATTTTCAAGGGCGTTATGTCGATACTTGGCAGCGTAAATTAGAAAATTTTTGTAATGTACGTCTTTTCACAGGAGCTTTTGGATCCGCACCTAAATTTTGTTTATTAAAAAACCCCGTAAATACAAATGCTATATTATTAGATGAGAACCGCATTGCCGCGTCAAGTGAAATGGGTCGCACCTATTTATTAGATGTAAATACATTAAAAACGATTGGGTTACATTCTCAAGATATTTCAGCCCATACACATGAAGGTGTATCAGTTAAACGTAATTATTTAGGAAATGAATCTACCCAACTCATTTTTACTGAAAATAATATTAATTCTACAATTTATATTCCAAATTTCATTTATTTTCATGATTTTGCGGTTACCAATGATTATTATTTATTCTTTGATCATTGTTTATCCATGAATTTATTAAATGGTTACCGTTATGGTTGGGTAAATGGTTTATCTTCATTAAATCAACCGACTGTATTATATTTGGTTCACAAGACAACCCATTTAATTCAGAAAATAACTATTCCAGAAGTAGTAGGTTTTTCGTATCATTTCTTATGTAGTTGTCAAACAAAAAATAGCATCGAGTTATTTTATACATTATATCCAGCCTTTTTTAGTTTACCGAGCGAGGATTTCCCTGGAAAAATCTATAAAACGACTCTTTATTTATGTAACTTTTCCCAAAAAACAGAATGTATTCAAAACGAATGGTTCGAATTTCCGAAATATGATAAGATAACGAAAGAATGTTTTGGAATATTTCCTAAAAAAAGCAGTCTAGGATTGTATAATATTAATACAAATAATATATTTTATACAGATGAACCTGGTAAGATTTGGAATGAACCATTTTTTGATTCGAATTATTTAATGTCATTGGTATTTGATATTGATAAAAATAAAACGGATCTATATATATTTGATCGCTCTAAACTATTCAGAGATCCTATTATCATTCCTCTGCCAAGCGATATTCCAATGGGCTTTCATGGAAATTTTAGTGTTTAAAAATTGATTTAAATATAATCGTAATTATTGATTTAATTAATATTATCATGTGGCTTATTATGGGATTTCGTGATAACGCCTATTGTGATACTCTTGAACCATTTTTTGTAGGTGTCTTTTCTGAACATCATGTTGCAGTTGAAACTTGTAAGCTTTTGAACACAGAGAAAAAAGATAATGCATTTTATGACGTGATAACAATTCAAGCTAACAAAGTCTATGATTATGAATGGAATATAATGAATGGAGTAGAATAAATGACGTAGGTATCTTATTAGAATTAGAAATACTGCAAAAAAAGAAGAATTTTAATTTTTAATAAAATATATGAAATTAAAATTTGTATTATTATCAATTATTAGTTTACTATATACAGCCTGTGTATTATTTAGTTCCAATAAATCTTTCATTGAATTACCTTTATCATCAAAAGCATCATTATAATCAATATCCCATTCCCAAATATTATGATTATAGTTAAGAAAGTAAATAGGTAATAATATATGAATTGGATAATACATTTCTGGTTTTGTATGTTTCATTGAAATAATAACATATGGATATTTTAGATTCATTTTTCTATTTATTTAGATTTATTTTTAAATAGGGTTTACTGATAAATTATAAGGGTTATTACGAAGATTGCTCATGAGAGTAGGGTCTAAACGATCAGTTTGTTCAACTAAGCAAGCACCTTGAGGTGTTTTAGTAACTTCGCATTGTTCAATTGCCTGGGCAGTATTTTGGTAAACCTTAGTAATATTGTTGTTTTCGCGTTGTGTAATATAATCGCTGTTGAGTTTCTTAATTTCCATATCAACCGCGTCTTTATTAATATTGGTAAAGGCACCACCCGCACCAGGTGTATTTCCACTTTTAATGTTCATCATTTCACGTGTACCATCAATTTCAGCATTGTATTCTGCGTCATATACACGCGCTTGTTCACCTACACCACCTCCAGCTGTACCGACGTAGTCATTATCACTAACAAATTGTTTTTGTGTATCATAAACTTGAACTTCGATATGAGAATAAGCACCACGACGACCTGTCATATCACCACTTATATAACCCACTTGATTGTTGTTATCGGATGTTGTTTCACGAACTGTTTTACGAGCAACTTCTTCTGGGTCATATACAAATGCTTTGTAGCGATGAGAACCTACATTACGAACAGTATCTTCTTTATCCATTGTTTGACGAATAGTTGTTTTAGCTTGATCTTCACCTTGTACAGGAACTCCGTTTGGTCCACGAGGATTCATAATGGTTGTGTCGTGAATAGTAGTTTCTTTGATAGTAGTTCTCATAGCATGTGTAACAGGGTCATAAGTCGTGGGTTTTTCAGGAATTTGTACTTGTAAATTACCAAATGTACGTGGGGCATCTACGAAATATTCTTTGGTGGTTCTTTTTAAGATATCCATGAAAGGCGCGGCAATTGCCTTTACAACCGATGTTAAATTCGATACAACTGTACGTTGTTGTGTTACATCACGTTCATTGGCATATACAACAACACTCGATTTACCATAATCGTCGCTATCACCTTTTCCTGGTTGAGAACTGACCGCATAAGCGTTACCTTTATATTCAACGTTACCATCCACACGGGCTGTAGGTTTAATGACCATTTCAGGACGTCCAGTTTCACGAATGGTCGCACCAGTAGTTTTTAGCCATTGGTCTTCAGTTTGTTCAAAGAATGTATCTGGGCGTTGTTTTGCGACCTCAGCTTGAAGACCTCTGGAGCCACCCGTTTGACTTTTTTGAGGTCCTTGGAATGGTATTTCATATGTTACTTTAGGACGAGAAAGTGGACGTAATTCATCCACTGTTTTTTCACGGGCGTAATCAAGGGTACGAGATTGTTGAAAGCCTCCTTCACTGACGTTATTGAAACCCATATTTAAACCAGGTCCAACACGAACTTGTTCGATAGGGAAATCATTGTTACGACGAATAGGGGCTTCAATATGTTTCATGTAATAATCAACACTGTTTTTCATACCACATACGTTTCCCATATTTTCAACCGGTTGAAAGAAACATTCAACTTCTTGTTTATTCTTAAAACGTTCACCTCTTCCAGTTGAGTTTTCAAGATAAGAAGAACCCGCAAATGGATCAATGTTTTGTTTAACTTCACCACGGAAATAAGGTTGCATATTATTATGTTTAAATTGTTCAACAGGAACTGAATTACCTGTCATTGATTCAACATATTGTTCACCCATCTGACGAGGTACATTTTCCATGGGAATATCTTTTGAAATAGGTGTGAACATATCCGCGTAAGCAGGACGAGGAACTACACCAGTTTCTGTAGGGGTTTGAGATTGATTCCACATATCAGTTCCTAGTTGGAACTCTTCTTGACGAACTTGATTCCAATAATCTGAATTATATAAGTTTTTCATAGATGGTAAATCATTCTGCGAAACGGGTTTATTTTGAATTGGACTAAACGTATTACGCTCTTGTGAAAGAGCATATCCTAAACCGGTTAAGGCGGCGGATGCATAAGCTTCCATATCTACTCTATTATGATACAAAGGATAAAAAAAGAAATGATCTAAATATTTAGCATGATTTCACGAGGTATTCATATTGAATTGTAATTTTAACATTTCCGCGTTCAATCACTTTGGGTGTATCGAGTTTAACTTTTGTGGCAGTGTATTTAAACTCTTTTTTATCAGAACCTTGAGTCATTTCACGTAAAGTAAATTTGATTTGACGTTTGGTGCCTAATTTTAAAAGGGCGCGACCGGCTTTTCTAGCTGCTTGAGAAGGTGATTGTCCAGTAAAGCGACCACCTTCACCACCTTTAACTGGGGTTGTTTCTACAGTGAATGTACGATCCATAATTGTTCTACTTGTAACTACAGAAAAATATTACATTTGTTGAATGGATTCACAAGATCTCCATGAAACTTGGTTAGGATTTCCAGGTGCTGTAGCTCCGCAAGAAGCGGGTGCTTTCCATTGACGGAACATTGTTTCCATATCTACATTATTGGAAGGAGGCATGATAGGGGTTTCGTCAACTGGGTTGGGAATGCATGGTTTATGGTTATCTTTAGACATAATGCGATTGCTTACTAAATAGTTGAAAGGTACTACAGCTTTTTCTTGAGGATCATAGCATAACCATTCCCAACGATTCCAGCCTGTACCTTTTAATGTGCAGGGAGGATTTGAAAGACGTGTAGATTCTGTAGGAGCCATGCATTTGCGAGGATCTTGTTGACCTTTAGCGGAACATACACCATCTACAGGGGGAGTATATTTACCTGGGTAATATTGTTCTTTGGCACATTGTGTGTTTTTGTAATTGAGTCCTTTAAGTTCGCTATTAACATCAACTGTTGATCCATATTCGCAAAATCCAGGACCCCAATTTTGCCAACGAATGAAAGGATCGTTGGGAATATCACGACCACAGTCTTGGCAATCATTTGCGGGAGTTGCTAACATATACATGCCAGGACCAGTAGATCTACTAAGTTTTTCTTCATAAGAGCATGGATCTTGGCGTAAATTAGTTTTTGACATTTATATCCTTGATATATCTTAACATTTATTTTCTTCTTACTCTTAGTTTACCGCCTCTAATTTCTTGGTTTAATTGTTCTTGAGAACTAGGACTATTCATCATAGGTGCTGGTTGTGGTTGTTGAACTGGTGTAATGATCGAAGGTGCTGGAGCGGCAGCTGGTGCTACAGGTGTAGCGTTATCTGTTTCATCCGAAGATGAGAATAATTTAGATAATACAAACATTATTAATAATACAGATACTAGTAATAAAATAATCCAGCCTACATATTTTAATATTTTCCATAATTGATCATAATTTTTTTCAATAACTGGTTCTATTTTAGGTTCTTCCTTTGGTAGAGAGTAATTTGGAGTATTTGGTGGAATTGCGATATAGCCAAGGGTTGATAAAGCAATCACTTGTTTTTTTCCAGTAATTGTACGTTCGCAATTACTACTTCCTACCATTTTCCAATTAGGAGGGCATGCTTCAGCGGTACATTTTAGATAATTACTATAACTTGGCAATGCGGTTTGTTTATAACCGGTCGCACATCCACTTGCGTATTTGAAATTACGTTGAACCAATGAAGCATTACTTGTATATTCGGCAAATTTGTATCCATCGTATAATGTTTCTGTAGTACATTTCATTGTTCCTGTATTGTCTTTATTGTAATCAAAAATACCAGTATTTTCAGGGCATAAACAGTAGCCAATCGGTGGTGTGGTATTTTCAATTGGAATATAAAAAGCATTAGGGTCTTTTAAACAAATTGTATCCGGAGGGAAGTTCATTATTTATTATAAACAAAATTTAACGGCGGCAATGGGGATAATTCATTGGAGGTGGCATTTGAACAGATGGATATGCGAACATTTGGCAGGTTGGTAAGTGATTTTTAGTGGTATCAATTGGAGATGTTTTATCATTGATAATAAAAGGCTCTTGTTCTAAAGGTTTAGCTTTGGAAGTGCTACATTTAGATAACAAACGTGTGATACCAAGAAGTTCACTTTCCATATCTACTAAATTACCTTTTACTTGGGATACAGAAGGACCACCTAATAAACCTAAACGATGATGGCATTTCTCAGGGTGTTCATAACGATCTTCGTTTAAGACATAGCCTAAAATAGATGTATTTCCGCCAAGTTCTCTTGCATAACGACAATGATCGTATGTTAAACGATTAAAGCTCATTTCTAATTATAGATACGATTTAAAAAGAAAATTATTATTTATAATAAATGTCATCAGCTATAGCCAAAATAATTTTAAATCAACCTGTACCGAAACTATGTCGAGATTGTAAGTTTTTTAAAAAAAGTGATATAAGTGTCTTTAAAAAAATAGATAAGATCCAATATGGTGTTTGTACATACCAATATTCATTGGATTTGGTTACTGGTGAAAAGAAATACGATTACGCATCAATCGTACGCCAATATACGTGTAAAGAAACTTTTTATGAAGAAAACGAAAAAACAAATGAGAATGAAGAATCATGGTGGAAATTTTAATGTAAAGTCTTTCCACCGTAACCGCAACGGTTTAGGAATTCTTTGCGACGAACATAATCGCGGGTTGGTTCGCCACCCCATGTCCATGTAGGAACAATATGTGTATGATCTTGAATATCTTGCATACAGTTTACAAGGGGAGTTGGGTGGACAATTTTCTGTTCCATAATTGCTTTTTTGCAAGGAATTTGTCTTCCTTCAATCATACTGTTATTTGTTCCTTGTTGAATGGCTAATTCAGCTCCTGGGTCACTTACACCAGGTTTTAAATTAGGGCAACCTTGGAATAAACGTTCAAATAATTGAACTCTGCAGCGATCACGTGTTAATGTGTTGGGATCTGTGCGGAATTTAGAATCTTCGTCAACTAGGCAATCGTCGGTGTATCCGTAACCAACTTTGGCACGTAAATTGGGATGATCATATTGAAAATCAGGAGAACGTACTTTAGGTGTTTCGCAAGAAACAATTGGTAAATTTTTATATAAATTATAACCATAGATTTGTTCATTTTGAGCATCGCGAGCTTCTCTGGCGCAGCAATCGGTTGAATAATTCTTAGAATCTAAGAAAATACGTTCTTTAGACATCCGGTAATCTCTATACCTTTAAGAATATATTTATTTTTACTAACGCATAATAGGACGATATAAGTTTTGATGACATTCTAATCCATTTCCTTCTTTACATGTGGCTGGTGTACCATAGAGCCATTTAGAGAATCCTTCTTGGTCGTTTGGTATAGTCGTCGAAGGCATGGTATAGAATTCGCGGGCGCCGTAACTTTTCCCCCAAATGTCATTGACATCTTTGAAGACGCGTTCTTTGAAATTAGTTTCTACGCGATCTTTAATTTTATCCAAGTCACAAGCAGATGGACGATTCGCATTATATTTAATATCTACAATGCTAGTGTTCATGAAAGGATTGTCAATCGTAGTACGTGTACATAAACGGTTATCTACAATTTCTAAATCACGTTCTTTTAAAAATGTTTCAGCATATGTTCTATCTCTTTGTTCAAATTGATAAATAACAATAGACATTATTGCTGCGATTAATATAATAAATATATATTTACTGCTTTTTTGAATCAATGCCAAAATAATGGATAAATATAAGAAGAAACGTAATAAAGAATTTAATTTTTCCTCTAGTGACATTTCTTTGAGTGGTAATATTTGATAAAAGTTATCTTTTGTTATAAAAACTAATAAATCATCGTACCAAATTTTTTCTGACATCTTATACTCTACTAAATCGCTTTGATTATTATTTTTCTTTAGAAGCCTTTTCACGAATTTTTTGTTTTAAATGTTCAGACATCTTATTTTTACGTGAAGCACTGTTCATACGAGAACTGGCAGCACTTTTTTGTGCGCCATTCATACCCATTCCTTTCATCATATTACTGGGATCTAAACCCATTTTTTGAAGTTGACTTAACATATTACCAAGTCCTCCCATATTTTTTCCGATATCACCTGGTAACATTCCTGGAAGTTTACTCGCAAGTCCAAAAGCATCCTCTAGTAATTTTTCTTGTTGAATTTCACCGGATGCTAATTTTGATAACATTTTTGTGCTTACAGAACTAATAAGTTTTCCAAATCCACTGTTAGGGTTTTGTAGGGATCCTAATATATCAAGGCTTTCATTTTGGAAAGATTGTTGAAGTTCCTCGACATTAATATCACTCATAATTTCTTTAGCTAGCTTACCAAGTGTGGTCGATTCCAAATCTTTTAATTCATTTTCAAATAAATTAGATGTACGACTGCTATGAAGTTTTTTAATTTTCATGAGATGCTCTTTGACGTATTCTGATTCGATGACTTTAATTTTTTCTTCAAAATCTTTATTTGTTAAAAATTTTAAAGATTCGACTACATTATCCACATCTAAATCAGGTTGACGGAACAAATTTAGAATCATTAAATAATGATGTAATGTATATTTATCGGTAAATAATTCCTTGACCCATAAATAATTCATACCATTGTATAATTCAAATGATTCTGGGTTAAATGAAAAAGGATCTTCTAGTTCATCGTAAGAAGTCCAAACCTCCGACATATCCATTATACCAATATAGCTATCGGCTAATTTGTCCATGCTAGCATAATTCTTTTTAATAGCTCTTAATATATCCCGTGCGGGCTTACTAGTCTCTTTTGAATTTTTAGCATATGTTTTAATTTTCTTCAATAAATCAATGTAATATTGGTTAAATACGTAAACTCTTTGATCGTTCATATAATCAAATTCTTTGTATTAATCTTTAAGTAAAAAGAAGTTAAAAATTTATCAAGCTTCAACGCGTTCGCTTAAAATAGATAAAACTTTAAAGTATTTCCAAATAGCTTGTTTATTTTCATCATTTAGTTCTAACCAGCATTTTTTTAATTTACTAATAATATCACCCACATTTTGATATTTACCATATTCCTGATAGTCTTTTTCTAAAAAGAAACTTTCATCCTCATTTTTAATTTTTTCACTATATGGTACATAAAATTCCTTATAGAACACTCTGCTGATCGCATTTTTATCAGCAAATAAATAAGCTTCGATTCCCAGTTTATACATACGTAATTCAGAATCTTTTGGAAATACGTTTATTAAATCTTGAATCATTTCACGAAATAAATCATTAAATTTCTCAAGAAAATCCATTTTTTGGTTTCTAAGCGTTTGTTGATGCTGGAGGTAATGTGGAAGTGTTTAAATAATTTTGTAAATCCATGGCACGATCTGATTGTAATTTAGATAAATCAGGTGTTGATTTACCACCGCTTGATGCTTCTGCGGTTGAAGCAGACATCATTTCATTTGTTAAAATAACACCATCATCTTGTAAATTTGACCAATTGTATTGTTTATGTGGATCACTTTCATGTGAATCTTCTTCAATAAATGAAAATAAGTCACTTGAACAATTATTTTTAAATCCAAAAGCAGATGGACCATCTAATTCATTAGAAGCAGTACCTTTATCAGTGTCTGATTTTTGTGATAAAGCTTGTTTATCCAATAAAAATACCAAGCCTTTATTTGGTAATAATAAATAATCAAATAATTGTTTTCCTGATAATACATTTTTTTGAGGCATTAACATTAAACTAGGTACAACTGTAACGCTTTCAGGAAGTTTAAGACCTTTTGATAATATTTTCTCAACATTTACAACTTTAAAATGTTTTTTAACACCATACTGATCTAATTGGTTTAATAACATTTGAGATGATGTACAATAATTACTATAAAATAATATCATTCTTGTTAAGAGAATGGATTTTACTGAATATAATTTAGACGCAATTTTCTTAAACCATAATATTATAAACATTCAATCTTCCAAAGTTCACAATAACGTTTTACAACACCATCGATCATTTTATCAAACGATTCATAAGTGCCAAAATTAGGAAAGTCGTGCATGTTTCCATCATCTTCTACATGAAAAGCAAACCCATTGGAACTTGTAAATACTCCATGAGTGTTAAATGCTCGTTTAAAGCCAAATGTTTGGCTCCAAGAAACACCCTCGTGTATTATGACTGACGGCGGTGTAATTGGTTGAAGCCATTTAATAATATATTCGTATACATCATTATATGACTGAGGGGGCTTATCATAAAAGGATGAAGGCTCTGTCATTTTATATTAAAAAAATAATAACTTTAAATGGAAATTAAGGGTTTTAAAATTTAATTCCTTTTTATTATAACTTTCTATTAGAATACAATAAGCGCTTTTAGTTTCAAAACCTTCTCTAGCTAGTCCAAATAAATCCAAAAACGAACACATTTTCTTTTTCCATAAAAGCTACCAATCCTTCACTCTGGTAGCGCCAAATTCTCTCCCACTCTCACAACGGCATCAAACTGTTCTTGCGTCAATTGCTTGCTTTGAAAATACGCAACATCCAGTATATTGGCAGCTTTGCAGACTATGAAGCAGATATGTTTGCACACGATGTCTTTCTTTTTTGAATTGAACTTATTCTCAGGACAATTGCACCAAAAGCTTCCTTTTTCATTCATACCGTGCTTATACAGCTTCACTTCATATTCGTGTTCCGCCGTCTCCGCCGCCTTCGCGTCCATCCCCAGTCCCGCGCGAATGTAAAACGTACCAGCGACGTTTGCAGTACGACGCGCAGTGCTGGTGTTCTCAACGTACCTTAACAACATAAACTGACTTTCTTCGCGGCGCAAGGTTTCCAAGGTATGACATTGGTTCTCACCAATAGGACGTTTTTCATTCATTAGATTTATCAGATCCGTAAGTTTCTCTGGAGCACATAAAAATTTGCTTGCGCGTCTCTCAATCTCTTCACTGCACTTTATGGCTCGATCCATACGATACGTGATGAAATCCAGATGTTCTTTCAAGTAAAATCGGTACGTCTCCAGCGACTTTAAACTCAATATGTCAAAGTTGTACACAATATTTTCAACACTTGACAAGTTGCTGCATGGACGACGCATTTTGGGAGGCATTTTTCACAGCGTACGCGTAAGATACGCCGCAAACAATCTGAATATTTAAATGACTATTCCTTTAAATAGAACACTCATCGTCGTGCATTTAATAATATATTCGTATACATCATTATATGACTGAGGAGGCTTATCATAAAAGGATGAAGGTTCTGTCATTTTATATTAAAATAAATAACTTTAAATGAAAATTAAGGGTTTAAAAATTTGATTTCTTTTTATTATAACATTCTATTAGAATACAATGAGCGCTTTTAGTTTCAAAAATGTTATGAATACTCTTACAAAGAAAGAACAAGAAATACATAAAATAGCTAATCGATACTCGTTTGAAATTCATAACATGGATTTAGCTATTGTAAATAGCATGCGCCGAGTTATTATGGCAGAAATTCCAATGTTGGGATTTATGGGAGAAGATGATATCAGTATCAAAATTGAAAAAAATAATGGTCCTCTACATAATGAATTCATGACACATCGTATTGGTATGATTCCAATTCATTTCACGGAAGAAGAACTGGAAGGATTTATCGAAAATGAATGGGAGTTTTCAATGGATATTAAGAATACAAATCCAGCAACACAAAATATTACAACACATGATTTTAAAGGAAAACATAATGGTGTTGATTTAGTTGAACGTGATATTAAGCGTCTATTTCCAGTTAATTCAGTAACTAAAAAACCAATTCTTCTTACACGTCTACGTCAAGGGGAAGAACTTGCGTTTAAAGCAATGGTTGTCAAAAAGAACGCTAAAGATCATGCTTCGTTCTCTGCTGTATCACTATGCGCTTTCTTTTATGTTCAAGATAGTGTTAAGAATAAAGATGTTAAGGATATTCTACAAAAAGAAAGAAATTATTTCAAAAACGAATATGGTGAAGCAACTATTCTTCAATTTTCAATTGAGCCTGAAACAGGTCTAGAACCAAAGTATATTATTGCTAAATCTCTTGAAATTCTTCGCACAAAAACCGAAACCATTGATCGTGAACTTGATGTTCAAGGATCCACTAAAATTGAATTGCGTCCTCATGAAGAAATTGCGGATACATACGATCTTCATGTATTTCACGAAGATGATACCTTTGGAAATCTATTTCAATCACTAATTCATTCAGAGTTTATTCGTCAAACAAAGAAAATTCTAGATAATAAATTTGAAATGTCCTATATTGGTTATTATGCTCCCCATCCATTGGATCCAAAAATTATTATCCGTATGACTCTCAAAAATTCAGATAACATACGCGCAACAGCAATTGAATTTAAAGCTGCTTATAAACATTGTTTACGACTTGTTAGTAATCAACTAAAAGAGGTTTATGATGCTTGGATCCGTTTTGAATAAACATCTCGTGAATTATCTTCTCTAAAAATCATTAGAGGTATCCCCTAAATGGAATCCATAATTTATATAGATGAAGATTTACCGGAAATAACAATTAATGAATTGGTTTCCGTTGAAGATGATATTGATATAGAAGATGATCTAAAAAAGGTAGGTATCAATGTATTTTCTACAGCCGAATTGTTTGATCAATTAATACTATTATTACAAAAAAATAAGGATACTACAACAATACCACTTCGACGAAAAGTTGAAGGCTTATTAACATTACATTCTGAAATTATTAATAAAGGTCAAAGTAAGGATTCTGATATTGTATTAAAAGTTGTCCCAACGATGACAATTCAACGTCACGATGTAGAAGAAGAACCTGAAAAATTTATAGAAGATTTAGATGTAACTAATAAAATCGATAATTATTTTATTCGTCGTGATGAAAAATATAAGGCTTTTTTCAATTTTGAATCAACAAATACTGAAGATTTACCTCAGACTCAACCAATCGGTGAAGTTGAATTAGAAACGGGTGATCGTGCTACTTTTTTATTAAAAGATACAATCAGTGGTAAAATAAATTCATTAAAAACATATCAAGGTATTTCTCCATCAAATAATCGTTTCAAAAAATTAACTTTGGCAGATAAAATAGATTCAACCCAGTCATCCTGGAAAGAAATTCCAATAAATGTTCAATCCATTGAAGAATTTAATGAAATACTTTTAAAAATTCAAAAGCCGTACATTAATGATTATGTTAAATCATTGAAAGATGTTACTGATTTATACGATCTATGGAAACATTTTATGAATTATGGCATTGATTTAGATGAATATACTGAACCAGATTGGAATATATTACAAGAATATTTAGAAAAATTAAGAAATAAAGACAAGGAAGTTTTTGATTTTTTAAAACCGCTAGAGCATAAGCCGAGTGCTTTGTCTTTACCTGATATCGGTGGCATGGCATTTTATTTAGTTCAAAAAGAAATTATAACAAAAATATTTCCAATCTTAGAAACTATTCAGTCCAATTTATTAGACTTATATCGTTTATATTTAGAATCCTCTCAAATACCTCGCATAAATACATCAAATCTTCCTAAAACAGTATATGATTTTGCGATGGCAATAAAAACACCCGAAGATTTAATTCAAGCAGTTGAACTTTATAAAACAATGTTATTAAATGAAAGATTAAACGAATTAGATCAATGGATGAAACGTATTAGTCAATGGAACAGTGAGGAATTAGAAGAAACATTTAAACATGAGTTTGATCGTTATTTACGTACAGCTTATTCTATAAATGATGAATTTGATCGTCCATTAATATCAATTGTTCCTGAAATTAAACAAATTAAAAGGGGCGCTGTATTAAGTGTTGATCGTACGGATGACCAATTAAACACAGATGCTATGTTTTCTTCATTTGATGAATTTACTATTGAAAATGAAGACACAGATGAAATACCAATCCCTATATATGATGATCTATTACCAATGGATATAAGTTCATATGAAGAAAGTCAAAGAGAACTTCTAGAAGTAGCGTTACGTATGATTTTGGAAGTTCAAAAAGCCTCCGGACTTCCTTTAGATCTTGAAAGAATTCATTCACAATTTAGTGTTCCTTTACGTTTATCTAAATATACTCAATTAAAAGATAATTTACCTGAATTAGATGAATCTATATTAAAAAGTCTTTCCATTATGGACATGGATCAATCTGATAATTATATTGAAGCTCTTGTACCGACAGCTCTTTATCAAACAGTAAAACAAAAAATAGATGAAGTTTATAAATCATACCGTAATGACTTATTTAATTATATTAATGTATTTTTCGCAATATGGATTTGTGAATTACAATTTCAAGTAATCCATCGCACATTAAATTTCAATATATGGCAAGGGTCTTTAAATTGTATTCAATCATGGTCTCCTTATGGTATGCCAATGGAAGGTTTTAAGGTAAAAAAAGAAGGCATGGTAAATTATTTTCTATGTATTCTTCATGAATTAACATTTACAAAAGGAAGTTTATGGAATACATATGCTATTAACTTAAATCGTGAACACTACTTGAGTAAATGGGTAAGCATATTTGAAGATGAAATAAATGAAAGGGTCTTAAATCTCCAAGAAGAATTTAAAACATTTGAGAAAGAAGTTGTAAACAAAGGTTTAATGGAAAAAGGAGATATTATTAAGAAAAAAATAATAAATACAGTCGAACAACGTAATAAAGCAAAATATTTATCGGATTATATGCAATTTTTAAAGAATTTACCATCGGTTCTCATTCAATCTAGCATTGCCAAGAAAATCCATTTAGGTTGTTGTTTACAATCATTAAATGAAAAATACCGTTCTGACTATGATTGGTCTGCTTTAGTAAAAGAAGCTTATAAAATTAAAAAATTATATGCAACTCAACGTTATGGTGTTGATAAAAGACCTTCATTATCACAAAAATTAAAAGAGGTTGAGTCTATTGAAAAACCAACATTTGAAAAGAATGAAGATAATATTATATATGAAAAATTAGAATTAAGTAAAGTAAGTGAAATATATGAAGAGTTTAAACCGTTTATGCCAGTCAATGATTATACTGTTTTATTAACGGGCGCTCGTAATTTAGTACCATTAATTGAAAAATACATGGATATATATCGTTTTACTTTGCGATTACCAATATCCTTTCAAGAAGATATTTATAATTTAACAGTACCTGATTTGTTTCAATTATATCGTAAATTACAGCAAGTACAATATAAGTATATTCAATTATCAACATCCGATCAAAATTATTTAATGGAAACTTTTCATAAAAATGATTTACTTTATAAAAAAATAATGGAGATTCAAGGCTATTATAATGAAGTACAAGAACAAATGATGAAACGTTTATTACAATATTTCATAGTGCGCCAACTTTGTTTCCCAGCGATGCCCGAGTTTGCTCATAAAAATGTACTTGTAATTACAGATGTTACACTCGCAGCTGATTTAATTAAAAATTTTACAGGAAAGGTAAGTCAAGAAATGTTAATATGGGTTCAAACTAAATTATTCAATACTCGTATAGATTTTAAAGAATATATTGCTCAACAACGGGAACAAGAAAATCTTGAAAAATTAACATTAATTGATCAAATGACACCTGAAGAAAGACGTAATTATGTTGAAAATAAAAAATTAGGTTTATCAGAATTAAATAATTATTTAGAGCGTTTCAAACATAAATTAGAAGAAAAAATAGATAATGAAGAAATTTTAGATGACTTTGAAAGAGATGGTGAAGATGAATTTTATCCAAACCTAGGTGAGAATGATGATGAAGAAAATCCTGATAATTTAGGAGACGATGAATATTAATTAGTAAAATGATAAATCTTCATTTTTCTGATAAGCATCATTGGCTTGAACTGGGAAAAGAGCTATTTGATCTTCAAATATGACACCTTTAACAGTTGCGTCCATTACCTTTATGTCCCACTTTTTATTTTTTTGAGCTAAAACAATAAAACCTACATGTTTTCCATGATATTTTGCTTCTCTGTAAAAGATGGCATCAATATACAGTAAAATATGATCTGGAATTGTTTTATGAATTTGATAACCAACTAATTTATCATGAACCATTTGTATGGGATTAATAATTTGAAGACTACCATCTGGTAAATCAAAATAAGGAGATGATTTTATTTGTTGTTGTATTACTTCTGTCGCCTGAACATATGCTTCTTTGATTGAGGGATTTAATGTTCTATTTACAGGTTGATCCTCTGTATAATCATTTTTAACTAAACAAGATTTACCTAAACTAAATGTTTTGATTAATGCTTCTTGATAGGCTTTATTTTCAAGCTCATAGTTATAAGCTTTTTTATAGCGTAAATTAAGATCTTGAACTAAAGAAGATTGAATTGGATGACGATCTGCGATATCTTTACTTACATTTTCATAGTTAATAGTTACGTTATAACCTGGGTATGAATCTTCAAATCCTTCGGGATAAGTTGATTTTAAATAAAACGTTACAAATAAAACAACTAAAAGAACAACTAACCAATAATTCCAATATTTCATATTCTCTATACTTTACAAGTAAAATTTAATCCGATAGAAGGATCGTTGTGGGTAATTTTTCAGCCATTCGTTCTTCTGTATCATTTTCAAAAGCATAATCTGCTGATTTTAAAAATGTATACGCTACATTAGGGTTTTTCTTTTTTAATTCAACCAACCGTTCTTGGTCTTCGCAACAATTTTTATTTTTAGGATTTTGGCATTGATAGCAAAAAGGTTGATAGGGATCTAAATCTAAATATTTTGTAAAAGAAATTCTTAGAACACCTAACGGCATTTCACAGGTTCCATCTTTTTTATTACAGCCACCTCGATTGTTTGTATAGTTTTTATTTGCTTTATAAAATGGACACTCTTCGTTTTTTTCACATTTTTTATCCCAAATATTGGGTCCGCTTTTTGGTTCGCCCATAAAATTATAAGGTGATTCACATAAAAATTTAGATTGTGCTGACTCGTCTCCTAAGCATTTAAAATCTTTATCTACAAATTCTTTTGACATTTTTAAACTGGTTATAAATGTTTCTTCAACTATTTTTTTTTTATATAATTCAACATCAATTAGCTGTGTCGTAATTAAAGAAATGACATCTGATTTCGATTGAATTTTATGATTTAATCCAAATATATCCGTTTTAAGCATATCTTCTTTTTCAAGTTTGGGATAGCTAACTGTTAATCGATTTATATCAATCAAATCAAAATCTAATAACGTTAAATCTTGTTGAGAGATTAATGTTGCCATTGGTGATTTAGGCACTATGTATAGTACAATCGCATCATAGTTTTCCTTTGTATTATCAAATAAATCTGATAATCTATCTAAATCTTGAATGGATATAGAAGATACTTTAGCATGAGTACGGTATCCATATAATAAAACATCAATCAAATTCTTTTCTACACGATCTAAGAAGCCTATTTTTTTATCTGCCCAATCAAATCCGCACTGAAACTCTGTTCGTTTCGCATTACTTGTTAAAATACAAAAGTAGCCTTTTGGTAAAACAGTAAAAGGTAATGATCTACCATAATTTATATAATCTTTAGTATCTAATACTATATGTTCAGGATTATTATAAACAGATAATTTTTGCTGATTCATTAATTTAAATATAACGTAATTCCAACCTTGGTAGGGTAAGTTAATAATGGATGAATATTTTTTTGATAAAATCTTTTCAAAATTTAATTTTTGTGACGTTAGAATCATTTGAGAAGATATATTTTCTTGAAAATATTCAGTTTTCTTAGAAAAATATAAAATAATAATGCTAATAAGAATAAATATTAATAAAATGAATAGATATTTCATTTACTTTTTACAAAGAAAGTTAATAACGTTTTTTACATAATAATGATTTCATCATAATCAAGGTCTAGACGTTTAAGATATTCTTTAGCTGTCACAGCAGATGTTACTGATGGATAACCTGCTTGATTGGCACGCGCCTTCCAAATTGTTTGTAGTTCTGAAATTCGGTTCATAACTGCTTTCTTAGAAGTGTTCATAACTGCTTTTTTTAGAGCGTTAATACGTTTTTTTTGAACTGGTTCACTGATATGATAACCATATGTAGTTAGATGAATTGGTTTCTCATCAGATTTAATAGATGACTTATCTTTATAAAATTCTGTAAGAGCCTCAATATCTCGTTCCATATGTTTAATAATTTGCGAATTTGTCTCATGAAGTGTTGGACAAGTAGATGGTGTAGAAAATGGTTTTAGAAGTGAAATTTTGAATTTTAGAGTATGAAGAACTGTATCTAGGTTTGTATTAATTACAGCTGTAATAAGAGATGCCTTTCTGTCAAAATCATTATCGATAAATGCTTTGTAGCCATATGATTTTAGATTAAGTGTAATAGGTGCATCATGACGTTTAGTTAGAGTGACTGGTGCCGATGTAGTAGGAACATCCGTTTTAGGTACTACACTATGTGGTACATTATTAGAAACAGTCTTGTTTAGTGTCTTTACATGCTCATGAAGTTTGTTGTAATCTTTAATTAGACGATCAGTATACGCTCCAGCGCCAGAGTTACGATGAGTAAGAAGTTGATGAGTCCAAATAACAATCAATGCTTGTAGTCGTTTGAATACATCTTCGATGGATACATTCTTAATCGCATAAACAAGTGCGGCAAAACGATAGTCATCTCGTGTGTCGGTAATACTATAATCATATGATTTTAGATGAATTTTATCTAGTTTTACCGTTTTAAGAGCATCATCAAATGTCATCATAGGAATCATATTCGAAGGAATATAAATTTGCGAATTATCGACAATGTGCTTTTCAGAAGGACTAACCATTTTATCGTTTTTTAGATTAATTTTTTCGTTTTTAGACTCAATGGTCATAATATTTTTAATTTTATCCTCAAAATCGGAAATATTATTTTTCATCTCGTTGAAAGATTTGTAAAGGGCGATAATTTCAGAATTCATTTTTGAATAATACTTAATAAGTTAATTATACTAGTAATATAATAAATTTCAATTTTTATTCTAGTATGGATATAGAGATGTTACTTAATAGATGGCAAATTGCGACTATTTTTTATATCGTTTTTGTAATAATAATTATATCTGTAAAACCTTCAATGATGTTTACAGCAGAAGGACATGTTAAATCATGGAGTACATATAAATCAGAAGAATCAAGTGTATTTTCTCCTATAATTGTTTTCCCAATGATGGCTATAATTTGTTATTATTTAGGAATTTGGATTGAATTATTATTAATTAATTAAAAATGGAAAAAATATTTGATATAAATTGTTTAGACGATATTGTTGGAAATAATAGTACTATTAAAGAGCTTGAAAAACAATTTAATGAATTAAAATTAAATGATCGCTACATGATTATCGGTCCATCCGGTGTTGGAAAAACGAAAACAATTGAATTATTAGCAACTAAATATGATTATGAATGTATTAAAATAGATAGTACTAATTGTGAAAATTCAAAAATATTACAAGATCGTTTAATTAAATTACATCAATGGAAAGACATATTTACATTTCAAGAAAATAAAAAAAAGAGAGTGTTATTGATTGATGAATTAGAAACATTAATTAAAATGGATCGTAATATTCCCTCAACAATTGTAAAATTTTGGAATACTTATTCAAATTGCATTCCATGTATTATAATTGGACAACATGAAGCAGAGAAAAAAACGGGTGAATTAAAAAAATTATGTAAAATATATTATTTTGAAACGCTATCTAGTAAAGAAATTCAAAAATATTTAAGAGAACGTGTTTCGATTAAGCTTATAAAGCAATCTGATTTAAAAAATATTTGTGAAATGTCGAATGGAAGTATTTATGCTGCTATTCAATCTATTCTTGAAATGAATAGTAAAAAATATAAACCGACACTATTATACAGTCAAGATTCGATATTTACAATAGATAATATATTTAAAACATTAAATAACAAGGAAATTTATATGGTTTTACAAGAGGATCCATGGATTCACCCGCTTAAAGTAATTGAGAATGCGAATAAAGTTTATTCATTTAATGAATATACAACATTTTTAAAAAATTACCTTTTCTTTGAAGAATGGATGTATCGCGGTGGGTCAGGAAATAATGATACATTACCAATTGGATTTCTAACTGAACTTATAAAACAATATAATCAAAGAATATCCATAAAAAAATATAAAAATATATCAATAACCATTGAATTTACAAAATTATTAAGTTATATATCGACCCAAAAAAAACTACACCGTTCTCTTTATGAAAAATTGCCCCATCATTTACCAATTTCTGAAATAGGGTATTATTGGGCACATCAATTGAAAACTATAAAATAATTTTTCTATGAATACATTAATAGGAAAGTAATGGCAGACGCTCAAACACCATCCATTGCTGAAACAACAGCTAGAGTTAGTCAATCTGTTTCGGATACCGCCGCATCTGTAGCATCCGGTGTTTCAACAGCTGTTTCTGGAACCGCTGAAAGTGTAAAAGAATTTAGTGGTAAATACGGAATTACAGTATTTATATCGATTGTTATTGCTGCTTTGATATTCTTCGTAGCTTATCTATTATATACTTACATTTCCAGTGTTATTTCTAATAAAATTCTATGGATAGTCCCAGAAACTAAAGTTCCAGCGCTTGGAAATATTTACACTCGTGCCTCAGGTGATGGAATCCCTACAAGTTTAAATGGAAGACGTATGTCGTTCAGCTTCTGGGTATATATTCATGATATTAACAAATACCAAGGATCTTATCGCCATATCTTACATCGTGGAGATGAAAACCCTGTAGGCGCTTCACCCATGGTAATGTTAGATAAAACACTAAACAAATTATATATTCGCTTTGGATCATTAGATTCAAATGACACAACCGCAACAAAGAAATGGGACGAAATTATTTATGAAAGTAAGAAATCAATCGCTACTGCCTGCGCAGCAACTTTATGTACCGCAGGTGAATTAGCCGCAATTAATGCTGTTTCTGATGAAGATGCCCTTCTAAAAGACATGGCTACACATGGTATTATCGTAGACTACGTTCCTCTTCAACGCTGGGTTCATATTTCAGTAATTGTAAATGAAACTGTAAACCGTGGTAATATGTATCTTTACATGGATGGTGAACTTGTTAAATCCATCAGTTCATCTGAAAAGATTACTTTATCAAACGCTACTACAGTCCAATATAGTTTCCAAAATTTACAATTAGCAAAGAAAGGAGACATTTGGTTAGGTGGAAATGCTGCCGGTGCTATTAACGTTGGATTTGCTGGTTTAGTTGGAAAGGTTGGGTTCACCAACTATGACATGAATGCTCGTGAAGTATACAAGGAATACCTCAAGGGTCCCATGGATAACCTCACTAGCAAATTAGGATTACCCGCATATGGATTACGCTCTCCAATTTATCGTGTTGGTTAAATAATTAAGTATTATTAAAAGATTTATATAAATTATATTCAATAATTTGTCTATTCGGAATATCATAAGTTATAAATTCATAACCGCATACTAAGATGCCTTGTTGTTCTTTTTGAACTTTATTCACAATAATAGAATTAAAAAAATTTAATAAACATAATATTTCTAAATGTTGTGAAGTTACTTGTTCGATTAATAATGGTTGTAAACTCGTACTTCGTATTACATTATTCGTTAAATTATTATCTAAAATACGATCCATCATTAAATTCGATTTTTGTTGTTGTTCTAAAAAAAGTCGAAAAGATAATGCGTGGGCTTTTTCAACAAACATTAATAATGATGATTTAGAACATTTTGGATCATAGTTTTTTAAAATCATATCTCGATGAACACCATAGTAAGTTCCTCGTGATGTTAAAGCATATAACTTAGGATGATGTATATATTTAGGGCGTTCTAAGTGTATTTTATAACGAATCATTCTTTTATTTATTTATGTTAATTGTTTTTCTTTTTATATACTAAGTGTAAAGAGAATGGCATTAATACAAGTTATTTTAGCAATTTCGCTTGTAATAATATTTTTTATTATAGGTTTTACTATCTATAATATGGAATTTATCAAATCAATACAACGATCTACAGGGGTAGTAAAAATATCAACACCTATATTTACTGGTGTAAAAGATTTTAACCATATATCGAATGAGGTATATGATACAAATGATTCAACAAATGGTTCTTATCGTAATATTTCTCAATCTTATAATCAAGGCGCAGGAGTAGAATATGCTTATAATTTTTGGTTATATATTGATCATGATAAAGAATTTACTTCTTCCTGCACAGATTCTACAGAATTAGCTGGTGATGCTGGATTCAAAGCTTCTACAATGAATCCTTCTACAACACCTTCCAACCCTTCAGGTGGTGCCCCAGTTATTTTATTCTTAAAAGGTCATAAAGAGCTCGGAAATTATAAAAATATTTGCGGAGTTAATAAAACAGATATTCTTATCAAAAATCCATTAGTTAAATTAGAACAATGTGCTAAAAATCTTACAGTTGAATTTAATACAATTCAAAGTGTAGATGCTATTTCAGAAAATTCACCAAACATATGTTCCCCAACAAATCCCAACTGGAATACAGCAAATGCTCATAAATTAACACTAAATGGATTAAATAAAGAAGAATTTGATAAAAAATGGAGTATGATTACCGTTATTGTACAAGATACATATCCAGAAGATCCATACCCTATCCGTAATAAAGTTAGATGCCGCATTTACGTAAATGGCATGCTTGAATTAGATCGTTACGTTGATGGAAAACTCAACCAAATAAATGAATCAGATAAATCAGCGAGTGTATTAAAATTAAACGATGGTAATTTACATATAGCTCCTCAATTAACTAATACAATTGGCGGTGTAGCATATAAAACATATCAACCCGCTGTTGAAAAAGGCTTAATGATGGCAGATTTAACATATTACAATTATATTTTAACTGCTGGTGAAATTGATAGTTTATTCAATGCGGGCTTTACTAAAGCAAGCGCTCCAGTTCCAGGTGATAATACGTTAGATCAAGATTTATACAACATTGCTACAAAACCAACAAAAAAACAATTATCTGATTAAAATTAACCATTCAATCGAACCTTTACTTCGACGGCATTACGCCTTCAATCGAACCTCCCATATTCCTGATTTTTTTGATGTATATAAACGACAATTATTTGGATAATGATGTAATAAAAAACTACATGATTCTTTTGATGTTTCTATACGATTAAATGGTCGCGACTGCATGCCGCCCGCACATTTATAATATTTTGTTTTAGGAACAATACGATTTAAACGTAAAACACCACCATCTTGGTGATAATAGCGCAATGTTCTCTCAAAATCTTCTTTTTCTTCAAGTTGTAAAATTAAAGATGTATTATGTTGATTAATACATCCCCAAAAAGCACCTACGCAAAATCGTAAATCATATGTATATTCTGATAGATCTTTCATAAAATATCCATTTTTTACTGGATAAATTCCAAAAAAGTTATAGCCCTTTAAAGTTAATTGCTGAAACGCACGTATTATTTCTTCACGAAACCGGTCTATCGTAAGAGGAATTAATGGGTATCTTTTTGATATTTTTAAATTAGGAATGGTTATATCTTCTATCATTTCATATAAGTCTTCAATATCATCATCAATTTGTAATAAATACGTACCTTCTGGATAATACAATCTAATAAAATTACGCATATTATGTAAACCGATTGGACCAACTACAATGGATATATCTGGGTAATTTATAAGAGCTTCTTGATATTTGATTAATTCTTCAGATACAACAAAAATAGCAATTCTATTTGTAGCTATATGAAAACGAAATAATAAATTTAATGTTTTTTGAAGTATATAAGAACTACGATTGTAAGAAGGAATCGCAATATATATATCTTCCATCTATTTTTATCTATATAAATAAATCACTCTAATTTAAACATTCCTTCATAAGTAGAATAAAATATGGCTGGCGGTGTTATGCAATTAGTTGCCGTTGGCGCGCAAAATCAATTTATAACAAATTCACCTGAAATGAGTTTTTTTAAACAAGTTTATAAAAGACATACTAATTTTTCAATGGAAAGTGTTCGTCAAACGTTTCTTACAAAACCAACTATTGAATTTTCAAGATCTGTATTTACATGTCGCATTAATCGTGTAGCTGATTTACTTCAAGAAGTCTATTTTTCATTTCAATTACCAAATGTTTATTCTTCAGATAAATTTCGCTTTCGCTGGATTGAAAATGTCGCCCAATATTTAATTTACAATTGTAGCGTTCGAATTGATACTCAATTAATTGATCAATTATGGGGTGAATGGATGGATATATGGAATGAGCTTACATTAACAAGTGATAAAAGAGATGGTTATAATAAACTTGTTGGAAATTTAGAAGATTTTAATAATCCTCGTACGTTAACACCATATGTAGTAATTGATAATAATAATATAAGTTACACACATTATCCAGAAGGACTTTCACTTGAGCAACCATCTATAAAAGGACGCCGCTTCTTTTTACCAATGCCCTTTTGGTTTACAAAAAACCCCGGTCTTGCTTTACCATTAATTGCCTTACAATATCAAAATATTGATATAACATTTGAATTAAGAAGTCAAGAGGAACTTTATCAAATATTTGATGCGACCCGTGGTCTTTATGTAAGTCCATTAGATTATCGGGCAAATCATCCAAGAGAGTCTGAAATCCCTATCAATCAAGACACGGACAATATTGGTTTACCAAATCTAGATGTATCTTTACAACGTTTTCTAGTACCTCTTAATACAAGTTATCAATCAGCACCTACCAGTATTGATATTGATGGATATTTAGAATGTAATTTCATTTTCTTGGATGAGGGTGAACGACGTTTAATGGCATTAAATAGTCATGATTATTTAGTCGAAAGAGTATTTCGCATAGAAGATGGTGGAATTAATGGAAATAAGACAATTGATTTAATGATTCAAAATCCGATTAAAGAAATATTATGGATTTTACGCCGTGATGATATGAACCGTTTCAATGATTGGGGAAACTTTACAAACAGTTTAACAAAATTACCAAATTATCATATTCTTAAAACGGCAAAAATGCTATGGAACGGTATGGATCGTTTCGAAGAAAAAACACCCGAATATTTTAATTATATTCAACCTTATCAATATCATACACGTACACCTAAAGATGGTGTTTATGTTTATAGTTTTGCTTTATACCCAGAAAAAATACAACCCTCTGGAACGTTTAACGCATCCACAGTGAATAAGATACAGTTTTATTTAACCACAAATCCATCAATTGTTGAAAATTATAACTATGACATAGTAATATATTCATTATATTATAATATTTTTAGAGTAATGAGTGGTTCCGGAGGTATGGTATTCGCAAATTAATATATATAAAATATTAAGTACAAACACTATGAATTTAATTTTATTAATTGTTATAGGCTTTTTTCTTTGGTTGGGTTATGCTTTATATGGCGCTTATAAAGGAATTGTAAATGAACTAAAAGAAATGCGTACCAAATGTATTGGAACAAATTCAGAAAAATTCGAATCAAGTATTAAAGAAACACCAGTTGAAGATGAAATTTCTAAAATACCCGGCTCAATGGTAAAGGGATTAGGATTATTAATGAAAATGTTATAATAATTTAAATTTAATTTTTATTTCGGCTTAAAGTTTTAAGCCCTATTTATTAATATTAAAATGCCAGTGAAAGGTGTTAAAAGCACCAAGAAAAAACCAGTTCCTTCTGTTGAAGAAGAAGTACCTATATCTACACCAATACCAGAACCTGAAAATTCGGTTATTACGGATGTTGTTGTACCAGTGTCTACTAGAAAACGTAAAAATACTAAAAAAAAAGAAGAACCTGTACAAACAGATACAAATGATCATGTAATTATACAATTACCAATACAATCTGATATTATTAAAACATTAATAGAAACAGATCCATTACTAAATCCATTAGAATATACTCCAAATATTATGGATCCAGAACCTTACGCTCCAAATAACCAATTTATATCAACAAATGACATTTTAGAAACTACAATTGAAATGAAAGACAATTATAATGAAATGATTAAAAAGGTAGCTCAAGAAACAGTTGAAACACATGACCATACCAATTGTTGCTACTGGTGCTGTCATTCAATTGGAGCAAAAGACTTTGGTATGCCTGTAAAATACGATGCTTATCATAAAACATTTACCACATTTGGTAATTTTTGTTCACTTGAATGTAGTGCCGCCTATAATTTTTCAAACCATAATGGTAGTGATCGTATGTGGGAAATCCATAGTTGGATTCAAATGATTGCTGAAAAAATTGGTTTCAAAACGCCCATTCGCCCCGCACCATCTAGATATTTATTAAAAATGTTTAATGGATCAATGGAAATTGAAGAATTTCGTAATGCGCATAAATCAAATCTAAAAACGTATATTATGAATATGCCGCCAATGATTCATGTACAATCTCATATGGAAATTTTAAATACTTCATATTTAGGACAAAAAAATAATATAACAACAACTGATAACAATGATAAAACAAAACTATATCGTAAACGAGCGGTTGTTGATATTAAAAAATCACTACAATCAAAAATGAATCTTACAATTACAAATATTAATGAAGAAACTGAATCTACTTAAAGAAAAATTTGATTTAGTCTATTGTGAATATGTTAAAGACTCACCAAACTCATTTTCTTCAGACAGTCGAAAAGCCCCTGATTTCCTCAATGACTACTAAAAATATTGATGCGACTTTTTATAGAGTTTCAACAATCACATGTAATGGATCAATCAATACTAGTGTGGATTTAACAATACTATATGATAAAATTAATGTTATTCATTTTGAGAATCCTGAAAATGGATTTATTTGTGCGACAGATCGTAACGGAAAAGAAACAAAAGGATTTAATCCTCTTAAGAAAAAAACTCCCAAAAAAAAAGATTCTGAGACAGAAGGTCGTAAATTTGATAATGCGATTTCAACATATTATAAAATACAAAATGATTATTACCCAAATGTAAAAATTTTTAAAAATGGAACTATCCAAATGACAGGTCTTAAGACCATTCCAGAAGGAGAAATTTTACATGGTCAGGTTTTTAAAACACTTTATAAAGTTTATCAAGAAAATCCTGAAATTTTTGAAAAAGAGCCTACATTTCATACAGATAATTTCTATGTTCGAATGATCAATAGTGATTTCTCTGTGCCTTATTTGATTCGTCGAAAAGAGTTACATTTAATCCTAATTTCTGAAAAATACCAAAATAGCTGTAGTTTTCAACCAGAGACGTATCCAGGTGTTAAGCTTCAATATTTCTGGAATCCTTTGATTGGTAATGGAGATGGAATTTGTAAATGTACTGAATCAAAATGTCTTGGTAAAGGAAATGGTAATGGACATGGTCAATGTAAAAAAGTTACCATTTCAATCTTCGAAAGTGGTAAAATTCTAATTACAGGTGCTACAAATTTTGAACAAATTAATGAAGGTTATGGATATATTACAAAAAATCTAACCGCAAATTATAATACAATTTGTAAAGTTTATAATTAAATAGTATAGTATTTACTATTACATACCACATACAAATTGATATTGATCTGATAATTTTTTATGATTTGGGAACTGCTGGGTATTATTTCCAGGACGTGTTTCACCTGGAATCATGTAAACACTCTGAGGAGGTGGGTTTGCGCTTTTTAAGTTTTCTGTTACCATAACATGTGCTTCTGGTATTACTGGTATATTTCGCCAAGGGGCATCAGCAGGTGCTTCTTTACCTGTATATAATCCTCCGTTGGCAGATCGGGGAGGAATAGTTATAGGAGCTTCTGTTTCAATGTAGCTATAAGAGAGGAGGGTCATTCGCTTAAATTTAAAGAATATAAAAGTTTCTTATTCATAGAATGAAACGTTCTGAACCAGAGCCCGAACAATTATCGAACGAAGAAATTATTCAACTTGTTAACGAAATCAGTCAAGATTCCGGAACCCAAAAAGATAAACTACGTGTTTATCGTAAAAAGTTTCCCGAATTCGCAGATAAATACCCTGTTTTATTCGAAATGTCCACCCAAGATAATTTTGATATTCAGCGATTAAGATTAATGTTGTCCCTACGCAATCGTATTGAAAACAGTAGTATTACTCAACATGATGCTTCTGCGCAAATCGGACAAGTTCTTTATGATGCTTATGTTAAAGACAAAATCAAAGATATTCCACCCACAAAATAATAATAAAAATTGAAACCTATTAAAGAGTTATGGTATATATTATCTATATAAACCTTTATTAAACCTATCTAAAAATGATTTTTCCTAAACTTTCCGCACTTCTAAATGAAGTTCATGAAGCTCATTCTCATCTAGCGACAACTGAAAATGTACAACCTCAAAGTCGTGTAAAAACATTGATGTATATTCTTACCAAAAAACATTACTGGCCTTATCTACAAATTAAATATTTCTCAAGCAATAGTTCTCTAATTTTGCTTCATAATGTATATCGTCAAGATGTACCTATTCAAGACAAAGAACTATATGATGAATGCCGTAGTGTTGTTCTAAATATGGATGCGGATCCTGGTAATAATATTATTCTATCTCTTTCTAAAAAAATTCCTATCCGAATGAATCCTACTGCCTTTGATGAAATTCCAGTTGATACTGTAAAAATGTATGAAATTGGATACGAAGGGACTATGATATATATGTACTATCACAATCAACGATGGTACATTAGCACTAGTACATGTCCATCAATTGATCGATCCAAATACTTTCATCCTAAGAAAACACATGGACAAATGCTAAACGAAGTACTATCTGGTTATTTTCCTGAAATTGAAGTTGATTCAACAATTGAAAATGAACATCAAGCATATAAAGATTATCAACAAAAGCTACGTTATAAATTTTGCGAGCAACTAGATACCACTAAAACATACAGCTTTCTTCTAGTTCATCATCAAAATGGATATCTAATGGATTATACTACTTTGTTCGGGGAAAACTACAAAGAGCTATTTCATCTAAATACAATTGATCCCAGTAATCTTATTGAGAACTATGATCAACAAGAAAATCTAAAAACAATTGGTGTTAAATATACTAATAAATTTCCTTCAAAAATTATTGCGATGTACTATCTACAAAATACGACACCTCCTATTTATGCGATTATTGCTCATACAGACGACAATATGTATAAAGTATCTAAACAGGAGATTATTGAAAAAGAAGAACAGCAAATTGGTCACCCTAATCAATGGGTAAATCTACTATGGATTTATATGAAAAACAAGCCTCATATTACTATGGAAGATTACATTACAAACAATCCATCAGAGGAATGGACAGTTTATGATTCATCAAATACACCTATTTCACCCGCACGAGTCGTAGCTAAAGTTATCACAACGATGCGTGATATTATTTATTCTCTTTATCGCACAACTACATATTATTTCAAACAAACAAATTCATATCGTATGAACCATGATATGGATGCATCTCTTCCACCAATTATTCGCTTTCATCTAGCACAACTCCGTCATCTACAAATTACTTATCATACAGATGGTCCATTAACACGAAAGGGTGTTCACCATTATCTATGCCATCATCAAACAATGAAAAATATTCGCTTGCTAATTAATGCTTTCGAAAGTTCATCCTTTCAGGTACAATTCCCGATGGATCCATTTACAATGAGTTGTTTCACAATTCTAAATACTCATATTAAAAACCAACGAAGCAATATTACAACAAATTAAAACTATATTTCTTGTATCATTGATCGTGTTGATGTACAAATTTCTTTAATAACCTTAGGTGTCCATTTTATAATTTGCTGAGGCAATTTTATTTTTTTACCATTATTATATAATCTTGTTATACGTTTTAATAAACTATTAGCGCTACATTTATCATCATCATAATTTAATGATAATGGAATTACACCATACATTTTGTCATAAAATGTTTTTCTATTTTTAGTATATTTATTCTTAAATTGATAAGCAGTTGATAATTGAATATATTCTGTATCAATAATTTCAGATTGAATTACTTCAGATGGCTCTGTTTCATTTAAAATACTTTCAATCCATATTAATTTATGTATTAAACGTTTTTGTAAAACCGTAGAGGGCACTTTTTGTAATAAATCCTTCCATTTATTTATTTTTTCTTCAATTGTTTTATTTATAGTTCCAATGTATTTTTCATCCTGAATTATTTCATCATATAAATCATTAATCTCTAATTCGTATTCTTTAAGAATATCAGTATCTTCTTTTGTAATGACTACCTTTGGTTTACGATATTTCTTTTTTATTATTGGCTTTACTTCTTCTGGTTTTACTTCTTCTGGTTTTACCTCTACATTTTCATCTTCATTTGTTTTTTTACGAATTTTGATTTTATTAACTTCATGATTTTCTATATTATCAACGCCTAATAGTTTCATTGGTAATGAACCAATTCGTACAGTACGTTTAGATTTATCTTGTTGTTCTTCACTCATATGTATTACTTTCTCAAAATCTTCTGGTATAGTCGATGAATAACGGCATCCTGTATAATAATAAATACCGGGACCGATATCATTTAAAATCTTTCTAATTGAAAAATTATTTCTTTCTAAATCTTCGTATGAAGTACCTTTACTCGCAGGTGGATAAATATTTCCTTTAAATACTTCTTTATGTATATCAGTTGTATAATCACTTATTGAATCAATCATTCCAGCATATTTAATACATTTTTGATCTCCTAAATTATGACGTTGCGTAGGTTCAATAAAGATATCACGATTAATTGGATAAAAGTTACGGAATACACCTGATTTTGCTATAATAACCTTGCCTGTTTTTTCATTATTTTCTTTATTTACATTTAAAAACAGATTTGTATATAAATTTGGCACATATTCACCAGGTAAATAAATACGTATTGAATGTTGAAGTTTATTTTCAATTTGTGATTTATACTTTATTGGATTTCTTAACCATTTACGTTTAGAGGGATCTGAAAAGATATCTTGAAATTTACAAGAGGTTGCTATATAATTATAACGACCACATTCTGGTAATAGTACAAGTACCTTATCTTTTGGCATAACATTACGATTTGGGAATTTACTAATAATCTCAGATCCATGACCAGATATTAAATATATTTTTTCATCATTTACTATTAATTCTGTATCTGTATTATCCTTATCCTTATCGTCTATGTTTACTTTACTTGATAAATATTTTTTATAATAAGGAGTATATTTTTCAGGTTTTAAACATTCTTCTAAACCATTACGTTGACTGGTATCGTTTTTAATTTTATCATTGAGTATATTTTCTTTTTCTACTAATACCTTTTTCATAATATTAATTTTATTTTCAGCACGATTTAATTTCTTATTAATTTCATCTGCTTTTTTTTTTACTTCTGATTTTCTAAATTCTTTTTGTTTAGTATCCCATTCATTAAATTGTTCTTTTTTAACATCACATAATGCTCTTTCATGTTCTACAATCTTATTATTTTTTTCTAATTCTTTATCACGATATATATTTGCGTTCTTATTACATTCACTTATGTTAATACTATCGTTACACGTTTGTATATCAATATTTTTATTTAAATTTAGTTCAATGATTGTTTTATTAAATTCATCTTTTAATAAATCTTTTTCTTCTTTTGTTTTATCAGTTTCTTTTAATGAAACTTTTAAAGCATCACGTAAGCTTTTTTCTTTCGCTTTATAGCTTTTGATTAGTTTCTTTTCACAATCATTTGCGGTAGTTTGTAATTTATTATTTATATTTAAATTACATTTCTGTATATCAAAATCTTTATCCATCGCAGCATTTAATATCTTTTTATCAAATTCTTTTTTCAATAATTTTTTTTCTTCAAGCGATTTATTTTTTAATTCAATTTTCAAATCATCACGCCATTCTTTTTCTTGAATTTTATATTTTTTCTTAATTTCTTTTATACAGTCTGCGCTCGTTTCTTTACATTTATTAAGTAAACTTTTGTATTTCTTTAAAATCTCACTTACATTATTTTTAAAAATATCTAAATTATTATAACACAATTGTACTTCTTTCTTTTTCATATTATAAACCATTTCAACCATTTGATATAATTCCTGTTCATACTTCGCTAAATCTTTTTTATAATTACCACTATCACTTATGAAATCATCTACTTGTCCATTTAATTTAGCTTTATAATTTACATACTGATACATTTCATTCATGAAACCATAATCTGACATTGGAACACGGATCTCTTTAAATATAGGATATGCGAATGATCGAATATCTTTTTCACGATTTAAATAACTTACCATTCCAGTCATTTCTTTATTAAATTTATTTAAGCCTTCCTCTGAAAATTTACCTTGATCATCTAAGTAAGTCTTTGAAAATTCTTCAAACTCCTCTGGGAATTTATTTTTCATAATTAAATTCATTAAACGAATCATATCCATCGCATCAGATGTATAAGGTGTAGCTGTCATCATTAATACTTTTACACTTTCTTTACCCGATTTTTCATAAGAGTTATTTAAAGATTTACGAATAACATCTATGTCTGCTTTTTCTTGACCTTCAACGTCCGCCGCGAATAGTTTATGTGCTTCATCAATAATCAATAGTGTCTTATGAAGGGGATCTGTACGACCATTATACTCGTATAATTTATCTGAAAATTTATTCTTTCCATCTAACATATTACTCAATTGACGATAAGATAAAGGTTCAATCCATTTTTTAGAAATTAATCGTAATTTCGCCGCTTGAGCTTCAGGTAGTGTTTTGCCTGATTTTAAGTAGGCTTGAACAACTACGCTACATACTTGATCAAACATATTCTTCCAAACATCTGGTTTTAATGTATAACGAGTCACGTATAAAATAGTATAATCATCTTGTTCAAATGTCGATGAAGCTGTCGCAATTGCTGTACACGTTTTCCCTGTACCCACTGAATGAAATAATAACATACCATGATTCGGGTTCTTAGGTGTAAAATTTTCACGAACAAAATCTTGTGTAGGACTAAATGTTACAAGAGGAGCGGCTGCTGGTTTTCCATCCTGAACAGCGGTAGAGGGCGGATCTACACATAAATTCTCAACTTTAACAGGCGGCCAATGATAGTTTGATTTTGAACCTCCAATTTTAAAATCATGTATATTTTTAGTATATTCTTTATCCGCAGCATTCGCAATAACAACCCGTTCTAATTCATTCGCAAATGCGATTTTCTTAGGATCAATATTACTATAACGTAAAAACATTTGGAAAAAATCATCAGCGGGGGTAATGCTCGGTAAATCTTTTTCTAAATGTTTTTTGATATCTTCTGGGACAGTTGTTTCATAACGATAAACGTGAAGAGGCCAGCCTTTTACAGAATCAAAATTTAATCCTTTTTGCCCACAGAAACGTGTTGCCCGCCCAATGGCTTGTTTTTGGTCATTCAATGTTGTTATAGATTCCATTAAATGAACATACTTTACATCGAATAAATCAACTCCTTCACGAAATCCAGAATCTAATACAATAATACGTATATTTTCACCATAGCTATTGCTGGGTCTTTGGTTATATGTTTTTAATAATTCACGACGAAATTGAACACCAATCGGTTTTTCATAAAACGCAACAGATGTTAATATAGCAAATGTATTATTTTTGTTTTCTTTTTTTAAATCTAAAGCAAACGACATACCTCGGGTCGTCTTTTTTAAGCGATATGCGTGATGAAACCCATCGGATTGTAATATAGAAGCCATTAACTTCGCACCATAAGCTGATTTAATATCTGAATAAATAAAATGTTTAAAAAGTTTTCCATGTTTCTTTAAATCTTTCGCATCTAATTCATGGATTGTTTCAATAAGCTTATTTAATTTTGGAGAAGCAATTGCCAAAACCTCTTTTACTTTTATTGGATTATATTCAGTGTTATCCATACGTAGCTCTTTTGTTAATTTAGATCCCCAATTTCCATGCTCTTTAATACACGTAGCAATTTTCTCCATTATAATTACAATGGAAAAATAAAAATTAAAATAATAATTTTAAACCCTTGAACATTTAAAACGCCGACTTAAGGTAATGTTTTAGCTCCTTCTCCCTTGTGGAAGGTTTCTTTACTGGAGGGGTTTCTTTCCTTTCAAAGGCATTCTTGAAGAAGTTACGATAATGCCTTTTGGGTATTTTCTGGAGTGAGGTACGTATGGACTGTATAATAGTATCTCTTCCAATTGATTTTTCTTTTTGTAAATGAGACTTCAATACGCTAAAAAAGTTTTCAATTGGATTGGTATAGTGCTGGTAGGGAACACTATATAGTAGATTGTTGTTTTGTAGAACAAACTTCTTGACATGAGGGTTGCGATGGCTACTTGCGTTATCCAATATAACCACCTTACCTGTCTGCCCTTCTGATAGTATATGGTTTTCCAAAAACTCTATTAACCGTTTCCCATCAATACCTCCACTCTCATATACATCGTAACCAATACAACCTGACGTGCTTATCGCAAATATGCCTGTGTATTTCTTGAATACCTCTTGGTTATGTGTTTTCAGGACACACCGTTTTCCTATCCTGTTTCTACAGTACTTTCTAACCATAAACGAACCCAATGATGTCTCATCAATACTTATCATATCATCTATCTTGTACTTCTTTATGGTGTTGTAGAATTCTTGTAGTTGTTCCTTGATATCAATCGGTTTCCCGTAGCGTTGTACTGGCTCATGACGCAGACGGGTACGCTTTAGTGTAAGATTGTTGTCCCTCACTACACGCCCCACATGTACCCGTGATATATCAAGAGTTGGAAAAGCCTCCAATAATTTTGTATGTAGCTCTTCTATGGTAATGGTTGGATTGGTACGTATTTGCTTTATCATGTATTGTACATGCGTGTTCTGTATCTTGTAAGCAACCGCTGGTCGGTTCTCTCTTTTGGTTGTTCCTGATTTCTGATAACGTTCTACCCATCGCATTAATGAGCGAGGCGAACAACCAAATATATGACAAGTCTCTATCTGGTTCTTGTTTTGTAGGTAATGTTTTACCGCAGTTTCTTTATAATCCTCTCCTTTATGGTGGGGCATGTTCCTCTTACTTACAACCTGATAAAAACTTAAAGATATCTTGTGATAGTAAGATAACTACGAAGATGTCGGAGAACATCACGGATATGAACAACGATATCCAAAAAGCATACGAACAAATCCTAAAAAGAAGGGCATATAGTGCCGAGTACATGCGAAAGTTCCGAGCAGAAAGAAGAGACGAATATAACGCCCAACGACGGGCAATGTACGCCAAGAAGAAGGCAAAAGAAAAAGAACAAAGTCCCGCTGAAGAACAATCCGAAGAATAAAAACTACTTAAAGATTATTTTCTTTGTTTATAGTAGTAAGCCAACTACAATGAAACGAAAGAAGGCATCCAAAGAGCCTCCCGACTTGCGACGAAAACCATCCTCCTATCGGACGGTGAAAACTTCGCTGAAGTCTATCCTCAGAGACTATGAAACCTACCAGCCCATACTGAACAATGTGGTTCTCCGTTGTAATTCCATTGTCACGGAGGCATATCAATTTATACGGTTGTATTGCCTCTACAAGTTCCATGATATGGAACCAATGCCTTCATTGGACGAGAAGTTCATATTGTACTGTATCCGAGCAACAGGCTCACGGGACAATCGTGGGAAAAAGGCTGAGAACGAGACCCTTCAAAAAGAACTAGAAGACTTTTACACAAAGGAATTCCAGCCGTTTCTCGCTCATAGTGAGAAGCATGACCTACGGAACTTTACCACTCTGCTTCCATATCTAGCAACTCAGATACACACAGGTCTTCACAATAACCTGAAAGAGCATTTCATTACCCGTCTCCTCCGATTTATCAACAAAACAACATCTGTTTATGAAGAGGGTCTTACCAAGGAAGAAGTTAAGAAGGAAAGACATGCGTTGAAGAATGCCGTGTTTGCGAAGGAACAAGTGCCTACCAGATATACAGTATGGGCAAAAGAGCATCTAGGTCATATTGTACCCACTACATGGGATGTGAGCCTACCTTATGATGTCAAAGTACATCCCGAAAAATACATCACACACTCTTTCTACATGAACCTTGTACTGGAACGGGATGGACACAAACTCTTCCAACCAATGAGCCTACGAAACACTATTGTACCACATTATATTACCTTTGATACAGCTAGTCTCATCAATCTGTTCGCAGAGAAGGGTAGCAAAGGGGCTATGTTGAAGAAGGTAAAGGATAATCAGGAACAGGTATGGAACCGTCTATTCAACCTTGACAAGCGTATCTTCCATCAGAAGAATTATCATTTCAACTTTACCCTTCAGACCGATGGAATAGGTGTATCGCTATTGTTTGTACATCGCAATTACAATGGGCGTAAGTCTTGTCCATGTTGCTCTACAGATGACAGTTATCCTTTCTACTACATGGAAGAACTGTCTGGTGACCAACTCAGTGGGTTTCATGAAAGAAATATGGTAGGAGCAGACCCTGGGAAGTTCAATCTCCTGTACATGGCTGATGGAAATGGTAACAAGTTACGATACACAGCATTCCAACGAAGAACCGAAAGCCTAAGCAAACGAAACCATAGTATCCTTCTCAAGGAGAAACAACATAATGGCGTTATTGAGAAAGAGACCAAGTTCAGTCAGCAGAACAGTAAGACGGTAGATTACAACAAGTTCAAAGAGTATCTTCGGCAGAAAAACAAGCTAAACTATGAGCTATCTGTCTTCTACGAGCAAGACCTGTTCCGTAAGATGAAATGGAGACAGTTTGTCTATACACAAAAGAGCGAAGACAGGTTTTTGAACAAGATAGCTAATGTGTTTGGTCATAACGCAATCATTGCTTATGGTGATTGGAGCAGGACAACCCAAATGAAGCATTTTATGCCTACGAAGGGTGTTGGGCTTCGCAAACTGATTTCCAAACGATTTCAAACCGTTAGCGTCAATGAATTCAGAACATCTAAGCTATGTTGTCATTGTCATCACGAGCTGTGTCATCTAAAGGTAAAACAGGAAACCAAAAACAAAAAGGTGTTCAGGTGTCTGGTGTGTAACGAGTGCGTAAGCTCCGAAAGCAAACAACCCGTATTTGTTACACGAGACCTGAACTCCGCAAAGAATATTCTTCATTTAGCGAATAGCTGGATAAAGGAGCAAAAACGCCCTTCTGTGTTTCAACGCACAGAGGGGCTGACCTTCACCCCAACTGGGGAGAAAGTTGGTCAATCCGTTGATTTTGCCGTGGGTAAAGCCACAAATCCTTGAATTTATTACGCTAAAAGTCGGCGTTTTAAATGTTCAAGGGTGTAAAACGAAATATATAAATAAACTAAACTACAATTAAGTCTTTTTTAGATTGTTTGAATTTCTCTATCTTCCATTTTACGAAAGATAGCCCATCGATTTAGGAAACTGAAGCGTGTTTGCTCAGGATCTTTGTCTAGAGATCGAATGGCATCATCTAGGAAGCGATTGCGAGATGGATCATTTTCAACCATTTGTTTCTTCAACATTTGAAAGGTATCACTAAAGAATCCATCTTCAACAATTTCAAGATGATATTCTTTGGCTTTTTCTTTGAGTACTTCAAAATGTACCAAGTATTCTGGGATGAAATGGTTGGTATTCTCTAGATATACATCAATCAAGCGTCCATATACATTTGCTTTTGTAAATGATTTATATTGTTTTTGAATACACCATACAACATGATCTTCCTTAATTCCCTTGGCATAACCATCTTTATTAATTGCTTGGTGTACTTTTTGTCCATCCATAAAAGTTAGAATGAACTTACCATTTGGTTTTAGGTTATAAGAAACATTGCGTAGAAATCCATCTAGGCGTTCTTTGGTTTTGAAGAAATAATGAATCGCAAATTGGCAAGAAACAACATCAAACTTACGAGAAGCACGTCCTGGAAGGCGATATTGAGATAGATAACTATATTTCTCGGTAACCTTGCCCATGTATAATAGCTTTAGAAGTGCTTCAGAATCATAATCTTTTCCTTTTGCTGCTTCACCTGTTTCTAGAGGTAAAGCACAATCGCCAACAACAAACAGAGCTTGAGGATAATGAACCCGTTGAATATGGCGATGCTTTTTCATAAATTCACTGCGTTGATATAGGTAACGAGAGTAAGATCCTTGAGGACTTTCAATGTTATTTTTAACCAAATCAACACCTAGAATAAAGTTATAGCGATTATCTTTCCAACGAGGAAGATCGCCAGCCATACCACAAGCGAGTTCAAGAATACTATCTTTTTGTTCAGGTCTCGAATATAGATAAGATTTAATGCCATAATTATGGAAATTCAACATGTGAACAGACAACATGTGGTTGCGAGGAATATCACGAGCATAGTAAACGTCGTTTGTTCCAAGAAGTCTTTCTTCAATATCAGTTGGAATTTGATCTAGGTTTACAGGAAGTTGTCCAATCATATGTTCATATGTAACTGGATCATGAATATTGTGCCAGATATTAAATGCGACACTCAAATCATTTGCTGTTTTACTTAGTTGACCCGTCATTCTTAGGGCGCGTGTTTTATCATGACGAATACGGTTTGCTTTCCAACGCATGGATGGATGTCCTTTTTCGTCTTTATCGTATGAAAATTCAACAATCATACCATCCTCAATAACTGAATTATCATCTGTTACGGCTTGACTAGAATGATTTGTGGGAATAAACGCAACACTTACAGAGGGATTATAATTCTCAATTGGCTTGAATACTTTCGCAAGATACTCATCTTCCTTGACAGTTTTATCCTTGAAGAAAACCCGTTGAATACCTTTCCATACTGGGATTTCTTCCCATTGAGAAGCATTATATCCAGTAAATAGTTTGAATCTCTTGTATTTTTTGTTGCTGACTGTATCAATAAAGGGTGTATCTTGTTCTTTTACAAGGAAATCGATCGTATTTTGATCAGCGGGTTTCCACTTGAATACACGATCCCATGCTACACTTTTACCCTTAAGTTTTTTAAACTGGTTCGCATAATAAGCAAACACTGGAAGATCAATTGGTGTAAATACTAGACCATCAATATCATAACGTCTTTTTTTATCTTCTAGAATCTCTTTACATTTGTAAAAGATATCTTTTCCTTCTGCGTGATAATGCTCTTTCATTTCTACTTGGATGTTTGAATCATCTGTATTCCAGTAAGTTTCTTGAAGCATTAATTTCATCTTCATATAACGACTGGGCTTATCATCAGCTGTCATCAAAGGGATATTCATTACAGAACTATTATTGTAAAAGTACACATCAAAAACAGCAAAGATATCTTTTTTAGTACCGTCTTTCATAAGATATTTTGGAATATATTCGCCATCTAACAAAGATTCGTGTAGATTATTTGAGGTTACTTTAACACCTGTTTTACGTACATTAAATGTATTATTGATAAGAAAAACATCACCGACCGCATCTACATACATAAGCATTCGCTCACCATCAGCTTTGTCAGTAACGGCATAATTATGTTGAATACTTGTTACACCATAGGTAACATCTGGTTCAATTAGGTTTTTCTTTTCTAGTGTTACTGGTTTAGGTGCCATAAAGAATGATACAGGGTTTTGTTTTTCATATCGATTTAAATCTCTTACTTCAGAGATGAGTTTATGATATTTTTTGATAATATCTTTTTGCTCATCAATCGTCATAATATAAATATCATGAGTGATCATTTGCATTAAAAATATACTATTCCGAATTACTTGATTAATTAGATTTGTGACTTGTTCTTTTGATTCAGAATTAAATTGTACATAAATATTCACAGTTGGATCTTGACTGGCTAGGTCAGCGTCTTTCATTTGTGAAAAAGATTCCAAATTTTCACGTGAATATTCAATAATATATTTAAATCCATTTTTATGAGTATAAACTAGACGTTTATATTGACGATATTGTTTTGCGATATTTAACCAATCAATCGTTGATTCATCAATTTCAATGACGCGTTCTTTAATTATTGTAGATTGAATGTTTAATGAATAATGTTGTTCAATCTTTTTCTCACTCAGTAGAGTGCGCTCTTTCCATTTATGTGGAACAACTTCAAAATATTCATTTTGACAATAATTTGAAATATGTGTAATATTTTCAATTTCTAGTATAAGATTTCCTTCAACTGTTTCCACCTCAAGAATATCTAGTTCCATGGCATAATCCATATCAGAGTATTGATGAAATTCTTTTAGCCATAGACTAGCATCCTTAGATGTCCATGGGCGATCTGGAGCATTAATTATTGTGTTCCAGATCCATGTATCTTCGTTATTTATATGTTCTTTTTGTTGTTCGAACACATTATAAACCTTTTCTTTAGATACATTCATTCCTGTAATATTATAACAAGATTTCTTTAATAAGAACCTCATTTTTTATCTAGTATTTCATCGTACCAAAAACCAGATGCGTTCCGATTAATTCGGATAATATTATCAGTTGATGTATTCAAATAATAAGTAAATAATTCATCTTCAATTTGAATATTACGTTCTAGGAAAAATGCCAGAAAAAATCCACATGCTTTACGATGTTTTTTAGTAAATTCGCAGTTCGAATGATCTAGCATTTCAAGAATGGGATACATTCTACGACTAGATAGGTACTTTTTAACATCTTGATGAACCACTAATTCTTTTATTTGTGTCATCAAAAAAGAACGATTTGCTTGTTGATATGATTTAGATATCAATGAATGAGTTTCATCAACATATTTACATACAATATTCCAAAAACTAATATTATGACTAATTAAGTTTGCTGTATTTGAATAAATTTCTTTATTTTCTTTATGAAATGATAGAAATAGTCTTTCTACTTTTAAAATAGCATTATCCTTTACATTATAATTAATCGATTGCTCCCATTTAGGCATATATTCGATCAATGTATCTTTTTGAAATGGAAGTTTCTTTACATATGTATCTAATGTAGGTTGTTGTTGTTGTTCATTGTTATGATTCATTGTAAGGTTATTTTTCTTATCTATTAAATGTTTATGTAGTATTTTCAAATTTTCTTTTTATAAAATTAAAAACAAAAATAAAATAAATCAAATAAAATCAAAAAATGGGTGTTTCCTTAACTAAACCGTCTTTTACGTATTGAATACTTAAAGATGGGATTATGTTTTTTGAAAATTTCTTTTTAAATAAATAATATTTCATACTGGATGAAATACGTGATGGTATTTTCTTTTGTTCTGAAAGAATTACAGCAATCTCTTCTGGAGGAATATTTTGTTCTTTTTCATCTAATTCCGTTACTAAAATAGGCTCTTTAAAATTTTTATTTAAATTTTGATAAATAGCTTCATATTTATCTAATTGTTCTTTTGATTCTAAACAAAAAGTAATAAATCTTTCTATTTCTGTAAGAATATCATTTGATACCCACGATAAATTCAAAAATATTCCATTATTGTTAATTGTATATTGACATTTATTTCTCTGAAAAATTTTAAATAATTCTTCAATTTGTGTCGAACTTAAATTTTTTATCATTGATTCGATACGTCTATAACGTTCTTGAGAAGACATTAAATAACTTAATTATCCATTAAGATGTTTAAACCCTTTTTAGAATTTAATCAAGGAATAGCATCGCCATCTTCATCGTCTCCATATTCTTCATCTCCATCTCCAATATCATCATCATATTCTTCCCCTTCTACAAACTCATCGTCATCCTCTTCTTCTTCAGATTCTTCCTCTTCTTCTTCACTTTCTTCCTCTCCTAGAATACCTTTCTTTTCAGCTTCTAGGTTTACAAAATCATCATCATCTTGGTTTGGTTCAACTTCTTCTTCTTCTACGATAACTTCTGTACCCTTTATTTGTCCAGGTATAATTACACGTCCAATAATTGAGATTTTACGATCTTTCATTTGATATTTCTTTCCCATAACCTCCACGTGAATAAGATCTCCAATTTGAATTTGTTCTAGATTTACTTGAGAAATGATACCTGCGGATTTAATAGGAATAATGATATCTAGAATTGCGATTTGTTCATTATTAAATTCAACATAGCTTTCCGCAAGAATACCTAGTTGATTCTTGTTTTTAACAATTGCTTCAACGACGCTTTCTTGAACTGGATTACATACCTCTGCTCTACATAGCAATTCAAAACGAATGCTTCCATTAAAATAAGCTTTTTGAAGAGAACCACATGATCTTTTAATAATTTCAATCGATTTAGGTTTAATATAGCCGTATTTACTACAAACTCCTTCGTACTCTTCATTTAATTTTTCTAAAATACGCTCTTGAAACTTGGCATCCATTTCCTCTGGATAAAGTTGTATAGTTGTTTTAAATTTAATAGGTAAAAACAACATATTGAATCTATCCTTTCTCTAATACACTATATATAAAAAGAAATCATTTTTTTAGATCTATTTATTTTGGCTTATAAATAGCAGGTAGCCAAAAACGTTTTGATTTTATTAATTCTAACATTAAAGCAAAACATAATTGAGATACATTTGCTTTATTTTCAATATTAAATTTCTTTAACTCTTCTTGAATTTGGGGTTTCTTTAATGTTTCACATACCACTCCTGATCTTTTTCCTTTTTCATTATTAAATCCTAATTTAAATTGAAAACGATAAGGAGCATTCGGTTCTTTACCTTTGTAGCGTTGAACAAATCCAATTGTATCTGTAATGCGAACTTTTGTAGGATTTGTAAAAGGTGTTGCCTTGCGCAATTTTTGTATACGAGACATCTCACTATCAGTGGCTTCGCGATATTCATTTGAATCCCATATAATTATTTCAAACTTCTCTTCATCTGAAAATAAATTAACATAACCACTGTATATTGATGGTGATAATGATGTAATTTCGGTTTTCATAATAAATGCCCCCTGTAATTCTAATATTGATAAAGCCTTTTGTAATTTTGAAGAAACTCGACTGGTAGGCATTTGAATCATTTCTTCCGCAAATTGTTTCCAACATTTTGAATCTAATGCTTGATATACTTTTAAAATAGCTACCTCCATCGTATCCTTGTCTAATTGTTCAAAAATTGTGTGTAATGAACATTCAACCACTACTTCTTCATCTTTCTTTAAATCTTGTAATAATTGTATTCTTGAAGTAATTGGAATCTTTTTATCCATTTCACTAATAATAAAGGAATTATAATGATAAATTAATACCTTGTTCTCCCATAAACGGTAAGGCATTAATGATGCTTCTAATACTTTAGTCGAAATCTCAATATTTGGGTGAATAATTTCAACAATCTCCTCATAACTATAAGATTTCTTCGAATTTGTACGATATTCTTTTTCTAAATATTTACGTAATTTTTGTTGAAGAGTTGGTATAAATCCTTCATAACTTTCTTCGCGGAAAGATCTTGTATCATGAACCTTATAATTTGTATTTACACATTTTATATCATCTTTTAGTAAATCTCCATATTGATATGGTATTTGACGTCCTCTTGACGTATATAACATTACTTTAAAATCAAATAATTCCTTACCGTAGTAATTTACATTTTTCATTAACATACAATCTACGGCATTTTCTTTAATGACTTGATCAACCGCTTGAATTTGCTGATATTTCAAAGATGCTAAACGATAAGCATGTAAATCAGACGTCTCTTTTAGATTATTTGGAAATACAGTCGCATGTAAAAACACTGTAACATTGCGTTTTTCAAGGGGTAAATCAGAATGGGAACAATTACGAATCGCACGTCCAATTGCTTGTTCTTGATTATTTAAATGATACCATGGATCTAAGACATGCATTTCGCGAATGTTTTTAAAAGATAAACCCTCACCTGCTACAGGGGAAATGAGAATGACTTTAATAATTTCACCATTTCTATTTGCGTCTAGATTAATATCTTTTAATAAATCATCAATTTTAGAAGTTCCCATTAATTCTTTATCACTTTCACTTGATAAAATACAATAAGTTGGTTTTAATATACCTTCATAATTAACTTGATTTGTGACTTTACGATTCATTTTTAAGAAATCACGTTCTTTATAACGAGATAAACCCATATGTTCTAATACCATTGCGGTTGGTACAATACCACCCCATATAAACATTGAATAGATTAGAACAATTCCCTCTGAATTACGAATTAAATCACTCAGTGTTTTTAATTTACATGCAAAATCACCCAGGGCACCATATTCAGGATCAAATATAGGTTCTTTCTGATTTTGATATACATATTGAATCGATTCTAAATCATCCGCACGCTTAAAAATAGAATTCAAAGCTTCTTTACCATCTCTATACTCATAATTGTCTTTACCTAATAATTTACGATACGCAAATATATTCATTTGTCGTAAAGTTGCCGATGAATGCTTTTTAGTCGTTTTTGTTTCTATCGCATCTATCTGTGTTTTTCCCAATGTAGATATTACTAACCCATCTCGAATCCATGTCAGCCAATTTGCTTCATGTTTCTCAAGAGGTTTTCCAGAAAGTACTATTTGAGGTACTTCTTTTAAAAAGGTTACCTCTTCTTCTGGAGCTGGTAAGCGAATCGCAAAAGTAAAGGGATTATTACCTTTGATATATGAAATATAATTTTGACTTAATTTACCACATAATTTAAATAATTCTTTATTTGGTTTTCCAGAAGCTGAGTAGAAACTAGGAAGATTATAAGGGCTTAATATTTTATCACGGCGATCATTTGTTAACAATAAAGAAAGTAACCATAACATTTCTTCTGCCTCATTATACATAGGCGTAGCTGATAATAAAATAAGACGGTTATTTGTACCTTTTTGTAATACATCCATTAAGGGTTCTACAATCTTTTTATGTTTGTCACCTGCTTTTTCTACATTTCTTAAATTATGTGCTTCATCAATGATAATAATTTTATTTTTAATTATTTCTTCCAATTTACCTTCCTCTTTTAGTTTATCAATTGTATTTGCAAATTGATCATAGCCAAAGAATTGATATTTACTACGAATCGTTTTTTGAAGTCTTTGTAGTAATTTATCTTGTTCCATTTCAGTAACATTTGGAATTAATTGTAAATAAGCATCGCCAGTACATTGATCACGGATATCTCTTTTTTGGGGCTTTGTAATTAAATAAAGTGTTCTAAAAATTTCTTGTTCAAAAGATCCTTTTAATGCTTTACGTGAAATGATCCAAATATTTGGTTCACTGTATAAACGTTGTTCTTGAGAAAATGCTTCCGCAATAGTAATAGCACTACATGTTTTACCGCTTCCTAAACCATGATAAAGTAATAAACTTTTATAAGGAGACCGTCTTGATATATATTGACTCACGAAATGCTGATAATATGTCTTTTCAAATTGACACATTTGTTGAACACGTTCTTCGTATTCTTCTTTATTTTTATAAACCCTGCTTTTTGGTATATTAAATATTTTAAAATCTTCGATTTGACTAATTTTTTCAGCAAATATCGGATCTTCCAACGCGGGATAGACCGATTTTACCATCCTTTATACACTTACCTTTCAAAGAAGAAATTAATATAATATGTTAAGCCAATACTAAAAATAACATCAGACCACCAATGATAATATTCTTTCACACGAGCGTAAGAAACGGAACATGCCCAAAGATATATAATTGGATGGTTATATTCCCATGCTAAAAACCAAGCAAGGGCAGAATGTCCACTTGGAAAACTGAGGGTATCTTTTTTATTAGGTCTTTCACGTCCAATCGTGTACTTTAATACAAAAACGGTTATTAATACTAGTGATAATTTCAATAAAAATATTTCATTTGGACGATATGCGAAACGATAAGTAGCTAAAGTTAAAAACATCCATTCAAAATTTTGATTAATCCATGACCACCATTTCATTTTGTTTATGTAAATGTATTTTATTTAAAATATTCTTCCATTGAGTCAGATGTTCTTCTTCAATCACTTTGCTATAAAATTGACACCATTGTTTCTTAACTTTCATGGTTTTTTCATCTAAATTTTTTATTTTTTCAATCATTTCTTCAAAGGAATCAAAATATATACGAGTCTCCGGATATTTACACCATTCGCATAAATTAATATATTCTGCTGTTAATTGTCCACAGGATCCTTGTACGTTAAAATAATAGCCATGTTTCATTACCAATTCCATCAAAAACTTAGGAGAAGGCATAATTATAATTAAACCTTGTTGAATCGATTCAAAGGTAAAGTATTTCGAAAACTGGTCGGGTAGTACAACAATTGCTTTATACGCATCTAATTCAGATAAATTCGCGTAGCTACCAAAATCAACCGAAATCTCATGATCTGCTAAATATTTTGATAGATCCATAAAAGAATGATGATTATGGTAATTCTGTAAAAATATTGTATCGGCTAATTCTTTTGTACGGTATTTCGTAATGGTTGGTTTAAAGCATTCTAAGATAATAGAAGGATCATTTATATGTTTCTCATATTTACCCACGGGCATGATGGCGCGCTCGTGTAAAAATATATGATGTTTACCACACCAAACTCTTTCAAATTCAGTATAGGGTAAATAAGTAACTTTATTTAAAAATTTACCATTGCTTTGTACGGTTCTTAATAATTGTAAAAACTTGGATTCATTATCCATTGCGTAATTAAAACGATTACAATTCAAAATAATTAAATGTGGAACCATTTCATTTAAATGCAATAAAAATATATAGGACAGGGCGACTGTATCTGAAGTTAAAATAATATCATATTTGTTATATTCTTCTTTGTTTTTGTTCCAAATTGATCGGGCAATGGGTTCTGTAATATTATAGGGAATTAAGTCTTTAACAAAGTGATGTGTTACATCGCAGTTTAGCTTTGTAAAAACTGTTTGTAAGTCACTGATACAACCATAATGAAAGGATAAATGTAATACACGCATTTATCTAAAAAATAATAGACCGTTTTAAATAGATATAAAATATAAAAATATAAAAATAATAATAACCGAACGAACCTAACCTTAATATAATTTTTATTTATACAATCAATCCATACTTTTTATCATATTCAATATGATATATATATGAAATATCTATACGGATATTCAAAAGTACATTTGATCGTTCTTCTTTTTCATGATTAAAAAGTAAGGTTTCAATTTCAATATTGCTTAAAGCGTCCATTATTTTTTCAGATGCTTCATTATTAGCTCCATTCGCAAACCATGCGTTTGTAAGTGCTGTATGTCGAATATTTTTACAATCCATAACATCATAATAAAACTCACTTAAATTAAATTTTAAAGTATTTATATTTTGATTATTAGTAACATGCTTATTTATGATTTTTTTTTCTTTTTTAGGAGTAACATTTTTAACAGGAATAGGTTCTTTATTTAAATATTTAACTTCCTCTGTAAGATCAATCATCATACGAGAAAACTTAAATAATTCATTATAAATTTGTTTAATTTTTTCTGGATTTTTTTCGTTTATTAAAAGTATTTTAAGATTATCAGCAGTTATATTTATCCAATTAACAACCATTGGTAAATTCATTACAAAATGAATTCAATATTTTATTAAGTATTTATTAAGTATTTATTATGTAATTATAGTTATAGTATCATTTAATTCATCAATTTTTAAAATTCCATAAACCCAAAAAACAAAATATAAAAATATATGCTTAAATTATTAATTTGAATATTATTATAAATAATTACTTTTTAAGAAGTTTCTTTAGTTGACAATGTAAAATATTTTTAATTAGTTTAAGTGATTTTTTGGCATCCTTATCAGCTTGGTTAACTGCTTTATCACCATGTTTTAAAAGTTCAAGAAGTTCATTTTCATTCTCTTTATTTTGTGACTTTTCAAATTTCTTATAAGCTTTATTAATTCTTTTTTGCCAGTCTTTTTTTACAAGAGTAACATCTTTTTTAACTTCTTTTTCCGCACAGTTATATTTCTTTTCAAATTCCTTATAATAATTAATATCATCAGAAGCAGTCATTATTATTTATTTAACAACCAAATTTATATTATATACTTATTTATTAACGATAATTCAATTTTTATTATATTCTATAAAATAATGTATTTATATTGAAAAATAAAATTATTTATTTTTTGCCATTCTTTTTTTACAAAAGTGATACCTTTTCAAACTCATAATAATTAATATAAGGTTTACTCACTAAGCTCCTTGAGTGACAGTTTGCCGTACATTTTCGCCAGAAATGCTTCATCAACAGTGTCATCTTCGGATTCGTCATCATCAATTAACGAACTCGTGAATTGAATAGTTTTATTAATCAGATGTTCTGCCTTTTTTTCATTAAATTGAATCTCACATGTCTTATTGTCCCAACTATGACCAGTTGTAGATTCAATGAGAGTTTCCAGCCGATAAAGCATGTGTAAAATTTTTTTTAAATTCTCTTGATGCCTGCTTGATTGATTAGCAGATTCAGAAATCAACGTAGAAGACATTTCTATGATTTATATCTTTTAATTTATTAACGATAATTCAATTTTTATTTTACAATACACCATAATCGGAATTAAATGAAATATTTGTTGTATATGCGAGTTCATCTTTATTTACAATTTTAGGACTATCATTTTCGTTAGAATATGGTTCAATATTGCTAATACATTGTCCATCTTTCTTAATTACAATAAAAATAGTATCACCTTCTTTAATATCATACGGAACAGTCAATTCTTGAACATCAGTATATTGACGCAAATCATGACCATCCGCATTAAATGGTGATAGGGACACTGTATACTTTTGATAAAGATTATTGTAATTTTTGTTCATCACAAAATAGATAATAGTTGATACCATTTTAATAATATGAATTAGTTTATATATGTTTTTATAAACATATTTTCAATTTTTTATTTTATATACTTAAGAACCATTTTATTACTTTAAGTGGACACTTCTGAAGGATAAACAAACGAAATAGACAGCATGTGTGTATGCATAAAGCGATAAATACGTCGAAATGCCCCTTCATACATATGAGTAAAATCGTTTATGTGCCCGCGACATGCCTGAATTTTCACTACAAAAGGGTAGGGAGATGCTTTTCGAATGCGCTCAATAAAGTTTTCAAGAGGTTCATACACTACTTTAGAAACGCCACCAGGTGTTGTCCACGCGTCTAACCATAAACACGTCTTGTGATTGTCTGTCGTTCTGTAGTAAATACCCATTGTATCACCTGCGCGATGCATTTTAAAATCAGGGGAATTCAGTAGTTTTTTCAAAGCATCCATTATTTCCTCTTCATGAGCGGGACTTATTGGAATAGGTGAAGCAGTGTCTTCAGGATGTGTAAAGCTGCAGAAGTTACCCATATTATATAATATAACAAGTTTTACACTTTTCAATTTTTATATACTTAAATCATGAATGTTTGATTGGATAATACATTCTTTAATTTCATATTCGAAAACGTTTGAAATATACATTATATCATTTTTATTTAATGCTTTATTATTATTTTGAAGGAAAAAAAGATTATGTGCATAAGGTCCAATGGTGCTAATATATCCTTTATTTAATTCATATGGAAATGAAGATATTAACTTCATCATATCTGATAATAATCCAATGCGATCTTTACATGAAAATTCAAGGGTTGTATAATCAATATTTGGTCTTGAATATATTTGAATTTCTGTGTCACATGGGATTTTTATTCTAAGTGTTTCATCTAAATCATAATCGTAATCATTATATCCATTATTCATGATTTCACTAACTAATGCTCTTTTTAAATTAGACAAGGGTTTTTCTTTTTTTTCTTTTAAATATAAAATTGTTTTGTTTTTTTCAATATATGCTTTACGAATATCAATCTCATGATCACGTATTTTCTCAGTTAAATAAGATAATTTATGCCATGGAACATTTAATGAAATTACATAATAAGGAAAAGGCATATTTTCTATACGATTCCATTTAATCTTATGAATATATTGATTCATTAATATTAATATATATTTAGATTTAAACTATTGAAACTTTAAATGGTTTAAAAACGTAAATAAACAGTACAACTTAATTCGTTTGTTATTGTTTTACTTAGTCGTACATATGATATAATACGAGCATCTTTATACATATTAAAATATTCAATAATTTCTTTATCACAATTTATATTGATATTTTTTAATATTAAAGTAACAAGATTAAATAGATCATTTGTTAAATGATTGTATATAGCAATATAATAGTTAAATTTATAATCCACTGATATTTTATCATATTCTGGTATGTTATCACACTTTTTAGAATAATTATATAATAATTCTTTCAACAAACCTTTCATTTCTTCGTTAAATTCTTTCTCTAAAATATCATATAAATCACTGCGAGAATATTTAACTTCTTTATAATAACATTCTTCTAAATTATCTAGATTTATTGATTTACCAATCATATAACCATTTTTTTGATAACCAAAATAAATTTCCTTTTTATTATTTTCAATACCTAAATAAACTTCATTCATAGGTGATTTATCTTTATAAAAATTATTAATTATCATATCATATAACGATTCATTTTGAATAAAAGGGAATAGAATACCTTTAAGTCCTTCTTCATTAATATAATGATAACCTAAATTAAATTTATCAGTTATACATCCCTTATTTGAATTAACTTTGATTCCTATTTCATAATAGTTAATACCTTCTACAATAGGTCGATCGAATAGGTATATATATTCAAATGAATATCTTTTTAAAAAAATGTTACTATATTTAATGTCACATATCATTTTATATTTCTTTATTTATATTTCTTTAATTTATCTTTTGTAGCTACAAATAGAAAATCAATTTTCGCTAATTCTCTTTGAATAGTTGAATTCAAACTTCCTATTGAAAAAAGGGATTCATTGTTCCTTTGTTTGTAGCGTAATTTTAATAGTTAATTATGTTATAGTATAGTTATTTTAATTTATATTATCATAACAGTGTATTTATTTTATTATTTATTTAAATTCGAATTAATGTTATATGGCATACATTTTTGACTTTTAGGGATACATTTTTGACTTTTGGGCATACATTTTTGACTTTTAGGGATACATTTTTGACTTTTGGGCATACATTTTTGACTTTTGGGCATACATTTTTGACTATATGATTATTACTATTTATACTATTTTTGTTATATTGTTATATAGATTATGATGTATATTTATATATCTTTTAAAATTATATAATCAATTCAATAAATATGTACAATGAGAGCAAGTGAGTATATTACATTATATAGTGTGAAAAAGTGGTTTTAAAATGAAATATAGATACCATGATTTTAAGGTTGCTCGCATTGCTCATGAGCATGTGTGTGTTTTTTTTAAAATATATATTTTGAAATTGAAATTAACAATTTAGAGAAATGATAAAAAAAGAAGCCTTTTGTTTTATGTGTTAGCTACAAATAGAAAACTAATTTTCGCTAATTCTTTTTGAATAGTTGGATTTAAACTGCTAAATAAAAAAGAGTATTACTTATCTTTTAATAATAAAGATTCACTATAATCTAATACTATTAATTTGATACGGTCTATAGTTTGCTTATAGTGAGGGTTTTTCTCACATACTATATCATTTAATATTTTACCTAGACGTTCTGAAAAGTGTACCTTACGCTGAGCTTCTTCTATATATTCTAAAAGGTTTGATGATATATTATATGTTAATCTTGAAAATACTTCATTATCTATACGAGATTCCCATTTATTGTCACCAATATGAACATATGAATGTTTATCACGTATATGTTTTTTCTTAACACATCTATTTTCAGGACGTTGTAAAACCTCATGGGCATAATTTCGAATTCCTTCCATTGAATATGTATTAAAAAACATTTGTTTTATCATTTGTTGTGAAAGATGATCATACTGTAATTGTATAGGATTATTATCAAAATGAAATACTACTATATTATTGTTTATTGTATTATTTGTATTATTAATAATTTTAGCATTTTGATTAATAATATTATTTGATTGATTTGGTACTGTGATAGTATCTTTTTTTTCAACTACAATTAACTCTTTTGATAAACAGTGTTTTAGATGTTTTGATTTACAATTACGACCTGATAAAACAAGATGACAATTTGGACATTCATATGGACTATTTATTTTTTTACAAATATGAGTTTTTATTGATATTTTTTTAACAAATGTTTTATAACATCCATCACATTTATACCTTTTTGTTTCATTACAATATATATATTTATTACTATGATTCTGGTTAGGGTAAACATTTAAAATATTATGACATATATTATTGTCTTCAAGGGTTACATTATTGTCTTCACGGGTTACATTATTGTCTTCAAGGGTTACATTATTGTCTTCAAGGGTTACATTATTGTCTTCAAGGGTTACATTTGTGATTATTTGATTGTTACTATCCATATTATTTTCTATTATATTATTACATTGATTATGGTGTATATTTATATGTCTTTTAAAATTATAGGCTCTATTTGTTGAATATGTACAATGTGAGCAAGTGAGCATATTACCTTATATAGTTTGAGAAATTAATCTTTAAGTAAAATACATATACCATAATTTTAAGGTTGATTTTGTTGCTCATGAGCATGTGTGTGTTTTTTTTAAAAAGTATATTTTGAAATCGAGATTAACAATTTAGAGAAACGATTGAAAAAAGAAGCCCTCTTATTCCTTTATTTTCTATGTAGCTACAGTATTATATACCTTTATTTACTGTACATTTATATTATCATAATAGTATATAGTTTTTATAATTTATTTTATTATATTTCAAGGTATCTATATATTTGTAGCTACAAATAGAAAACCAATTTCCACTAATTCTTTCTAAACAGTTGATTTCAAACTCCCTATTGAAAAAAGGGGGTTATTGTTCCTTTGTTTGTAGCGTAATTTATAATTGATATGTAATTTTATAATATAGTTATATTTAATTAATATATCATAATAGTATATAGTTTTATAATTTATTTTATTATATTTTAGAGTATTAATATATTTGTAGCTACAAATAGAAAACCAATTTTGCCAAAATCTTCCTGAACAGTTGAATTCAAACTCCCTATTGAAAAAAGGGGTTCGTTGTTTATTTATGTTTTATGTTTAAGGGTGTAATATATTATTCATTCCAATAATCACATGGTAATAAATCACTTGTATCTTCTTTTTCTCTCATAAAAATGCGAAGTTTTAAAGCATTTTCTGTATTATATACAAATAGATCTAAATGAACGTTTCCTTCATCGTTTACTTTTATAAATACATAAACATAATCAGGTATAGATCGTGTACTTTGACCAGCACCCATTATTAAACTTTTAATGTTGTATTTTCTTAGATCTATTTTAACCTTTATAATATTAGATTAATCTAAATCTGGGTGTAAATGTGTGAAACAATATACTAATACCTGATGAATGGTATCAACTTCTTTTATTAATGTCCCATCATCACGTAAAGTGACATCATTCATTTCATGGTATGCGATCCACTTTAATTGATATTTGTTATTGACCTGCCACCATTCTGCGATATAATCACTCGCTCCTGAACTACGAGAACATATGAAGCTAAAATTAATCGGACAGGTGTTTTTAGATGCGGTACAATGCATTTGATAAGAAGCACCGAATACCCATTCATTAATTACTAGCCATCCAGATTCATGACAGTAACGTACATTTGAAAAAAGCGTTTCCATAATTTTATACGACTATATCTTTTTAAATTAATTTATATAAATTCTTAAAAATTTGATATTATAACTATTAAAAAGTAATGACAATCGTATAAAAATGACACTTGAAGGTTATGTTAAATGTAAAAGAAAAGAATTAATTTTAAATATATTAAATAATTCTTCTATTCCATGGGATTGGAATAGTTTAAGTTATAATGGAAATATTACATGGGATATTGTTCAAGCAAATTTAGATAAACCATGGTGTTGGGTAGCTCTTAGTTATAATCCAAGTATAACTTGGAAAAATATTGAAAATAATTTAGATAAATTATGGGATAAACGAGTATTAAGCTTAAATCCAAATAATACATGGAACTTTATTCAAGCAAATTTAGACAAACCATGGGACTGGTGGGGTGTTAGTCGTAATCGAAATATAACTTATAAAATAGTCACTGAAAATATGAATCAACCATGGGATTGGTCACAGTTAAGCAGTAATCCAAGTATTACATGGACAGAAATTTTAGAAAATCCTGATAAACCTTGGGATTGGATGAATTTAAGTTGTAGACCAGATATAACTTGGGAAATTATTAAAACACAACCAAATGATTTAATGAATTGGTGGGAATTAAGTAAAAATCCAAATATAACTTGGGAAATTGTTCAAGCGAATTCAGATAAGCCATGGAATTGGTATTCGTTAAGTGAAAATCCAAATATAACATGGGAAATTATTCAAGAAAATCCAGATAAGCCATGGGAATGGTTTTATGTATCTAAAAATAAAAATATAACATGGGAAATTATTCAAGAAAATCCAGATAAGACATGGTATTGGTACTATTTAAGCAGGCACCCTAATATAACATGGGAAATCATTCAATCAAATCCTAATATGCCATGGGATTGGAATAAAATATCTATAAATCGAAATATTACTTATGATATAGTAAAAAATAATTTAGATAAACCATGGGATTGGTCTTGTTTAAGTTTACATCCAAATATATTTAAATTTTCGGAAGAAAACATTATTCGAGAATATATTGCAGCTCGTAAAATTGTAAGAGCCTTTAAAGAAGCAAATAGTAATCCTGAATATAAGTTATGTCGTGATCGACTATTACGTGAATTTATGTGTATGCGGGAAGAAATGAAGTAGTTTTATGTTACAAAAAATTTTAAATTTTATTATGAATTTCGAAAAAATTGATTTGTATAATTGTAATATTATTATACACAATCGAGTACAACAAAGTAAATCATCTCAACTACTCAAAACAACTCTATTCAATCATGGAGAAGACTATGATTCCCGACCGGATTTGTAATAATCTGATGAAGTTGTTTGAGACCTATGCGAATAGGGGATTTATCCAGTTTGATGATTACTGGATCAAGAAAATTAACACTGGTGCTGAGGAGGAAGCTGATGAGCGCACATATCAAATTTATTATATGGTTGCCAGCTATGACATGTTGAAGGATGAGATGAGTTTTGAGAAGTACGAGGGTTACTGTCAGAAGCTATATTATTATAGCACGCGCACAGCAAAGATGCTTCTTCAAATGGATATCGCAGCTGAAGTTATTGTGGATGAGCATGTGATGGTATACAAGGATGGTCAGTCTGAACTGCGGACTCGTATGAACTTTTATTAAAACATAAAAAAATAAAAAATATAAAACAGTAAAATTAAAACTTTTACATTTTATATTTTACATAAGCTTAATTATAATAAGGAATTGCAGTCCACTTTACTATAGAAACGCAGATTTAAAGGCGTATACTTTGAGTTTACACTTTCGTAGGAACTGGGTGATTTAGGTGCTTTTCTTACTGGTATGGTATGGTCTTATCCTGTGGCATTTTACCTGGTAGTTACAAAAATGCCACTGTTAAAAATTGATGGGAAGATGCGAAAGACCTCAATAATCAAAAATAAGCATGGAAGCATGTGTTCCCCTAGCAAAGAAAGCGTTTGAGCCAAGCAAGTTCTTCTCCAATATCCCCATCCACATGTAAATTATACTCGACAGTCTCGTTTTCCTGTAAGCTCGTGCCAGTATCTAAGTTCCTCACGCCGTTAGTTATATCAAGACGGGCCAAGTGAGGACCATAAAGTGTGCCGTCACGAACCTCGGAACCTAGCGAAACCAATCGCTTCTCCATTTTTAATAGAACGTCAGGAACAGTATCAAATCGCCATGTGCCCTGTATATATCCTTTATCATCGAGCGTTGTCAGCCGGTAGATAAGCGCATTCTCATCATGCTCATCAGCAAGCACCTCGATATAAAATATATTGCTGAAAGCTGTGTAGGCGCCAATGCTGTATAGGCGCTTAGCGGTGCCATGACGAGCGTCCTGAGCGTCCATGATAACAAGTATCAAATATATATATAATGTACTTTCATATTCTTAAATACAAATAGTATATCTTATTATAATGATATTAATTAAATGTAATCTTTTTATTATATTCTTTATATTTATATAAATATTTTATTTGGGTACTCTTTATTTTTGATTTCTTCGTTATAGCATCCTCCATTTAGTAAGATAACTGCTTTATCTTCGGATTCAACAATTTCTTGGAATGAAATACATTGTTTTTTAGATCCATATAAGTATTGACCAATCTTATGAGGTGAATTATCTAATATAGCAGTTACTTTTGATTCATCTAATCCCAAAGCAAATAGATAAATCGTATGCATAGAGCAAGGCCAGATATAGAAAGGTACATCTTTATTTTCATCTAAAACTTTATTAATATTTTCAATACGATCTAATATACGTTGAAAATATCCAGCAATATCAGCGGTCGCATTTATATTCATTAATGGATACGAGGGCGGATGATGAGGATTCATACGTTTAAATTCATAGAAAATAGAATGATTCTCATGGTAAGAATATTTTTGTGTTTCAAAGCCATATTTTTCAAATAAAGCCATTAAATAATTTTTTTCAATATAATATATGTGTTCAGGATTTAATACGTGATAGTTGTCTTTGGTAACATAACTTTCCAAATCAGGCATATTTAAATAAATATATTGAATATTTTCATATTTTTCAAATAATTCAAGGATTTTTATGGGTTCATAAAAGTGTTCAAAAACATGAGACATAACAATAATAGACTGTGTAGCAAGTGTTTCTTCTGGGACTTGTTCTATAAAATTGCGAATAATGGTACGATTCTCATTAGATCCAGAATACGTTGGGTCAACGATTGTATAACTAATATTAGAATTTTTCTCTAAAATTAATTCAGATAAACCACCATTCCCACCACCTATTTCGAGGATTGATAGGCTTCTTTGAAATGAAGATACAAAATCAGCAAATTTAGTATTCATCGTACTACGAATTGTACCATGAGCATTCGCATTATAATCGTAAATAATTTCTTGATTACCTAAGTATTTTGTTTGTACCATATGGCATGCTTCGCATTCTAATACATTAAATGGCATTGAATAGCATTCTTTAGATATATCTGGGATAACATAGCATCCTAATGGGATTGTATAATTGGTTTCCCATTGTGTTTTTAATTGGGCAGATTGACAAAAGATACAGTTACTACGTTCTGAATATAATTCCATAAAAATAAATAAAAGGATTTTGTTTAAACCATTGAAAGAACTTTATTTTACTTTACAAGATAATAGAAGCTCCTTGTCCATCTTTGTTAAAACCACTGGCGGTTTCTTGTGAGAATTCCACTAGATCTTTACCAACGCGACCAATACGATCTAGAATACTATCAGGAATTGTAATAATATGGCATCCTGTATCAATCGCATGTTGAATTGAAAGAGTTTCCTTGCAACCAGCCCATAGAATCTCGACATTATCATGGGGTTTAAAGAGTTGGCAAACGAAACGAACAATATTATTCGGATTTACACATGTATCTGAAATACGACCAGCGAATACAGATACAATCATAGGGGTTTTAATGTTATTTACAATAAGATCAAGTACCTTATGGTATAGATCTACTACTTGATGTGGACTAAATACAGCAGTGACATTTACTTTAATACCATTTTCTAGTAAATTGATAATCACATTGGTGTTTGATTCTCCATTGCTTTTTACAATAGGAACTTTTACGTAGATATTAGGTCCATATTCATTAATTTTTAGAGCATCAGCGAAGATTTCAATATCATCATCGCGAAAGACTTGAAGAGAAATACAGCGATCTCCAATAAGTTCTTTATGTTCATTATAGAATTCAGGATAGTTTGTTTTACCTCCTTGTACCATAAAGGTAGTATTTGTAGTAAAACCAGCTACCCAATCATATTTTCCATATTTTTCAACGTTTGTACCATCATAAAATAGTTTAATTTTAGAAAATCTATCCATTTCTATATTACATAATGTGTGATTTCTTTATTATAGTTTTACGCTTTAAACTTTGCTACATACAAATAATCCAAAGCTTTTTCAATACGTTTTTACTATATTTTCCTTTATACTTTAAATTCAATGGTTTAAAGAAAACATATTATATAAATTCATGTTTCGCAATAATGATGCTGTAAAGGTAGATAAAGCCCATGCTTTAACTATTTCAGGTGTAGTTTATAGTCAAAAACCTCAACGTGTACTTGAATTAGGTCTGGGTGGAGGTGAAAGTACAGATGCGATTTTGGCAGCTCTTAAGTTTAATGAACAACCTTATGAATATACATTAGTAGATAATTGGGTAGATCATGATTATAAAATGCCAGATGGTGTGTTAGAATCTTACGGAAAAGATATCAATGTAGTAACAAGTGGTGAAAAAGAATTTATTTATTCAACACGTAAAACTTACGATTTTATATTTAGTGATGCGGATCACTATCATACAAATGAATGGTTTGATTATGTATATGATAACCTTTTAGAAAAAGAAGGAATTCTTATGTATCACGATATTAACTTTTTTGAAAATTGTTTATTAAATCTAAGAGAAATTTTTTATACATGCCAACGTCGTGGACTACATTACAAACTTTTCAATAAAAATTCGCTACCAGATGAGCGATGCCATCGTGGTTTATTAATGATATTTAAACACTAGAAATCTATATAGATACAAGATATTTAAACATTTATTTATAATATTATTTAAAATGGGATTGGATAATAGTCTATCCATTTACAAGAAAAGAGTTGAATTAAATAATGATATTATTGAAAAATTAAAAACTAAAGATATTTATCTACGTGGTTACGACGGTGATTCCTTTCGAGGAAAGGCATATAATATGATTACAGATACAATCTGTAATGAGTCCCTTTTTGGTATATTATATCCATCTACCTTGGGAGATATGTCTGTAAAAATCACTAATTTTTTAAACTTAGTAACCACCCTTGACTTTACGGATGAAATTGATGTACGTGACTATATTAAAGACTATAATGATTCACATGACGATGATCTTTATAAAATTACGAAAAAAGAATTGATAAGTTTAAGAGATTTATTTCAGTTTTGTGAAGAAAATAATCTTTATTTACATCCCGATTTTTAAGATATTCTTAATGCTCTACATATCCACCCCATGGTCCATATTCACCACCTACATGGAATGGAATTTTCTGTATTATTTTAATATTATTATTTTTGAAACAATTTGGTAATACATGTTCAAATGCAATACCATTTTGAAGTTCTTGGTTATTAATACATTCTTCTAAAGATTTAATATATAAAGGAATGCTTTTATATCCAACGGTGTAAAACATTGTTGACATCCATATGCGAGTACTATGATGTGGATTATCAAATTTAATATGGCAGAGCAAACCGTCTTGAAAATATTCCCAAGTAAATCCTTGACAAGGATAATATCTTCCAGAAATCTTTGTGATAGACAAACAGTCTTCATTTATAGTATTAAAATGAGATGATTTTAAATAAGACAAGATTGAACTGGCTTCACCCATACCTTTATGTTCACCATTCACATGTTCATATACGATAGAATCTTCATACGCTGGGTAAAAGAAATCCACACGCTCTTTAATCAAATCAATCATTTCGGTTGAAATACATGTTCCTTCTACGAATACTATATACGCATTTGGAATATTTAATTTTATATTTTCAATTGTACGAAGAGATTGTTCAAAACGTTGTTGATGTGTAAACGCAGAGCGTGTTGGTGTATAAGCTAATGGTTTATCACATGTAGAAATCGCAGAGATAATTAATATTAAATGTTTATCTTGCATAAGTGAAATTCTTTTTGTTTCTTTAATTGATCTTCAATAGATTCAATTGAAAACATTGGATAAAGGGTTGATAAGGTACGATCAATTTTTGTTGGAGCATCTATAGATAAAATATTGATATTTAATTTATATATATCTCTAATCATTTTACATAAATGAAATTTAGAAACACTATTCGGAGAGTGTATATGACGAATACCTTTCCAAAATAACTTTTTTTGTATTATTTCTTGTACAATTTCGGATAATTTTAAACAAGTTACACCATTCCATATATGATTTAAAAAACCATTTATAATTGTTTGTAATTTTACCCATTCTAATAAGCTTTTTTTATTATTTATTTCTTCTCCAATGATCGATGTTCTAATAACACAAGCATCTAAAGGTTCTCCTAAGTATTTGCTTCGACCATAAGTATTTACAGGATCAGGACATTGGGCTTCGTTATAATTACCTTTGTCTCCTGAAAAAACACAATCTGTTGTGATATGAATTAATTTACATGGATATTTATTACAATAATTTTGTAATTTATGTGGAAAAACCGAATTAATACGATAATATGGCTTTATATATTTTAAATTACGTTGAGGAATTAATCCAGCACAGTTTATAATTACAGTTGGTTTATACATATGAAGTATTTTATATAATTTTTCCCATGGATCAGTTTCTATATTAAAATCATTACGTTTTAAAGCGATTATCGTATCACTATGTGATAATACATGTACCATATAATTTCCAAGCATACCATTTGATCCAAATATTACAATCATATTAAATATAAATATAATAAATGGTTTACTTTTAAAATGGTTTAATTAATATTACAATGGTTTATAATTATAATTAATTGAATCTAAATGAAATGTTGCCAATAATAATACAAATAAAGCATGTTGTTTAGATTTGTGATACATAAATGGTACCATTCTTATAAAATAAGTACTCATATAAAATAATCCTTTTTGATATTCAATAGGTGAATAAATGTGTTTAACCATATGATATTTATCTATTAAATACATATCATCAATTATAAATTCATTTTCAGATAAAACAGTTACTAAATCTTCTTTATTCATCCAAGAAACATAATCGCAAATAAGTGATTGAAATAACTTAGCTGTATCCATTTCAATAGCATCCATGTATCTAGAACCAGATGGATCGATTAATCGATAACTTCCATTTTTAGGATGATATAAAATATTTTCTAACGTCAAATCTCCGTGAATTGGGCATACAAACTCAGGAGCTAATTCCGGAAATACTTTTTGATAACTCATAATTTTATTTAAATATTCTGGAATAGGTTTATAGTGTTTATCATTTAATTTAATTATTTTTTGTTCAAAAAAACTGTGAATTATAGGATCAAGTGCTGTAAGAATTGGAAACTTTGGAAGAATTTTTTCTTTCATATAATTTTCTAACCATTCATATCTTTTGTCATGTGTGATTCTTCTTCTATAGCAGTACACGTTTTCATCTAAATCATCTAAAATAAATGGTAAAACACGATAAATAATATCGGATGAAAATTCTGATAATTTATGAAATTCGTCTAAATATTCCATATCATAATAATACTCGGAAGGACTTTCATATTCATTTAAAACAGTTGGGCATAAATCTTTTTTATAAAAATTTAATCGTTTTAAATCATCACACTGACGTTTTAAAATATCAACATGCATATTTAATTCCGGAGATTTTGAAATATATTTTCGGATAAATTTATGTTTTTTATCTTCTACTAAATATACTTGAGCAAATGACGCGCCTTCTAGTATCTTTACAATCCGAGGAGTATCTGCATGTAGCGTAATATCTAAAAGTCCTTTATTACGATCTAATATAATTCCCTGAGCCATACTGTAATAAGGTAAATAGGGTTTGCGATCATTAATAACATATCGAGGGCCAGGTGGTAAATTATTAATTATATCATCATAATAAATATAATTATTTGATAAAATGTTTATAATTTCTGTCATATGTTCGTCACGTCGGGCAGTTGTTAAAATAATACGGTGACCACACGCTTGCCATTCATTAATTTTATCAAAAGCTCCAGGTAAAATAGTACGTTCTGTTTGGTGAATTAATGTTCCATCTATATCTATAAATAGTGTATATTGTTGAGCGCGTTTAAAACGATATAATTCTAAAGCACTTGGCGTTCCAAAAAATTCAGCTTTTGTAATCGATATAATTTTTAAAGGTTTATTTTGAAGAAGCATACATTTTAAAACATCTGAAATATTTTCATTAGAAGAAGAATAATTTAATAAATCATTAATATTATAAAATAAATAACAACCAATCAAACCTTTAAGATATCCATCAATGGTTTCCTTTTCACAAAAATCCAATATTTCACCTGTATCACTTAATTTAACCTTACCCCAATTTAAATACTCACTTCTGGTAATGTCCCATGTGGGAATTAATACATCATATGTTTTTAATAAATTAAAGTTTTGAATTAAAGGATCTATACAAATCGCATGATCACAGTCACATACAAATGATTCGCCCGTCAATTTATATTTTTGTATGGCTGCTTGTAGCGTTTGAAGGGGTCCATTTGTATTTCCAATTGTTAAACAATGAATAATGTCATTTGGAAATAATTCATGTAATCGTTGGGATACATTAAAATCTTTTTCTTGAGATTCGCGAACAATAAAATAATATTCAGGAGTAAAACCATAATGGATTAAGCGTTCGAATGGTTTCTTTGCGAGTTCAATAAAAGTTTCATCTGTTGCCAATAAAAAAGGTTTAAATGTGTATCCAAATCTAGATCCCAACCCTGCCATTGGGAATATAATTGAAATTTTTCTCATATAGAATATTGAGATTTAAAGCTAATTGTTTAATTAAAGATAATTATTTTTATGAAAAGTGAAGGAATAATAATACAAGAAAGAAAAGAGTTAATCGAAAAAATCAATACAGAAGCTCGTCTAGGAAATTTAGAAAATATTAAAGAATTATGTGAAAAAATTAATGTATATTCGGTTCATGCGTGCAGTTATGCGGCTGTAAACAATCATTACGATGTCGTGAATTATTTTATAGAAAAAGGATATGGAGTTCATGGTCAAGGATTAGAAGAATTAATACATTTAAATAATACCACTATGATTAAGTTTTTATCAAATATAAAAGGTGGATTAATTATGAGTGCGCCAAGTGTTTTAGAAAATTGGTTAAAGAGTTGTAAATTATAGTATAGAATAAATATGGAAACAATACTTATATTTGGAGGCACAGGATGCCTTGGACGAAATTTAATTCAACATTATATTGGTAAATATCGTATAGTCAATTATTCACGAGATGAACATAAACATTGGAATTTAGATCAAGAGATTGGACGTGGTAAGGTAAACCATGTTATTGGTGACGCGATTGATCAGATTAATGTAAAACAGACCCTTTTAAACTATCGTCCATCGATTGTTCTTATTTTACACGCCCTAAAGCACGTAGATCGTTGTCAAGAAAATCTAAATGCTTGTATTCAAACAAATCTATTATCCATTAAAAATGTACTGGATTGTATTCACGAGTATCATACGCTACTTCCAGAGTTAACTAAAGTTTTGTTTACAAGTACAGACAAGTCGCCCTCTCCTATTAATGCTTATGGTATGTGTAAAGCACTTTGTGAAGAATTAATGATTGAAAAAGCAATGTATCTTCCTAAAATAAAATTTAGTATTGTTCGTTATGGAAATGTACTAAATAGCACATCAAGTTTACTCCCAGCACTTCTAAAAAATACCAGCGATGTTTACTATATTACTGATGAACGAATGACGCGTTTTTGGATGACAATTGAACAAGCATGTGACACGGTAAAGTATGCTCTTGAACATGGTGAGAGTGGTGAAGTGATTATTCCAAAGTTAAAATCATTTTATATCAAAGATATGATTGAATATATTGCCAAACTAAAGGGAAAACGTGTAGAAATAATGGGTTTACGCCCCGGCGAGCGTCTATATGAAACCCTTATTAATGATACACAGTCAATTAGAACGATAGAAAAAGAAAACTTTTATCATATTCAACCTTATTTTAAAAAGCCCGTATTAATTGAACCATTTGTGTATGATAGCAATACTGATTTAATTTATGATCATAAAGAACTAATGGAACTTTTCCATCGAATGAAACTTTTGGCTTAAAGCAAACATAGATTATTTGTTATAATAAAATGCGTATAGCGGTTTGTCTTCGAGGTATTAGTTATCTAGAAAATTATCAACATAAATATGGTCTCCCACCATACACTATTGATTTCCGCGATACATCTGAATCGATTTTAACAAATTTAATTCAGCCATTACGAGATGATGGATATGATGTAGATGTATTTTTTGAAACATATCATCACGTACATGAAGAAGAATTAAGAAGAACATATAATCCAGTTAAGGAACATTTTAAAGATTATCAAGCAATTCCAATTGGAATTTCACAAACGCTTATTGGAGAGCCAATGTTAATTGATCAACATTTAGAATGTATTAAACTAATAGAAACATATGAAAAAGACAATAATTTACTATATGATCAAATTTTGATTACACGATTTGACTTATATTTTTATAAAAAAATAACTACAGTTGGGCTTGATTTTTACACATTTAATTATTCATTTATGCATTTAGCACGCAGTCCAAATGGTACAATTTTTAGTAGTGAAGATAATTTTATATTTTACCCTCGCGCAAAAAATAATAAGTTAATTGCTTGTTTTAATCAAATGAAGATTGATGGACACAGTACGCATTTATCGGGTAAATATTTAGTCGATTCAGGGGAAACAGTAAAATATTTATTTGGAGAAAAAGGAGATGGAGCTTATGATTATCCATTTTATAAGTTTGGTCGTCATATTTTTGGTAATGTAAAAGAATATGAGTTGAATGATATATTAAATATTCCAATGAATCGCCTAGATGGTCAAGAACCATACGGTATTCATGTAGATAAGACTCATGGTATTCATGTGCGTCCTTGAATATGAAAATATATATCAGCACAAGCTTGAGCATCTTCCAAGGCTCGATGAGATTGGAACATTGGTTTACCAAAAGACTGGTAATATAATTCTGATAATTTAGGCCATTTTTGTGTAGGTTTCAAATAGTCTTTCATTGTACAAATTCTTTTTTTAGAAGTAATAACATCCTTTGGATAATTAAATCGTATTAATTCTGATAGTATAATATTATAATCAAAATCCATATTATGTGCGATAATAAGATCAGATAATTCTAAATCTTGTATAAATTCTTTTAAAACTTCTTGAATATTACGACCTTCTTTTCGTGCTTTTTCAGTAGTAATTCCGTGGATACGTGCTGCTTCGATCGGTATAAGAAAATCTATATCCGGTTTTATAATTGAAGAAGAAGATTTAATAAGCGTACCTTCGGAGGTATATAGTAACCATCCAAGTTCAATTAATCGACAATCTACCCAATAGCTGGCATATTTTTCAGGACATGCGATTGAACGTTTGTTATTAATCATTTTATAAGGAGGCAATCCTGATGTTTCCGTATCAAAAATGAGAATATGTCCCATTGTATTTTAGTATATATTAAACACTCTTTATCTTTAAGCATTCGCTTTTATTTCATGGGAGAACATTGAAGCATTGTTTCAAGAAGGTTATACATTATATCAGGGTCTTTTAGCTCGATATTTCCAGGGCATTTCATTGTTTTACGAATTTCATCTATTTTATCCATAGAAGTTGGTTCTTTTTCTTTTGTTGATATTTTATCAGTGTCAGCTTCTTTTACGGTTTCGGTTTCACTTTTGTCATCTTTAGAATTTAAAGACCCTTCTTCTTTCATTATTTTTGATTTAGATTCTTCGAATCCTTCAAATGTCTTTGGGCGTAAAAACCAAACTAAAACCATTAGGACAGCAACAATTATTAAAAGGATTGAATGAGTGACCTTCATTTAATCATATAAAAGAAAAATATAAATTATAAAGGTAATAATTCTAAAATCTTATTATGAACCTTTAAAAATAGGTCTTTGCGCTCGATGTTATGGTCTCTAATATTTTTAATAATATCTTCAGCCCGAAACCATTTAATTTGGCGAACTTCACGTACTTGATGTGGGTTGTTTGGATCTATTAACAATGGTCTAAATGGATCAACTTTCATTTTTGAAACATAATATACATGACGATATTTTATATCATTTGTTCCAAAAAAGATTTCTTCATTTGGATCATGGTTTTCATCTAATTCTAAATCATTTTTAGTAACACCAGTTTCTTCACAAAATTCTCTAACAGCACAATCAACATCTTTTTCTTTAAGTCGACGGCGTCCTTTTGGAAATCCCCATTCGGGTTCTGTATAAGTTGTATTAATTTCACGAAGAATATGATACATATTGACAAAGTTTTTATTAATATGATAACCTTGTTTTAGACGCGTATAACGATCTTTAGCATCTAAATACTCTTGAGTTTGTCGAGGAATTGGTTGATACCATACCTTGTTCCAAAGTTCATCAAATGAATCAATTAATAGAAGTTCTCTTTCATAGATAGTCATATTACTCATAAGGCGTTTGATATACGTAATGTTCATTAATTCATATTTACCTCTAATAAATTCCATAAATGACAAACTATCTCTTCTTTGAATCATTAAATATTCAACATTATCCTCATTTTGACGATAACATATAATTCCAAAACTCATAATTGGTTTTGAGCAACATTTATAGAGATGTCCGGATTCACCGCAGTTACGACATGAATGTTGTTTATGAGGTGATTGTCCTGTTAAAGGCATCACATATGGTTTGTTAATATATAGATGCATAATACATCCACCGTTATATAAATTAATACCAGAAGAGTTTAAATCATTTCTAATATTAGGAAGTTAAGATAAATGGGTATTTTACCTAAAATATGGGGTCCAAATGCTTGGACGTTTATTCATTTAATGGTGTTATCTGAAAAGGAACCATTTGATTCTTCGCGATTAAAATATTATGAACAATTCTTTACATTATTAACATCACTGTTACCATGTGAAGCATGTCGTAATCATTTAATTGAAAATATAAGTATGATGACTAAAATAGAATCTATACAAACAAAAAGAGAATTATTTAATTGGACTATTGATTTACATAACAGAGTTAATAAAATGTTAGGAGCCAAACAGTGGGATTTTGAAACAGCTTATGAATATTGGGTATCTATATCCGAAGGAAAACGTAGTTACCCAGGTCAATACTGTTATACAAATTATTGGAAATATATATGTATTTTATTAATAATTTTAATAATCACATATATAATTTTCAATTATAAGGTGCGCCGCAGCCGCTGAACATTTCAGTTGGGGAAACAGCGGACACTTCGCTAGAAGGCATGTTTACAGGTGCGGCAACGACTTCTGTAACTGGTACAGTTGCGTTAGTACCAGCAACGGGGGGCATGCTAACACCAGACATAGGGACTTCTTGTTCGGGTGTCATTACAGGTGGAACTGGTTGAGTTCCTGGCATAGTGGGAACACCTGGAGCGGGAGGGTTTTGAGTATTTTCCTCACCTTCGAAATATTCTTCTGCCATGTCTTCAAAGTTTTCACGACGAGAGTAGAATTTTTCAACTTCCTTTGATTCAACCTCAGCGGTAAAAGATAGGATTGTCATTACAATTAGTAAAACGCTGTATACGATGATTAGGGCAGAGACTAACCAAGCGTAACCTCCGCACCACCAACGTTGATTTTTGAATCCAGTACCTGTAACAATGCATGTTAATTGGAAAAGTGTTACTAACATCGCGGGTAAAGAAAGTAAAAATAGGAGACCTATAACTACTAATTTTTGTGCGATAGAAACCTTTTCTTTACCAAATAAAATAGCTAAACCTACAGCTGCTAAAGAAACAAGGATTGCAATACCAGCATATTTTGATTGAGGGACACCGAGGAATATATCTAAGAAGCTTGACATGAGGTTATTCTATTTCAAGTATAAGAAAATAATTATAATATAATACATAAATTTTTAGCTTTAAAATTTGAACATTCATATTAGTTATTATATAATTAATGAATGAATAATATAAATATAAAAGGATCACTATGTTCATTTGAAGGTAAAAAATACGAATTAGAAATTTATAATATTGTTAGTAAATGTGAATTAAATAATAAAAAATTTAATACACAAGATGAAAAATATTTAGGTGGTAATACATCTAAAAATGATATTGAATGTAATTTATATACAGATTATGATATTCCTATTGAAATCAAAAAAATGAAATCGCCTGATTGGATGCAATGTTCTTTAATATATAATGAAACAATGAAAAAATGGATTGGAAGTTCTAGAAATAAAATTCCTGAAAAGTCAAAAATTATATTTGAAGAGCTAATATCTAATATTCAATTATTTAATGGAAATATTCCACTATTTATGATAAAAGATATTACTCATGAAGAATGGATTAATATAAAAAAACAAACGAATGATTATAATGATACCTATATAAATTGTCCAAATAATATTATACAAAATTTATACAAAGAAAAAGGATGTTATTATATTCAAATATCAAATAAAGGTTTGTATCATCTAGGTAATGATATATGTAATTTTAATGTACCTGAATTTATACATGATCAACAATTAAGAATAAGAACTAAAATACATACGAAAAAAAATAATAAAGGTTTTTGCAAATTATCTGTCACAATCGCTTGTCAACCTAAAAATATAAAAAATTTAATAAGTAGCTCTTATAGTTTGGATAATATAAAATCTTTACCAGCGAATTTAATATATATTTTATAAATAAAATTAATTTGAAATAATAATAATTTCGGATGATATTTTAGATTTGTTCATACCATAACTCCAATCGGCATCTAGAATAATATAATCTTTATACATATTTCTTATATACTCACAATTATTATAAGTGATAATCCAATTTGATTGCTTTTTAATTACATCAAATAATTGTTCATGATTAAAATATTCATGCATATCACCATTCGTACCATATAATCTTGATTTTTTATTTAAATAATAAGGAGGATCTAGAAAGATAATTGATTTATTATTTGAATGAGTATTAATAAATTCTTCAAAATCTGTATTATATATATCAATATGATTAAAATTTAATGCTTCAATTTTATTAATTGATGAAGGTGTATATCTTTTAATACTTGCTTCTTGCGAAAATCCGCCTGATAATGTTGCTCCACTAAAAGAACATCTATTTATTATAAAGTATTGTATTGCTTGTTGTAATGTGTTATCATTTAATTCTAGAATCGTTTTTCGATAATTTTGGAAATCATCTTTTGTAATTTGTGGAACTTTTCTTAATTCATCACATAACTCGTGCTTATTTTCCTTAATTTGTTTCCAAAAATTATAGAGTGGGATAAATTTATCATTTACACATAATTTATATTTATATTTATTTTGAAAGTAAAATTCAAAAGATCCACCTCCAAAAAATGGTGACATAAGAGTATCAAATAATTGTAAATTAAAGTATTTTGAAATAACCGTATCAATTATTTTACATGCTCTTGTTTTTCCACCAGGATAACGAAGTGGTGATGAATTTATTGTATGAATTTCATTTGAAAGTGTATTCATTTTATTAAACTAATTATAGTCTATTTTCTATATATGTATTGTTTTGTTTTTAATATTACTTTATTCAATTTTTTTATCTTATATTACACTATTTAAAGAATACACTATAAAATTTGAATAGTGTATATTTATATTACCTAATACGTCATGGGTATCCCTTATTATTTTTACGTCATAGCACGCTCTTACGATGGTATTCTATTAACTAAGTGGCCCAGCCAACTAGAATGTACTCATTTCTTTCTAGACTTTAATGGTTTAATTCATCCAGCCAGTCAAAAATATCTTAAAACAATTAATCCTGAAAAAATTCCTGCCGATATCGAAAAAGGTATTCTAAATGCTATCTGGCAAGAGCTACAAACATCAATTGATCTTGTAAAACCTCAAAAAACAGTTCAGATTTATATTGATGGAGTTGCGCCTATTGCTAAAATGTTTCAACAGCGCAAACGTCGTTATATGTCTATTTTTCGTAAAAAACTATTAAATGATTATGGACTATGGGATTCGAACGCGATTAGTCCAGGTACAACATTTATGACACGACTTCATGCATCTCTTAAAGCACATATACGTTATAGTAAAGCAAACTATGAATTCTTTCTAAGTACATCTGATGAAGCAGGCGAGGGTGAACATAAACTATTTGAACGTCTAAAGCGTCTCTATAATGATCCAAATGATGTCAAAATAATTCATGGTATGGATGCTGATTTGATTATGCTATCATTGCTATCTCATACTTCAAATATTTTCCTTCTACGTGAAGATCCAAGAACCGAAGAACCAATGTATCTAGATATAAATGCCCTCCGAAAAGGTATTCTAAAAGATCTTCATTTAAAATATAAATGGAAGATGAGTGATGGTGTATATAATGATACATTTTGTCAAGAAGCAAAAGATATTATTGAAACATATGTTATTCTATGTATGCTTCTAGGAAATGATTTTATTCCCCATCCAATTAGTCTTACTCTTAAAAAAGGAGGTCTTGAAAAAATACTTGAATTGGCTAAAGAACTATGGAATGATGGCTTAACACTGATTGATACAGAAACAAATACCATTCATTGGACTTTTATTGCGAAGATTCTAGAACAACTGAGTAAAACTGAGAACGATGATGTATATAATGTCATTCAAGAATACCATACCAAACGCCCTCACTATGAAACAGACGAACAACGTCTTGAACTATATCCAATTCTTCCAGAGAATAAAGATCCCCTCGCAAATGAACTATTATATAAGATAGATTCTAAAAAATGGAGATTGTATTATTATAAAACTCTCTTTCAATCGCGTCTAAATGATACAACCGTTATTGTAAATTCATGTCATCTATTTGTTCAAGGAATTCTATGGACATATCATTATTATAAAGGTTTGACAAAGGATGACTGCTGGTATTATCCTTATAATTATTCACCAACGATTAGAGATCTATCGAACTACCTAAACAGTCATGTTAATACACTTGAAAAAAATCAAGAAGAGTGGAAACAAAGAACTCAACCCAATTATTTCACAAATCCAATTGTACAGCTATTGTCAATTCTTCCAAAAGAATCAAGCCATTGTCTTCCGCCAAAATATAAACCATTTATGGAAGAAAAACAAATACAACATCTATATCCTAAAGAATATAACCTTCAAACATTTATGAAAACACATCTATGGGAATGTTCTGCGATTCTGCCACCCATCGATGTTTCATTGATTCAATCGATTGTAAAATAAAAATAATACAATAAACATTTATTTACTACCATTGGCGTACTTCAGAACCATACGATTCATCTTGAAATACTAATCCACTATTACGTTTTGTCCATCCTTTAGGCATATTAACCATATCAGTAGAAAAGAAACGACCATTCCATACATACCACGGAAATGGGAATTGTGAATCTTTTGTCATTAATTTATATTTCATCATATCGATAATCATACAGTCAATTGTATAAACACCTCCCTTGTGTTTTAGACACATATCATATAATTTTTTTGCTCCATTGTAAGTAACAATCATTGCGTGTGTACAGAATACAGGTCCGCGATCTATATGAAATTGACTGGCAAATTCAAACTGAGCTCCCATGTATAGAACATCAAAGTCTTTTGGTGTATTCTCAAAATATTGGGGTGCTAGTTCTAACCATTTAGGGTGAAATAATACATCATCTTCGAATACAGTTACACAAGGTATACGTTCGTCAATTATTTTTTTCCAAATATTCATATGAGATAAAAAGCATCCTTGTTTCCCTGGATATTGAACAAATTCTTGATCCCACGACGCAAATGGTGGGTTATTGAATATTTCCCAATTTTTCTTAAGATCTTCTGGGTTTTTTGCATCAACAGCATTCCATCGTTCAGCATTTGTGAATCCAGCATTTTTTATTTTATCTTGAACATCTGCCCAGCGTTCTGGATTTCTATCAAGATTAATTATGAAACACTTGCCATTTAAAATATCATTCCATGTTTTTGGAGTATCAATTGGTTCAAATAAAGTATATGAATAATCCATTCATAATATATTAATAAATTGTTTATATAGAGTATATATTAATGGCTTTACCTGAACGTAGAGTATCTACACGGGGACGACCTCCTGGGTATCATAGAATATTATTAGAACCTACGTGTGATACATGGCATAAAGATCCATTGGTTGATCCAATTCGTCCTGAAAATAATATAGGGCTAAATCATATTAAACATTATACAGAATCTTGCTTCAAACGTATAATCGAAAATAAAAATATTGATAATATTATTCCAACACTTGAACAAACAAAGGAATGGGTACGTGATTATATAACAGAAGCGATTACTGATCCTGTACAAAAAGACATATTATTAAAAGATTATTATAATGATACTTTTATTGAACAAATGTTTAAAGAAATGTATGAAACAAACGAAATACCGCGTCAAGAACAGATGATATTTCCTCCTAAAAAATTAAAAGAAACGAAAGAAACTAAAAAAAGCATAAAAACAACTGAAGTAATAATACATCCTAAATTTTCGAAAATTGAAGAAATTTTAAAAAAGAAGAAAGGTTATTTACCTTATATTAATAAGTTAAAATTATCATTATCTAGTTATGGTAGTCCCGTTTATCAACATGTAATAATTGAATCCACTAATTTAATACTTAAAGTTTGGAATAAATTACATTTAGTGATACAAAAAGCTAATAAAATAGATTATATCTTATTTATTTATATATTAAATTATTTAATGAAAACCATTATGGTTATTGAAACGAGTAAAACCTTATTAACACCCAGACAATTAGATATTATTAATTTATATATTCAATCTTTACAAGCATCTTATCCAGAACAATCTAGTTATATTTTACAAAGAGAGAAAGATTACATTAGTGTATTTATTGTAATGTTAAATGAATATATTAATTATAGAAAGGTTACTGGATATGATTTAGAAATACAAAAAATGAGACCTTTAAATGAGGATGAATTAATCATATTTTTCAAAAAGTTAAAAGAAAAAATAATAGTATTAATTGGATTGGAAGATTTCTTTGATAAACCAACAGAACAAGTGAAGCTGCTAAAAGCATTAAATGAAATGGATATACCTTATCGTGAATTATATCAATATTTATGGCTATTTATTACAGAAAAAGTAAAATATAGTAAAGAAGCTATGGATTTTCAAAATTATAATGAAGGTTATTGTGAAGATTTATTAGTAAATACACATAGTTTCTATAACGATATTACTAAACAAATGAAAAATGAATGTAGTATGTTAATAACGAAACAATGTACTGAATTAACTACATTACGTGAAGAGACATTTAAGATTTTAAAAAGCGAACATTATGTTAAATATACACCAGAAACAGCATGGCAAGATCCAAATGAATCATATATAAGATTTCATGATGTTAATCGTCAATTTGCCCTAATTGAATTTTTTAAATTATGGTATCAATATCGTTTACTACATGGTGTAACATTTTGGTTAAAATATATAGATGTAATGTATAAAGGTGAAGAAGGATTTTTCACAGGTGTTCAACAAGATTTATTTCAAACATGTATGGATCAGTTACATCCAGATAACATGAATGTATTTATTCCAACAGAAGAGAATGGAAATAGATATCAAATTAATCGTAATTTTAATTTTCCAGATATTTATGTTGATAAATTGAAAGAGTTTTTACCTTTTGATGAGACAAATCAAGCAACAAAAAAGACAAAAGCTATATTTATGGAATTTTTAGGAGGATTATTCTCATGTGCTTTGCTAATGGGTATTGAAATACCTGTGAAGTTAGGTTATTTTACATTAGGGTATTTATATTCAAATGAATTAACAATGGATGAATATGGTTTGTATTTTTTGATGGATATACCCTCAAAAGCGAAACCATTATACCAATTATTAAAGGAAGATCCAGATATGATAGAATATATTGGGTTAGAATTTAATGATCAGTATCCTCTTATTAGTATGGATGATCCAAATAAAAAACTTGATGAAAGTCAATTGTTAGTTACAAAGAATAACATTTTAAATTATATTAAACAAACAGGATTGTATGTTTTAACAACAATAAATATAAATGATCCCCCAAGTATTGATTTAACAATGAAAAAAACTTATAAAGCAAAACGTGAATATTATATGACTTTATTAAAAAGTTTTAAAAAGGGATTTTTCATAAATGTTCGTGGAATATTTTCAGTAAATATGATTACAGTAAATATACTAGATACATTATTAAACAGAGGCGGTGTTAATATAAATAATTTAAAAGCTTTAATAAATAATTATAAAGTGATACCAGTATATTCCGAAAAAAATGGAACACCTGAAAGAAGTATTGAAATAATCCAACAAAAGAAAATATTTACTTGGTTTTATAATTTATTAAAAAATCCAGATTCAGATATTCCTTATGGAAAATACATAAAAGATGCTGATAAATTATCAACTGAAGAAAAACATAATTTATATTATAATAATTTTATACCTCAATTATTATATTTTTGGACATCAAGTCGTAGTATAAATGTAAACGAAGAGCATCAAGTTCATTTTAAATTAAATGATCCTCGTGATCAAGAAAGCATTAATAATAAAATAAACGCTTTAAATGATCAAATTAAAGCACATACATGTTTTAGATATATTGATTTACCAACTTATAATATTGAATTACCTGAATTTTCAGAAGATACACCAGATGAAAAGAGAAATTGGAGATCACTTGTATCTTCGATGGATACTACAACATTTAATAATTTTATAAAAAATCATATTGATTCAGGATGGAAAGGATGGGAACAAAAAATAATGGATAAATTAATGTTAGCTATATATGAAACAAGTGGTTTTGGTATGGCTGGAGGAAATACTATGAATAATATACGTGTGAATAAAGAAATAAAAGATATACAAAAATGCTTAAAATATGTTGAAAAGCGTTGTTCAATTGAAAAAGATTATAATTCCGCGTTTTTATGTGGATTTATTTATACAGTAAAATGTAATAAAAAATTATCAAATAAACAAAAACAAAAATTAATAGAGTATGCTAAAAATAATACAATAAATTTTAAAAATAGCACAAAATTACAATTAGAAAAGTGGGGATATAAAATGATAAAAGCATCTTCATAGTGATTTATGAAAAGCATTTAAACATTTACTTATATTTATAGTCAGTGGAGTAAAAACCCATCAGTTTCAGTAACTCAGCTGGTCAGAGTGTTCGGCTGTTAACCGAGAAGTCGGAGGTTCGAACCCTCCCTGAAACGTTTACCACTCATAGCTCAGTTGGAAGAGCAACGGACTGTAATTGTCAAGAATAGTTATCCGTGTGTCCCTGGTTCGATCCCAGGTGAGTGGAATCACAATCAATATACTGTTGTAAAATCGGTAAGAAAGTTCCTTGTAGTTTTATTTTTGATGAATCACAATAATATTTGTGAATAATATAAATATTAGTTTTAAGTTTTTTAGCTAGAAACAAAGTTTCATCGAGATTTGTTTTGGTAATATAAAACTCTTCTATATTTTTTTCAGAAAAATTTAGAATAATATCTATCCATATTTTTCCTTTTGTAAGTTTTACTTGATCTGTTTCTAGACGAGGAAAATGCTGGACACCTATATTTTTTAGTTCCATATAAAAATTATCTATCATATAATCTTTTTCAAAAGTATAAAGCATTGTCTGAGGATAATAAAATTGTTTTGGTAATGACTTATTATAAACATCCATTTCGTAAGAACGAATAGGGGAAGAAAGAAAATGATTATTACGAGATAAGGTATAGTAATTTTTAGAAGTCTTTACATATGGCTTATTTGAAATAGAAGTTAACATTTCTATAGTTTTATTTGTAGCGTAAGAAATAGATTATTCAATTTTTATAAATCTATGAATCTATACATCTATAATTGTTGCGTAATCAGGATAAATAGTACCATTTACATCCATATTAATCCATCGAGAAGGCATAAATACTAATTTATCATTATTTGTATTTAACCAACTTGCCCACCAACCATATGTAGAATTACTACAGATTCCTCCTTTTGAACAACGTTTCATTAAATAAAATCCAATCACTTCATCTGGTTCATTAATCACGATATAATTGAGACCATATTGATGAAGAAGTGTGTATATTTGTGGAAATACAGATGATATTTGTGTCGGTTGATTAGAGAAAATAACTATCATAGCATTAGGATCTGTTTCAGCAATTTTTTGTATACATGTTTCATAATATTTTGATAAATTAACAAAATGTTTTTCTAAATATAAATAATCACCTAAGCGTACATGTAGAAAATATCCTTGTTCGATATGTGATAATTGTTGATTATATTTTTGTAAAATAGTTTGAGTTACAAAATCGGGTTCTGATAATAGTGTTAAAATATCTTCACGAATATCTTTAAAATAACCTTCATTTTGAAAAAAACCTTGAATAAATACATTTTCAGTTAAAGTTCGAGGAACCATTAACGCTACATCTAGATGATCTATGAAACTATCACCTGGTTCATTCCAATCACATGAGTATCTAACTGGTATAGTATCTTTGTAATACAATGTTGTATCTACAAATCTTTGTACAAGCCATTCATAAACCTGCGTAGTATGATGACTTGGATTTTTCCAATGTTCAAAATAAAAAGGGATTTGATATTTTTTAGAAAAAGCATACGCAAAAACCATTTGAAATATACGATTACATAACCCAGCTTCAATACGAATTCCAATCATTTTATTGTATTATAATAACTCGTTTATTTTCTTAAATATATTTTCTTATATTAGCAGGATGAATCAGAAATGGCTTCTTGAAGAAGAAGTATATTTAAAGGATTTATCAAGATTATCACAGGAGTTGAGTTGTAAATTTAAACGTTATCATGATATTTACAAAGAACGACAAGCTAAATTTAAAATACCATCAATCATAATATCATCTATTACCGGAATTATATCTTTTGGTACATCAAATTTTCCACCCCAATATTCAAATTATGTATCTATAGGTGTTGGTATTTCATCCTTATTTATAGCTTTATTAAATTCAATTGAATCTTATATGAAAATTGGAGAAAATATGTCTGGATCTATACAAGCGTCCATGAGTTTTCAAAAATTAAAAGAATCAATTGATGTTGAATTAACACTTCCAATTGAAGACCGTGTATCACAAGGTATAATATTTTTAAGAGAATGTTATTCTCAATATGAGAAAATATGGGATTTATCACCAAGTATTCTAAAAAATGTTCGCTTTATTCGACCAAGTTATGACCCAAAGAATGTTAGTATTACATTGAAACCAGATAATGCTTCATATCTTGAAAATACTGAAATAACATTAAGTGAAACACTTGAAGATGAAATAAGCCCCAAACAAAATAAAAAAGCTAAAACTATATTCTTTGTATAGAATTTAGTAATCTTAAATAATATTTATAACTTTTATCAAAACCAAAACGTTTATGGTAATTAGGATTCATTAATCCTAAAACAAGAGTTTTATATCTTTCATATTGGCTTTTTGATAAGATGCTAAAATCTAAACGCTCATGTACATCAATACATAACATACCAATAGCATATAAATCTAATAAGTGTGTATATTTTGACATACGATTTAACCAATTTAAAGGATCATTAACGTAATCTTGTAAAACAATTTTTAACTCGTATTTTAATTGATCATTATTTAAATATTCTGGATAATATTTATAGCAATCCGGTGTATTTAATTGAGGACATATATAACTATCCATCCATAAATTAAATATACTTTCAAATAATGGATTATATATTTTATTTTTAAACAATATTGAAAACATATATTCTGGAGGATAGCAATGATATGGGTAAGTTAAACGTTCATTTGATAAATTGAATATTTTATTCGAATCTAATGATAATCCAAAATCGACAAAACGTAATTTATGATCATTCGGATTATATAAAATATTACTAGCGTAAATATCTTGATGAATAATATTATTTTTTATTAATAATTGAATACCTAGAAATAGATTTTGTAGCATAATTATCCATACATTCGCAGGAAATTTGATTGGATCAGACATATTTGTTTTATAAGCACCGCTATAATTATTGAATAATTCATATAAATTATAACCCGCGTAAGGTAATATCATTTGAGGTATTTTTGTTAAAGTTGGATCAACAGCATCAATACATTCATTTCTAGGATTTATTTTATTAAGTGTAGTACGATTAATGGAGCAACTTTCATAAGGATAAATAAAAAATTGTTCCTTTTCATCGATTTTTGCTAATTTTTTAGCTGTTGCTTTTTCAAAAAGAAAATCAGGACCATCTTCTTTAAAAATTTTACTAATACGGTTTTTATTAGTTGAATTAATATAAACTTCCTTGTCTTTATCGCATGGTACTGACGGTTTTATTACACAACCGTAACTACCTTCTCCAATTAATTTATATTGTGATTTCATATCTATTAAAGACTCTTATTTAAACTAAAGAATTTATTAATATTTATATTTATAAATGTGGCTTTTAACAATCATACCAATCTTAATTATTTATTATAATTATAAAAAATCACACAAACCATTCGTTACTGGTAATAATGTAACTACAACGCGCCCTTTTCAAGAAACGGTTGATATATATTTTACAAATTATAATTGGAATATATCATATCACCTAGGTGTTGCTAAGTTCATTCAAGATTTTTTAGATACTGAATATATTCAATTTAAAGGAGTATCATTTGGATCCTTAGTAAGTACAGCACTACATTTGAATATACCAATTGAACAGTTGTATCAGTATATTGAAAATTATATATATCATACAAATTTTTATGTATTTTTATGGAATTATAAGAAAAATTATCATATGTTTATCGAAGAATGTTATACATCTTCAAGTATGCTATCTTCATTACCCATATATGTAGTATTAAAAGGAACACAACATTTACTTGAAATTCAACCCATTGATTCTAAAAATCTTTTAAAAATAAGTTATGATTTACCATTTCCATCGATTATTCCAAAGAAAATAGTGCCTTATGGATATGTAAGAGATTGTTATTGGTCTTCTCCCCCTAGTATGAATGAATTAAATGTATCAATAACGAATAATGATTCATTTCCAACACCTGTAGCGCTACAAATAAAGTCATGGTTTCATCCAAAATCAAGAGAAGATTTAGAAAGCTTATACAAGATAGGTTACGCAAAAGCTTTCATCTTTTTTCATACTAATAAAGAATGGATTCCTTATTTTAAAAAATCTCCAACAATTGAAAATATTTATAAATGTTCTTCTATGTCTCATGATTTAGATGTTTGGATAGATGAATTGAATATCTAAAATATAAAGTACAAGAGATATGCCCTTTTGGGGATTAATTTTAACAAGTACAACATTTATAATTCCAACCGTTATTGCTTATTTTCACAAAAAACCACGCATGACTAAAGCGTGTAGCATATTGACAGTTACTAGTATATTATATCATGGAACACATAATTATATATTTAAATTAATTGATATATGTTATGCTCATAGTATTGCGTGTTTATATTCAATCGTTAGCATAAAAAAATGTGTTATATATCATCGATTATATGATTTTATTATTTTATCAGGAGTTGGAGGAAGTATTTATATATTTTATACAAAATCGTGTAATCCTTATAATAAATATCAAGATTATTGGCATATGGTATTACATATAATAAGTCAAGGATCTTGGATAATGCATGCGTTGGATAGTAAATAAATGTAATTCTTCTAATAGAATGGAATACTATCCAATAGAATTAAAATTAGATATCGAAAAAGATTTATTATCACAATCTATAAAAAATATGTTATTATTAGAATTAAAAGATAAATTATTTATTCAATCAGAATTAAAAAAATTATTAGATAAACCAGAATGTATTCATTGTAAATTAGTAAACCCATTACTTACAATAGAATGGATTTCAAATTCAAAAGTTAAATTAACTTTAATGAAAAAGGTTTTTAAACGTATTTTAACATTGATACATATTTATAAGTTGACTCAACCCATACATATTTGGTTTGTTCCAATATCAAGTAAAAGATATTTTCCAAAGAATGGAGAAATGATTGATGCGGAACATATTAATGGAGGATATACATATATATCCAATAAAACAATATTCGTATATCGTTTAGAAGAATTTCCAAAAGTAATGCTACACGAAGTATTACATAATACATATTTACAAACTCAATTCACATCAACAGACTTAACTAAATTAAGTAAAAAATTAAATATATCAATGAAATGTAATTTTCAACCAGCTGAAGCCATTATCGAACTGTGGGCGCTTTACTATCATTTAAAATTTATTTCTTATGAAAAAAATATATCATTTAATGAATTGTATTATGAAGAATTACAATGGAGTTTATCCCAGACAAAACGTTTATTAGATTATAAAGAAAAATATTATAATGAGTGGTGTGAAAAAACAAATGCGATTAGTTATATATATATAAAAACGTGCTTATTATTTTATCTCGAAGATTTTTTAAAAATAAACCCGCCTTACAAGTCCTCTAAATTAGTTAAATTTATTCAATTAAATATTGATCATCCTAAATTTATAAATGCGTATTTATCTAAAATAAACTTAAAAGACCCTTCATTTAAAATGACGCGTTTTGGAGATCAATAAAGAATATTACTAATGAATAAGTATGGAAATTTGTAAATCATTTGAATGTATTATAAATGCTGATTTATCACCTGTTTCGAAAAGAACCTATCTAGAGCGTCTAAAATTTATAATACAGGAGACAAAAGTTGATTTATATGCGATAATTACAAACCCTAAACAATATATTCAATGGATTAAAGATCATTCAGCGTCTTTACAAACACAAAAAAGTTATATTTCCGCGATTTTAGCTGTTTTTAAACATACACCTGATATGAAAAAAAACGAACAATCTTTTTATTATGAATGGTATAATGGTTTCAATGAAATACATAAGCAAATTGAAAATCGTTATAAATTAAATGAACCTTCTGAAAAACAAAAGAAAGCCTATGTATCGTTTGAAGATATTATAACAAAAAGAGATGAACTTACTAAAGGTACAAAAGAGCGCTTAATATTATCAATGTACTCTCATCTACCACCCTTGCGAAGTGATTTCAATGAAATATTTATTTATAAAGAAAAACCTACAAAACCACAACATTCAAATTATATTTATCTAGACGGTCCAACACCTACACTTATTTTAAATGAATATAAAACAGTACGAAAGAATGATTCATTTGAAAAGGAAATTCCAAAAGAACTATATAATGAAATATTAGATAGTTTAAAAAAAGAACCTAGAGATTGGTTATTTATGGATCGTGATGGTAAACCCTATAAAGAAAATTCTTATAATCGTTGGGTAAATCGCACATTGAAAAAACTTTTTAATAAACCATTAACTATTTCATTAATACGTCATTCATATATTAATAGTTTAGACTTTAATAAGCTAACTGTAATGGAAAAAGAAAGTATTGCGAAAGATATGGCTCATACTGTAAATACACAAGATCGTTATCGTTTAATATTTACTTAATTATTTGTATAATTATAATCAATTATTTTTTTAAATTATTATTAAATTCTTTTATTTTTAATAATTCTTCTTTATCTGGAAGAACAGGTGCTGTTCGTGTCGATACAAAGAACATATATAGTCTATTATTTTCAGATAAGTATTTTTGAATATTAACAGCATTTAACCAAGAAGCATCTTGACCAATTAAAGAATTTGTTACTGTTTGCATAACTTGTAATTCTTTTTCACGTACCCCTTGAATCATTTGATTATTTAAATTAACTCTATCCGTCATTTGAAAATTATCTTTTTCTAATAAAAATTTAGTTCTTGTTTCTGGTGTATAATCCGATTTTTTATAAAATATAATATCATCATCATATCTTTTCCATTGATTATTCCATACATATCGAATTAATCTAAAATAGTTGGGTTGGGGATCATTTACACGTTTATACATTAAACGGCAATAAGGTGATTCATTTAGATTTGCGTTAGTAACAATGCGAATTTTAATAGAATTGATTGGTTCAGTAATTTTGATTGAGCCAATTATATGATGAGATTGATTTCTTCTATCCGCATGTTGATACCATGATGGAATGAAACGGCATAACGCATTACGATCGCACGTTTTACTTGATTGAGTATTTAAACATTCATCATACTTTGAACAATAATATAAATGTGACATTACTTGACCATTAATCATAAAATCTATCGAATAACGTAATGGAACCTGGGCATTTTCAATTCCACTCCATGTTGCTGAATCAAATAATAAGAAACGGAATTGATATTCTCCAGGCGTTTTAATACGTAAAAATCCATTATATGTTTGATATGTACCATAATTTACGTTTCCATAAGGTCTTACAGGTAAATCATAATGGTATTGCCATATTCCATGAGTAAATGTATCATATTCTATCTTATTTGAATCCCTTATAATTTCTAAGTTCGATTCTAATGCATCCATTTCTTCTGTATTTTTAATTTTAAAATCCTGAGGTAATTTATATATTTGTCTTACTAAACCCTCTTGTCTATCTGGAACATCTTCAGCTAATAAATTTATTTTAGAATTTTCAATTTCTATTTTTCCTAGATTTTCTTGAATAATCGATTGAAGTTTAATATTTTGTTCATTTATTTTGACTGGATCATAGTTTGTAATATTTATTCCTGATTTTGGTTCAGTAACATTAAATGGATAATTTCCTTCATAAACTACTTTATTTTTCTCTGAAATACTATTTATTTTATTAGCAAAACTATAGGTGACTTTTTCAGGCGCCCCCTTATTCGTTAATTTTCCACATATATCTATATAAAATTTATAAGCAAAATATTGATTATTTACAGATGTATCTGGTTTTGGCACTAATATAATACGAGTACCTTCACGACGATAATCAAATAATAATGATACTAATGTATTATAATTTGGTACATTATATGTTCCATCATACATAAATTGATAACCATTTATTGCTGAACTTGTTTGAATAATATTAAAACTAGAAATGGTATATTTATTTATAGAGGGTGAGTTAATACCAAATTCAAAACCATATTGAGATGATAATGATGGATAATTTGGAAGATAATCAACAACTGGATTTTCACATGTCGCAGGTGGATCAGGAGAAAAGTTTTTAAAGAATATACGTATGTATTCTGGTTTGGTTAAGTTATAAGGTAAATTATTATTTTCAGGAGTTGGTACATAGGCTTCATCGGGTTCAACCAATTTATGTTTTCCAAAATTAGTACGATATTCTTCAAACTTGGATGCTACACTTTCAACATTGTATATCTCTTTTGAATTAACATCGTATAAAGGTTTATAACAAAATCCCCAATCTCTTAAATTACCACGGTTGTATAACTCATTTGGAATTTTCATTGGATGAGATGCGACTTCTAACCATCCTGGGAATTCTTGTTTACATATCGAATTTAAAGATCTACGTTCAGATCGAATTTTTAATAAATAATTATAATATGCTAATGGATGATATGTAACTTTTATACTACTGGTTATATCATTAAATTTTTTTGAAAGTAATTCAGTTAAATAAACAGGTCCATCTAAAATTAAAACACGTCCTGTATAGTTACTATGTTCGTATAAATAAACACGTGTATCTTTTTCAACTTTAATTGAAGAAATCGCATCATTTGTAATACCATTATTCGGAATCCATGGATAATCTCCTTTACCTAGAATCCATTCTTTTCCTTGATAATTCGCATTTTCATATAGTTTCACTTCTGGATTTGCTAATGTATTTTGATTAGATTTAAATGTTTGAGGATTTAATGAACGATAACTATTTGCTTCTTGTTTTGCTTTTTCTAAAATTTGATTAAATTCAATATCTGATAATTGGAAATCGCCTTTATCACACGCAGTAACATTATTTGTAAAATATACTTTACAAGGTCTTGACGGAATATCTGAATCCGCAAATTTTTCAACAATATTTATTTTATTTAATACCATTCCTACAAGTATGACAACCGCAATACTAATCAATTCTAATGCAGAATTATTATTCAAATAGGGTTGTAAAATAAGCATCCATATGAAATAACTAAATGTAAATACCAATATGGTTATATTATTTTGCTGTATCCCTATCAATAATAAGAGGATGATATACGCCAATGTTACAGGTATCATCCGTCAAGCTTACCTATTTATAATATTTAATTTACGGTTTAAACAAACAATTTATTGTTTCCATAAACTAAGATGCCCATTGAAGATGTGGACTATTTAAAAAAAAATAGTCAAAAACAAAGTTATATATTTTTAGTAAATAGCAAAGATCGTAACAAGCTTGCTTATCCAACACCTTCTGAATATATCGTTGAGTTTTCCCAACCCTTTTTTAATGTCATTGGATTAAATGTTTTAGATGCCTCTATACCACGTACAATGTATAATATTGATGAATATAACAATACCCTTTATTATTTTATTTATTCATCTAATTTTGATTTAAATCAATTATCATCTGACTCTTTTTTCAAAACAACAATTGATCCAGGTGATTATACCGTACAAACACTCCTAAATACATTAAATCTCTCTCTAAATATGCCATTAAATTCTAATTTATCGAATTCAAATGTTTCAATTACCACATCAACGTTAAGTAATCCTCCTGATATTAAAAATCGCCTACAATTTGACTGTCCTTACCCCTTTATACTAGACATGAAACGCTCAACAATCAGCGAGTCCCTTGGTTTTGATACTTATATACAAGACAGTGAACGAATAAAAACAGATCTAGACAAAAACTACACTGGATTTGTATATGATCAACAAGTTACCGATAACACACTTATATCTATTTATCGTGATTTTAAAAAGGGTTTATCACGTGAAGTAATTATTAATAGTTTACCGCCGCCATACGAAACCGCCGTACTTTTAACAAATAAAGTGGAACCTTTTGCGACTAATTATCAATTATATCAAAGTGTTGATTTACCATTTACAGAAGCTCAAGGCACAACTGTAACCATATTTGAAGGACCTCGAAGTGTTATACGCTCAATACCTCTAACCAGTAAAGTTGCCCAGCGCTTTTATGTACCCAATAAAACCTACTTAACACGTGTCTATTCGGCTTTCTATACATCAGAATTATCGACAAGTTCAATTGTAGATTTTACCATACAAACAGAAGTTAATAATCAACCTTCTGGTGTACCTATATCTCAAACCGAATCCATCGCAATTAGTTTTACAGACGGAACCTTGTCAGATTCATCTATTTTATCAATTCCATTAGAGGGTGAAACATATTATTGGATTGTATTCGATCAATTACCTAACGCTACAATGTATTACAATGATGTTCTAGAAACGATAACGACTTTAAAAAGCTTTAATGGATCCATCTGGGAATCAATTGATGATTTAGAAAACGATGTATATTATCAAGTATCTATTCGTATCGAAATAACAAACGAATATCACCGTATAAAAGCCCCTGGAATTTATTCTTTGATTGGTGAACCCTATTTGATTATACGTTGTAAAGAGATTGAAGAAAATAGTTACCGTTCTCTTGCTTATACCAATCATCAATTGGGAATTGCAAAAATAAAATTAGGTGTTGTTGGATACAGAGAAGAGCGTATTGATTTTGCGAGCATACCAAATCGTGAATTTCATCCTGTAGGTCGTTTAACACGATTAACTTTACGTTTTGAGACAGGTGATGGTCGTTTATACGATTTTAAAGGAGTCAATCATAATATAACTTTTGGTATTCAGTACTATGAACCTGTTATGAAGCAAACATTTGAACGTTCAATTATTAATACCAATTATACAGGGGACTTTATGGGATATATGTATCAACAAGCAGATCAAGAAGAAGAAAGTGATGATGAAGAAGTGGATTACAACAGAGATACTATGGATAAATACCGTATGGCTGAATCGCGAAATTTACCATGGCAAGTTGCCCAACGAAATGTTCAACAATATTATGATTTAAATATTCAAGAAGATGATATCGTAAATTCTCAAGAAAAATTAGAAAGCGAAGACACGGAAGAGGATTGATTATTCATAAATACTCTAAATTGTTTTCTGGTTGGCAAATAGCGCCTACATAAATCATCATAAGATTGTTTTTCCCGAATAGATATTTCTAATAATAAACGCTTATTTTGTTTAATTAATAAATTAAATAGTATTTCAAATAGTTTTTCTGGAAAGTTCATAGACTTCATAATAGTTATAAATTATAAAAATAAAAAGTTCAAATTTTATAGATTTAAAAGGTAGCATAATCACGTCCGCAAGAAAAACCTTCAATTACTGAATCACCCATTTCAGCTCCTTCTAATGGTTTTTTAGAATTATCCATTTCATTTAAAAATTTTTCAATTGTATTTTCGGTAACAATTCCCGCCTTTACTAATTTTTCTAGATCTTGAGTAGACATTTTATCATTTACAATTGCTTTGAAAAGTTCTGTTTCCTTTGGAGATAAATTTTGCGTTTGTTCACTGGTGGGTGCTTTAGTTTCAGTAGACTCTTTTGATATTGCGACTGGTACTTCTCCGTCAGTTTTAATTGTAACATCTGATTTTATTTTATTGATTATAGTTTTAAGATCTTCCTCGGTTGGTTTATCACCATTTTCTTTTATTTCTTTAGCATCTACAACATCTACGGGTTCACCAGATTCTTCCGACATTACTTTGTCTTCGAAACGTTCCATGAAACGAGGGTATTTACATCCGTAAATTGTATTTAACATTAACAAAACCGCTAAGAATAAAATAATCGCTAAAAGAACATTTGTTGAATAAAATGTTTTGCCCATTTGAAATCCTCTTTATTTCTTAAACAGATTTTTATTCTTTTTACGTAGGTCTCTCTCTCTACGTAATGTAACAATCCCTGTTTGTTTTCCATAACAAACTAAGCTAAAGTTATTAAATAATTTTTTGCGGCTAAGTAAATTTTTAAATAATTGTCCAGTTAACATTTGAATAACGCATAATAAATCATTTGAATTACTTGAAAAATACATCGCATAGAATAATGTAATAATACTATGAATGCTTAATAATTTATTCGCATTAACATCTACAACTGATAAACAAACATTTGTATTAAATATATATAAACATTTTTCCTCTTTATAACCAATTGTAACATACGAAGGTAAATGTAAATCACCTTTATATGTTTCAACTATCTTAAGATTTATATCATCACATTCATTTAATAATAATTTAGCGATTAATTTAATATCCCCATCATATATTACATATCTAATTGGTAAGCCATCTATGTTTACTGATATCTTACGATATAATGGATCATCTTTTAAATATGTACTTACGGTATCCCATCCGAATGAAGGTACATTTTCCTTTTTAATAAAATATTGGATTTTTTCATCAATTTCTTTCGGAATATTAACATAATAATCATTTAATTTTAATTTACACGGTAAATCAAGCGGATATTCTTCATATATTTGTAACATACGAGGATATACCTTTGACCAGCGGAAGGCATCATACGATTGAGATGATAAAGCATGAATCGAGTATTTTAATAAATTTATACTTACTGATCGAATACCTAAAGACGTTTGTATACTATTTTTTTTTAGATTCGCAAAATCATCTTTTGATACATTTGTTATATCTAATATTTGAATTCCTTCGGTATATAGTTTAAATGTATTTTCATGTAAAGCTTCTTTAGCACTAATGATAATAATATCATTTGATTTATAATATTGAATGATATCTTTTATAAACTTGGATGATTCGTAACAATAAATATCAATATCAGGTAATTCATATTTTTTATAAATTTTCTTTTTTAATACTTCATTAATAGCACTTCCTCCGTACATAAGGATGTCTCTTTTTTTTAAAAAATTAATTAATAATTCAAATAGATAATAATATTTATTATAATAATAATTTTCAATTTCTTCATTCTTTTTTTCAGCAATTTCCTCGATATATTCTAATTGTTTTTCTAATTTATATTTCATTTGAGGGATAATTTTTGTATTCATACTTCTACTAATAAAAAATATATTCCTTGTGTAGAATAACAATAAAATGGCTGATTTAATGAGTGTTTATGGAATGATAGATGAGCCTCAATATCCTACCAACGCCCCTCAAATGCCAGCAATGAAACAAAATTTCCCTCCCGCGCCAGAAATGACCCAGCAAGGAAAGCCTGTTAAGCAAATGGTTTCTGTTCAACAACCTACGGAAGTAGCGTACCAACCACCTCCCGCTATGTATGCTCAAGAACCATCTGTTCAACAGCAATATGTGCCCACTGAAACTTTTTGGGATCGCGTTTCTCAAAAACGTTATGAAGTTTTAAAAGTAGTTGTCTTATCATTAATCGTATTGTTAGCAATTGCTACCGATCATGTATGCAATCATTATTTATCTACATACATCTCGAATTCATTATTAACAACTATGCAGGAAGTTTTGGTTCGCATTAGTTATCCAATCGCAGTACTTCTTATCATTTGGTTTATTAAATCAATGTAAAAATAATAATTGCATTATTTTAAGAGGTATAGCTTACAATGAGTTCTACAAATAAACCGACTTTCATGGATGTTATTAAAGATATCTTTAGCGCTATTATCGAAATAAGCCCATGGATTTCTATATTTTTTGTATTCGCATTATTAATTAGTATTTTTACTATATTATTATCAATCTATTACCTTTATTCTATAATGGATACAATCATACAAAGGATGGCAATTACAACACCATTAAACATGGATACTCTCGAGTTTGATGCGATGTTATCAACTGAGTTTTTCAAACTATCAAAATATAGTATGTGGTTATTTATTGTATTACCTCTACTATCGTTATTATTACTAGGTATAATGGGAATTGTTATAGTAAGTTTAAAATCAGCTACACCCATTCCTTCAATGATTAAATATACTACTTGGATTTTAGTAGCACACAATGTATTAATTTTACTTGGGTTCAGTATATTTTATTTCAAGGCAAGATTTCAGACAAATACAGTCAGATCTAGAATAAATACTTTCAATAATTATGTATGTAGTAAATTATTCAGAAATAATAAGTTTTTAAATTTATTAAGAAATCCCCAAACTGATATTATTAGTATTGTAACCAAATTTGGAGATGCTTTATCTAATTTACCAGCAAAAGCGGATAAAGATCAATATGCTAAAGCATTTTATACATTAACATTATATTATCATTATCATAAAATAGGTATTCGTAATCCAAGAATTAAAGGAGCTTTAGAAATTTTCAGCCCTATGAATTTATTATTAAATAAATGTAATCCGGCAGGGTATTTAAATAGATATGGTACATATATTGAAGACATATCTGAACTAATTAAACAGTATTTACCTAAAAAAATTGATTCAAATAATTTATTGGTTAAACAAGGTTTTGATGAATGTTATTCATGGATTATCCAAACCAATAATCTAGCAAATTCACTTTACCCTGAAGACTCATTAAGACCATTTTTAATGTTAACATTTACAAATTTTACCATTCAAACTATATCACTATTAGGTTTATCTTACTTTGTCTCTGACGGAGAGCGGTTTAGAGCGATTGTTGATAAAGTTTCCACACGGGCGCAACTTGCCGTGTTTGGTGTAGGAGTATAGATCATTTTTCTTTTCATACGATAAGGGATAGTATGTATTTAGAACATCGTAATTTTTCTAAAAAATTATCACATAGATATAAAAAAAAATCTGGAGGTGCTAAATTCGCAGCACTCGCGAAAGCTGTTCAATCTGCCAATAAATTTAAATCAATTAATCCATCAAACACAGTTAAACCAATTGCTTCTACCAAACCGGGTTTATTTTCACGATTAGGTAATAAATTTAAGAAAGATCCTTCAGTATCTTCTGACACTCCAACAGTTACTGGTTCTAGTCCAGGTTTATTTTCACGATTAGGTAATAAATTTAAGAAAGATCCTTCAGTATCTTCTGACACTCCAACAGTTACTGGTTCTAGTCCAGGTTTATTTTCACGATTAGGTAATAAATTCAAAAAAAATCCTTCAACCGAATCGCCTACAAACGATATAGATGCTCCACAACAGCCTGAAAGTCCTAAACTTTTGGATAGAGCTAAATCATTCATGGGGCGCTTTAAAAAGGATCCATCTGAAACTATAAATGATAATATGGATGTATCTATGGCAGCACCTTCATATAGCGATCAACCTATTGTAAATAATACACCAGTTATTACTCCTGAGAATACGCCTGAACCTGCTACAAGTCCAGTAGCTTCAACTTCTTCAGATGTTCCTACACCATTCGTAGCACCTGATTTAAAAAGTTTAAGTGCTGCCTTTCAAATATTATACGATGTAATTACATTAATTGCTTCCATTTTAATGGTATCCTTTTTTATTTTAGCATTTACAGATATAATAATTTATATTTCACGCGAGTTAAAACAAAAACAATTTTTAATATTTGATCCAAATTTATTTAACAAAAACACATCTGAATTTGAAGCACTAAAGTATAATACAAATGATCAGATAAATGAACCCTATAATATTTATTTAGAACAAACAATAATTAAACAAATGTTCCGCACATCTGGATTGTTTTTTGTTGTTGTTGGACTACAAATCGGTTCTTTCTTAGCATTAAAATTATTAGCCATTCTAAAAAATCAAGAATTTACAGATACAATTGAAAAACCAAAGAATATTGGTACGATCATTATTGTTTTAACGGCTGGTATTGTGCTAAGTTCATTATATAAATCTAAATTTTTAGAAAAAATACAACCAGATTTACGAAGCACACAAGGAAAAATTAATAATATGAAAGACTATATTTATAATAATTTAACAACAAATGTTGAATTTTTAGAGGCAATGATTACAAATGATATTACCAGACTCATATCAATAATGAATGTTCAACAAACTGAATATAGTTTAGCAAAAATGATATTTACAATAAGTCTATACAATTATTATAAAAGTAATATTTCTGAAAATGATGAAGTATTCGAAGAAATTCGTAAAATATTTACCATTCGTGAAATTAAACTTCAACAAATTGATCCAATTAAATATTTTTATTATAAACAAAATGTATTTATACCAAATATGTATGTGGTAATGAAAGATTTATTAAAGAAATCGCCTATATTTGTTGAAAATGGAATTTTTAAAGATCTTAAAGAAAGATCATTCCGTATAATGGTAAATTCGCGTATTTTAGATTTAAATCGTAATTTACTTCAATTATTAAAATTACCTAAAAAGAAAACTCAGTTATTATTCTATTTAATAATTACTTTACTGATTTCATTTATATTCCTTGCGATGGTGGGAAGTATGTATAAAGAAAATATTATGAGCGCATGGGTAATTATTCAACCCATATTACTAAATATTTGGAATAAAATAACATCCTTATTTAAAAAGAACGAGTAAAGAGATGGAAATTAATAAATTAGATATATTAATTGTATTTATCAATATATTTTTAATAATAGCTTTTTTAGGTTTTTATTTATGGTATTTTACTTTGATAATGAATATAGATAAAGATTTACAATTTTATTATTTACAACAGTCCGCATGTAATCGTTCACAACTTGAAATTGAAACTGTACGCTATAATGCCATGAATTTACATAATGATTTTAAATCTTCAAACGAAGATAAACGTAAAAATTATAAATATCTATCAGGATTGGTAATAACAGTTAGTTTAGTATTTATAATTGGATCTTTTATTTTGGGAGTTATACAGAATATTAATAATCAAAATATCGATTATAATGTTATTATTTTAATTAGTAGTATAATATTATTAATCACATTTACATCGAATAATTTTACTAAAAATTCAACTATAAAAAATTATATTGACGCATATGATAAATTAAAAACAAAATTAACTAATTATTTTAATAATCCAGAGAATCCAGAAGATACTGTAAATGCTTCATCGAATAAAATAAATAGAATGGCTGAATTACCTCAAGAGTTAATTTCATCATTAATGAAACGTTACCGTAGTTATCACGAAGTTACGAATTATTTAAAAATACCCTTTTATTCGGAATTTGAAATTCGAAATGAAATACAGAAAAAATTAGAAAAAGAGGTCGTATCTGATAATGAAACTAAATCAATTGAAATTAATGTTAACGAATTAATGCGTTTTATGAAATTTAATGTAAATAATGATCGTAAAAATGTTAAATCGGATATTGAATTAATTACAGGGTTTGATGTGAATTCCAAAAATGCAAAAGCGGCAGATTATTATACATTGCGCCAAGATACACATAATCCATATGAGTCATTAAATAAACAATTAAAAGCAAACCAAACAGCATTGTGGATTATAACTATATTAATCATTTATCAAATTTACCATACTTTATATCAATACCAAGAAAAACGTCACATACTAATTTATGGATTAATTATCAGTTTAATGATATTAATAGTTATTTTAATGCTTGTACGTTCTTCGTTGTAAAACTTTCTAAAGTTAGTTTAGAGTTTAGTAGGTAATGGATACTTCTAATGAAGATAAATTACGTCTAATTTTTGCGTTTATTGTAATTATATTATTTATTGTAGTCGCAATTTCGTGGATTATAATGATCGTAAATTCTTTTAAATTACATACAGCATATAAGGCAGGAAAGGCAGGTGAAAATATATGTGGAGAATTTTATTTAGAAGGTGAATCAGCACGTGCGAAAATATATGAAACTTATATTGGAAATAATAAAGATGGTGTTGAAAATCAATTAAAAAATATTTTTAACTTATTCTTTTGGTTACTTACCGTACTAATGATATTAATTATACTATTTGTTGCGATGGTTAATAAGACTATATATAATAATATTAGCGGTGTTACGTTAACACTTGGTTATGGATTAATGATAGGCGGATTAATAACATTAATAACATTATGGTTAACTTTTTATTATAAAAATGATGAATCAAATACGATTAATCCATTTTCAGGAGTATTGTTTCGTGTAGGAGAAAAACTAAATGATGATATTAAAAGTAATTTATTAAAAAGACAGATTGGAATGTTAATCGGAATCGCAACAACGATCGTAATATTACAATATTATATTAGTAATTATACATCCAATGAATATTATAAAACAGTTATGAGTTCTGTGTGGACAATATTCATAGTTACTAGTTTATTTATTATTTATATTACAAATACAGTATATGAATTAAATGTAAATATTAACGGTTATTATGGAGGTAAAATAAATACAAATGATAAAACTGGGTTAAATTATTCAATTAGAGAAAATTTAACAAATACATTATTTTCAAATAATTTAAGAAATAATATAAAAGCACTTGATAATTTATCGGAAACTCCATCAACCCTTACAAAAGAAGAAACAAATCCTTATTATAACAAGCTTTATCGTTATGTATTAAATGGTGTAAATATGGCTGAAATAAGAAATATCGTTATCCCAGAAGAGCTTTATGAGATTATTAATCCTATTTATTTGACGGGGGAAAACATTATTACATTAAAATACGATTTCTTACGTTTTTATAATAGTTTACCAAGTACAAGAAAAACAAATTTTGATAATTACGTTAAAATTTATTTAAAAGATGAATTTAAAAAAGCATCTATATTTGATAATTCTTTTAATTGTGATACATTAGCATTATGTGGCTCAGGAGGAGGATCTTTATGTGTAAATGGGGTTAATTGCAATAAAGTAAAATCACTTGTTGAAAGATTTATATTACAAAATGATAGTTATAAATTAAATAATACTATTCCAATTGAAATACGATCTCTATTACAAGATTTGAGAAAAGATACTATTATGGAGGATACTGTTGTTAAATATTTCAATAGTATGAATCAATTATCAATTGTACTATTTATCATTATTGGTTATTTATTATTTCATAAAATGTATCAAGCAAATCGGGAAAAATTTACAGGTATTGTTTCAATTATAATGATTTGTTTATTACTTGTCATTGGAGCGATAGGTTGGTTCTTTAAAGATTTATGGCTATAAAAAAATCTATACGAAAAGATAAGGGAGACGATGAGTCTATTTACTGATTTTTTAAAAGATATTCGACTTAAATTAAATGATTTAACGTCTATTGGATTACCAAAATCAAGTAGTTCAGCAAGCGATTTTTTTGTTGATTTATATGATAAATATCCGGAACGTTATAATTTTTACATTCAACTACTTGAAAGTATTACGTCATCCAATCCAGAAATTGTTGAAACATTACTTTCAAAAGAAAATATTGAACGTTTAAAGAATGATAAAACTAAGAAATCAATGCGTGATATTGAGAGCTATTTTCTTCGTCATCGCTTTGAAATTAATGATTTACAAAATACTATAAAAGGCAATACAATTGAACCCGTATACGCAAGTATTCCATTAAATCAATTAATTGAAGCAAAGAAAGCATTTTCTACAGGGAAGAAAGCCACTTTAAAACTATCAAACACTAACGATATTGATTTAAATGATATTTCAAATATAACTTCTGAAAATAAAGGTTTATTAACAACTTATTTAACAACACCTAAAACTGATCCTAAGTTTCAAAATCCAGCTGAAATTAACGTTAAAGATGCGCTAGATTCAATCATTGAACGTAAAAAGATGTTAATTGAATTAAAAAATTTAAATGCTAAGATGCGCGAAAATCCTTATGATAACGCGAAACAAATATATTTAAATAAAAATGATACTGCCCCCAAAACAAATCCTCTAGATACTGTTATTGAAGGTGGTGCCACTTCTGAAGAAGAGAAAACAAACTTAGATAATTCTTTGAAAAAACGTATTTTTGGAACGACTACACCTGCAGCTATTTCTCAAGATGGTAAAATTGATGAAAGTTTAATAACAAATGAAGAAATAGAACGCTACAAGAAAGATCCTATATTTTCACCTGAAATTGAGAAAGTAACTATGACTGACAGAGTAATATTTATAGTGGCAACCTATATTATCCGCGCAATTTCAATGTTTATGCTGGAATGGGCAGTTCATACCAATTTTGTGAATACATTCGTAAAGGGATTTTCATTGTATTTTGGTGTGTACATATGTATCTTTTTATTATTATATATTTTAACCAATGCGAAAGAAGACGATGAAATATTCCGTATGATATTTTATTATATTTATACAAAATCGGAAGATGGACAAGGTGTTGTAAGAATATTGTTACATTTATTATGTATTTTAATGTTAATTCCAATTCCGTTTGTTGTGCGGGAATATAGAGAGTTTGAAAAAGACAGTATGACTTTTGTAGAAAAAAGAACGATATTGAACGGTGTTAGTCGTTTTACAATGTATGTATGGATTTTAACATCCATTGTCGCTCTAAAAGTCTAAAAAATTTTATTTTTATTCAGTAAGTGTAATAAACCATATGGGCGAATCAACAACAACAACAAATTTTGATAAGGATTTGTTATTGAGTGACACAAATAATATATTTATTAAAGATTTTGGGCGTCAAGATGCTGATAATTCTAATATACAACAATTTATTGATGTTATAAATACACAACTTAAACCTGATGATAACTTTATTATTAATCCTGAAATTGCGATTAAAGATTTAAAATCAACATATGATTTATATAATAAAATTTATAACAAAAATCAAAAACAAGATACAAAGGATTATATCGAATTTAAAATAAAGCATACAAAATTAGCAGATATTAATTATAAACGTTATAAAAAAGCTCTTGAAATTTTACAAGAGCAACGTAGTATTCAAAATAAGCCATTGTTACCTTTAGATATTACAGTTATTACAAAAGAGGTATATAATAATGATATTATGAATATTGTTAGTGATGTTGATGCTTTAAAAAAAAAATGGGCTGACATTATTACAACAGGTAAAGGAGGTATAACTAAAAAGAAAGAGGCTATAACTAAATTAATATCAAAATGGTATCCAGAAAGAGTTAAATATTTACAAATGTTATCAAATGTTATGCCAGGTGAAAATATGTCATTATTAGAAAAATTAAAGGAAGCAGCTGAAACTAAAAATATTGATACAAATGAAAAAACAAAAGAAATGAAACGTTTAATTTATGGTTTTTATTTACTATTATCATCTGACAAAAATTCTACTAGAGTTGATAAACAATTAAATAATATACTCACAAATGTTGGCTTAACCTATAAAGGTGGTGCTGATGATAATAATGTATGGAAATATTATTCAGATTTAAAAAGTTTAGAGGAATTTTTAAACAAACAATTAAATAATAGTGAAACTGATGCTACACAATCAGGTAAATCTAGTTGGTTTTCTAATATGGCTATGAGGTTAAGAAAATCTTCTAAAGTAGCCCCAGAATCAGATGGATCCCAAATAACAGCAGATGGTATAACCGCGAATGGTACAACATCTGATTTATCACAATTAAATTCGGTTGTAAATAATTTAGTTCAGTTAACTGATGCTAATTTACAAGCAATAAATAATTTAGAACCAAATGATGAAAATAAACAACAATTAGCAATATATTTAACATTACAAGAATTAATAAACACTTTAATTGGTATCATTCAAAACATAGTTAATGTTAAAGAAACAATTGAAGAAACGATTGGAGAATCAAATGAAGAATTAAACACCGCACTAACATCTATAATTCAAGAATTAATTACACAAATTAGTGAAAAAGCGAATCCAGTTTCTTCATCAAATCTTGAAGATGCTGTTACAGCTGTTAAAGAAGCCCCTGGATTTAATAAATTAATTGAAGGAGATATCAATAAAACAATTGGTGCGTTAATAGAGACACTTCCAGAAACTTTAAAAGCACCTGAAATACCAGAACCAGAAGATGTAGCAGCAGAACAATTAAAAGCACAACAAGTGCGAGAGGCTTTCGATGAGATTAAAAAAGCTGATCAAACATTATTAGATCAAAAAATAGCGGATAGAATAGCCGCAGCAAAACAAAAAATTCAAGAAGATGCGGATAAAGCAGCCGCCGCTCTACAAACGAATGTGGAACCAGAAATAACAGCACCTGTAGAACCACCTGTCGCACTACAAACAGAGGCAGAACCAGTACAATCCGAAATAACAGCACCTGTAGAACCACCTGTCGCACTACAAACAGAGGCAGAACCAGTACAATCCGAAATAACAGCACCTGAAGAACCACCTGCCGCACTACAAACAGAGGCAGTACCAGTACAATCAGAAATAACAGCACCTGAAGAACCACCTGCCGCACTACAAACAGAGGCAGAACCAGTACAATCCGAAATAACAGCACCTGAAGAACCACCTGCCGCACTACAAACAGAGGCAGTACCAGTACAATCAGA